TGAGCCTGCAGCAGGTTTTTCACTCTTAGTCTTTTTATTGAAGTTAATTCTATAGTTTTTCCTAGGTCTCTTAGTAGAAGTAGTACCCTGGATTCTTATAGCAGCTTCAGTGTGAGTAAAGTTAAATGCATTACCCTTAGTTGCTGTAGTAGCATAACCTAGGTTAACGTCATTCTCAGGAGCAAAGTAATCTACTCTAAATGGGCCATAATAAGATTTCTTATCAGAAGACTTATTAAGGTCTTGCAATGTAACCCTAGAAGTTTGAGCATCTGATGGAGATATAATCATAACTCCTTTACCCATTGCTCTTATCTTCTGAGGAGATACATAGTCATTGTCAGTAGAATCTTGACTAAGAACATTATTCTTATTATAAAGCTCTTCAATGGCTGTAGAAGATTCCTAGTCTATGATATGCTCATCAACACATTGGTCAATGGTTAAAGGCTCATCATAGTACTTAATAGATTTAATATATACGTCAGCGTATGTTGAATCTATAGTAATAGGTATCTTATTAAGATTAATGAATGATGAAGGAACAGGCGCTATAAATGATAGAATACCATCCAAGTATCCATAGCAAAGACCATTTGTACTACCTACTGAAGGAGCATTTGGGTCAATAACAAATGTATACTTGTAATAGGTGTCCTGAGCATATTGTGAACCAACTCTAGTTACAATAGATTGAGTTACTGAGCCATCATCATCTTTATAGTCAGTTACCTCACCAGTGTTAACTCCTACATAGCTAGTAGTAATCTTAAGACCAGTGTCTCTATTATCATTGTTCTACCAATAGCAAGAGATAATGTCATTCTCTTCAAGAGTAGCATTACTACATTTAAATAGGATTTCAAATGTACAACCATCCCTAGTTACAGGATAATTATTAACTGACTAGAATAGTGGGAAATTAATAATAGCCTTAGCACCATTTTGCAATAGTAAAGCATTATCTACCCAACCATTAGATTGCCAGTTTAATCCCTCAAACTCTGTAGTAGTATCACCATAACTCCATACTGCAGGATTTACTTCCTCATTGCTCCTACCATCAGCATCTAGGTTTAGTTCTAGACTTTCTGTAGGTAATTCAATATTAATGTCACTAGCTAAAGGAGTAATATAGATTGCTCTTATAGTGTCACCAGCATTGAATGTAACCTTCAATTTATTAGAAGACTTAATAGTTTTACTATAAGTGTATATCTTCCTATTTAAAGTCTAACTAGAAGGTGATGATACAACTGCATTACCATCAGAGTTAAGTTCATCAGTAGTTATAACTGCTGAAACTGATGAGTCATTTGCATTATAAGCATAGTAGTTAAACTTAAATGTACTAAACTTATAAGCTGAGAATGTAGGAATATTATAAGAGTATTCATCCTAAATAGAACCAGTAGTATCTTCTACAAGTAATGCTATTACTGTATTAGATGTAGAGGTAAATAAGTCAAAGTAATATGAAGAACTCCTTACTACTGTATCTCCAGAAGTAGTTTCAGCTACCAACTAGAAATTAGTTGTACCACTAGTTAATGATTGCTGGAACACTCCAGAAGATGATGAACTAGTTATACCTTCAACTTTATCTACTTCCTTACCATTCTTATAAAGGTAAACAGTCTTACTACCATTACCTTTAACACTATAAGGAATATTAACTAAGCTACTATTACTAGCATTAATTAGATTAATAGAAGTGTTTAAAGTAAGTGATAATACTGTAAGATTAACACTACCATACTTAGTAATAACCTTAGTTTGGTTTACACCTTCCTCATCAACATAGCTATAAGTATGTGATACTTCTAGTGATATTACAATGTTAGATGAGCCAGTTATATTCTAAGATATAATAGAGGTCAAATCTACAGATTGACTAGTATTACCTACAGCTTGAGTAGACTAGACAGTTCCCAGCGAAGCTGTATAAAAAGCTACTGAAGAACCTTGTCTAGCTATGCTTAAGTTAACACTAGCAAAACTATTAGGTATAAGCTCATTTTGATAATCTGCTACTGTAAAACCATAAGACAGTGAAACCTATCCTCCTAGGTTAATAGCTGCACTAGACAGCTATGCAGCTACAGTTACAAATCTATCATTAGCATCAGCCTTACCAATATTAATATCAGAGGTAACTGTATTACCTGCTGAATTTAGCTGAGTTATAGTTAAAGCCTCACTGTTACCCTCAATGCCTGTAACTATTTTACCATTACCATTCTAGAATAACCTAGTAGTTAATTGGTCACTAATTACAGTCTCAGCATCAGTCTAAGAGAGCTTATCTTGTAACTCATCTTTAATAAACTTCTGAACAGCTTCTCCACTATAGGGTAATCCAGTAGATACATCATTACCCCAGTCTTGAGAATAGTCTGTTATAGAATTTGTACTAACTTTTGCCATATATAATTATATAAGTTTAATTTTTCCAACCTTCGGTATTAGACCATGGGGAGTCATTTTTCCAATACCCAGCACCAAAGCAGCTCTTGATAGCTTCCCAAACAAGCTATATACCCTAATATATTTGGGTAATAGCTTTACTCCCAAGGAAGCTAGTTTCAAGTTCTTTTTTACCTATAAATAGCATAATCAATCATTTTCTACACAAAGGTATAGAGTATTATCATCTTTATCTTCTAAAGCTTCGTACTCTGCCTCTGTCAATGTAACAATAGTTTTACCATTTATTTGTGAGTTAAGCTACTTTGATAGAGTGTCTGCATTGTTAGCAGTAGTCTTAATTTCATTAATATTATCTAGAGCCAAGTTCAATCTAGCTGTAGCAGTATTAGCATTATCAGTAGCTGTCTTAGCATCTTCAGTTGCACTCTTAGCTTCCCCTGCAGCATCATTAGCTTCCTAGCTATATTTCTTAGCAGATTCAGCTGCTTCCTTTGCAGTACTAGCAGCTTCAACAGCAGGCTAAGATATTAATGAAATAGGAACCTTTACTAGTTCACTAGTATTAGTTTTATATGAGGGGAGGGAGTCTACGTTATCTAGAGAGCTCACCTCTGCTAACTCATCAATACTAGTTGACTAAGTTGTAATCTCATTGATTACATCTTGTATTAGTTCTTGCCTTTCATCTGTAGTCATAATTACTAAATCTATTCTTTATATTTCTTAGCTATTTCTATGAGAACATCACTATATTCAAATAACTCTTGATACTTCTTTTCAAAGGACTTAACTTCATTTACCTTAATAACCATTGATTGTAGTTTAATTTCACCACTATAGTCTAAGGTAAAATCACCAGTACCATTCCACAAGAAAGAAGATTTAAATGTATGATAATTTTCATCAGCTTCCAGTGCCTACTCTACTTTATAAATAGGTTTAGAATCATAGCCTTCATCAGACTCATTATCTATAGAAACTTTTAAATTACCATCAGTTATAGCCTTATAACTAAAGATTAATGTTACATAGTAAGGCTTAGGCAATTCATCTAAATCAGTAGTAATTTTTCTTAGATTTTCATTCTTCTAAGTAATATAACCATTAACTAATTTAAGTAGAATTTGACCATCTTCAACTGTAACATAAGCACCTGTTTTCTTAGTAGTCAACAGGGTCTTATTAGTCATTACAAAGTTGCCTTTAGCCTTAAAATATTTAGCACTATTCTTAGTTAACCAACAGTCCATACTATCAATAAAGTATGGGTTATTAAGTAGATTCTCATAGCCAAATTCCTATCTAACACTAGCTAAACCAGTATTAATAGTAGCAGCATTTACTGTCACTAATGAGGCTAAATCCCTACCTTGATTATCTATGAATGTGCCTTTAAAGTAAACATTTTCACCAAAAGCACTCCAAGTATTAGTAGAACTTTGTCCTAGTCTAAAGGTGTAATTTGTATTAATATTATCTAGGCTTACATTTACAAATTGAGTTAATACCATAACTCCATTGTATTTGTGAAGCATTAATACTTTTTGCCTTAGTCTATCTTCAGTACTACCTACAAGGTATACTGTGTCGTACTTATTAGGGTGAACAGCATCTCTACTTATATAAGCATAATTATCTTTAACATACTCAACCTTGGCATAAGTTCCATTGAGATTAGAGTCTATGTTAAATCCTATTATATCATTACCTTCAAATATATTATCTTTGAAAGTTATCTTATAATAGTCTTCCTCAGTGGTTACTTCTGTGACTTCAGAGTGAGAATTAAGTATTAATAAATCCTCTACCTAAGGGGGACTAAATACTGTGAACTCATCTCCTCTGTAATCATAGATAGTTTCATTCTCTTCTACATAGACTAACATCCCCTTTCTAAGTTTATCAGGGATTATGCTATCCCTCTCTTCTAGAGTAGAGACTTGCATAAATCCACCCCTTAGATTTAATGAGTCTAGTAAAGCAAAGTTTGAATTACCACTATGTTTAATTTCACTTATAAACTTAGGCATAATTATTTAAATTCAATAGTTAAAGTTCCTAAGCTATTCCACTTAGATATATACTAAGTACCTTCAATAGTAGCTCCCTAGTCATTAATCATAGAAGTAACTTCTTCATCTATATTAAAGCTATCTGTAGAGTCTATACCATTTATATATATTTTTGAATACTCTAGTGACTTAGGTATAAACACTCTTAGATAGTCTTCATCAGGGACATTTATGTCATAGTTACTAGTGGGATTGATTGCCTTTTGGCTATTCTCAGAAGTACTGATGTAAATATACTCAATGAAGTTAATAGAAGTAGTGCTAAAACTAGTATTAGTTCCATCTGAAACTTCTATTATAAATGTAGTATCTTTATCTATACTTTCTGATATATCATAAGACCTCTTAGTAATGTCAATAGACTCACCATTTAATACTTGGGAAAGTAATAATTTCTTATTATAATTCCAAGTGAAATTAAGTTCATCTATCACTGTACCCACTTCATAAGTGCCACTCTATTTTAAATGAAGGTCAACTTCAGGAGTTACATAGATTAGCTTATCTAGGGCTTCTTTAACTGTAGTTATTGAGGTATCCTCAGAGGTAGTATATTCAACCTCTGGGGATTCCATCTTATTAAATCTCTACCAGGTATTATCACCCCAGTATAATAGTTTACCTTTCCAATACCATAAGACTTCATGGTCTAGAGGTTCTTTAGGTGTCTATACTATAGCTCTAAACTTTCTCATTATTTAGTCTTATTTGGTTTATTAATTTGCTTTCTTTTTAATTCAGCATCAGTCTTAGCTTTGTCTTTATCAAACTATAGCCTCTGCTTGTCTAGCTTTAGTCTCTCATCAAACTCTCTTATCTTCTCTAGTAAATTAGCTCTAGACTCTTCAGAGAATTCAGGTTCAGGAGTTTCTTCAGAATTAGCTCCAGCTGATATAGTAGCAACTAATATCTTAGTCTCATTATCTCTAATGTTCATTTGCTCTTTAAGTTGCATCTCAGCTTCTTTCTATTGAGCCTCCATTTGCATCTATTGCTATTGAGCTTCTAATGCTTGTTGTTGAGCCTGCTGCTGTCTTTCAAGAAGCTCCCTTTCATTCTTCTCAACCATCCTTTGTTTTTCAGCGAGAGATGAACTATTATAGAGTTTCATAATAGTAGAGAAGTTCAAAGTCTGATTCTATAAAGCAGCTTGAGCAAGCATATCCATCTTCTGTTGAAGTTCTTGAATAGCATTACTATTATCAACAACTAAGCCATAATCTGCTTCAGCGAATTCATCCCCATCTATATCCATAATCCTCATAGAATTATCAGATAAGATATATTGGAACTTCTTGTTATTGCCTCTTAAAGCTATCTTAGCAGTCTCTAAGAAACACTCTAATGCCCTTCTCTTAACATCTTCATGATGAATGAATAGCCACTCTGTAATATGTGAAGACTGTAAAGTAGCTCTTTCTACACCACCAACAGTTTCTCTATTACTAATCTAACCCTCTCTTTGTTTAGAGATACCTGCTACATCAGACATCTCTGACTTAATGAATTCTAGTAAATTAACATCTTGCTGAATTATATTTCCTAGTTCAGCATCTATTACTCCCCTAGACGCATTATTAAGAGCGCCTGCTATCTTACCAGTAGCAGCTCCAACGTTACCTTCTTTAAAGCTATCAATTACTGCTAGGTTATTAGTTTTAGCATAGTACATCCACTTCTGAATATCCCAACCAGCAGGTACTTTAGATAAGTCTAGCTCTAAGATTTTACCCCAGTTTTTAGCTAGTAACTTATTAAGTCTATCATGAACAGTGTCATATAAATAACTATATGGCTTCATCATGTCTACTAGTGAGAATGGCTTACTATCATTTAGATTATAGATAGAGCCTACTATACCAAAATGACATCTAGAAGGGTTAGCTAGTCTGTTATACTGAACTACTCTAGGTCTCATATTAACATAAATGCTATTACCTATCTTAGTCCCTTCCCAAGCTTCATTAATCCATAGAATCTCTTCTTCTTCTCCTAAGTCCTTATTGATTACATAAGTCTCTGGGTATAGAGTAAATATCTCATCCCCTGTTTCCTAGTCATAGGATTTAACCTTTTTAATCTTTCTCCTAGACTTCCAGTACATCCTAAGAACTTTCAGATTACCAGCTAGGTCATAAGGAAGAAGAGAACTACTAGTAGAATCTGAGAATAAGCCGTTAGCATCAAAATAAAACCCTTCTCCTGAAGGTACTCCATTATCTAAAGTAACTGGGTCTATAAAACCATATCTCTCGTCTATATTATCCATTGAGTCTTTAGCAGGACTATCTAAGCTATTAGGAGCTTTCTCTATATACTCCCTATCCTTAGCTGTTAGTACATCATAGTAAGTATCTATGATTTTACCAGGACTCCAGTAGTCCTCTATTATAACTAAATCAGCATCTTCTATCCTATTGCTAAAGCCTGATTTAAATATTCTAATGTTAAGAGGATTAACCCTCTCAATAACTGGTTCACCACCAACTATATCACATTGATAAATCTCTTCACCAATAGCCATAGCATCCATGAAACCCTAGTTAAAAATATAAGGAATATTTAGTTCTTTAACATAATGATTAAGTAGAGCATTAGCCCTAACTTCCCTCATATCCTACCACTCATATAAGAAGTAGTCATTCATTCTATCTAGTTCAGCTTCAAACTCATCTTCACTCTAAGTTGTATCTTGAATGAGCTATTGCATCCTAGCTAGAATTTCTTTCTTCTTAGCTTCCTCTATCTCTGATATAGCATTAGGATTAGTTACCACTACTCTATAGTCAAATACTCTCTTTGATTCCTCACCTCTGAGTACATTTAATTTAGAGTTCATAATAGGATAGTGCTAAATCTATTCAGGTATAAAATCAGCCTCTAAGTTCTCTGGGTTAAGAACTAATTGTAAGTCCTCCATGTGTAACTTACCGTTAAGTAAGTCATAGTTTATTTTCTTATGAAGAACAGATTTTCTTACTAAACTATGATTGAAGAATGTCTTACCCTAGGCCCAATCTAAGTGCCTTTTTCTCCAGACTTTATTCTTCTTACTAAAAGGAAGCTACTGGGGAGGTAAATTTGTAATATCGTTTCCCATAACTTCAATATAATTTTACTGGGCAAAGTTAGATAAATTATTTCACCTATGCAAGTGAATAAATAATTTACTAATTACCTTAGACTCTTTTTGCTAAATTTACTGTGTCTATCATCATAATTCTTCTTAAAGAATGGGTCATTACCTAGGTAAGAGTTATTATTTCTTTCACTCTTTTCTCTACTTACTTCACCATTATATAGTATTAGCTTATCTTCTCTAAGCAGCATTAACATACCCATAGCCGATATTCTATCAAAGTTGCCCATAGGGTTATAGCCAATTAACTCTTTAATAAGAGCCCTATTCCTTATTGAATATAGATTATAGACCTAAGTCTCAGTAGGCTCACCATCAACTTCAGTAGTAATTGTAACTGGCTTTAATAGCCAAGACCTAAGTAAGTTTTTAGCAAAAGCATTAACAGGAGCAGTAGCAGTAGTACCCTTAGCTGTATTACCATAGCCAGGTCTAGCTAGTTGCTTATCCCTAAGAAACTCCAATACATCTGTTAAATAGTGCAGGCAGTTCATCTTTGAAAAATGGCTAAATAAGCCCTTTTTATTCTGCTCATAGTTTAGCTAGCCATTATAAAATACACACAGCCTTCTACATATTTCAAAGTAATCCTCTGCATACATAGGCCTACCTGTGTATTCTGCTACTATTTTATCAGTCCATAAGTCTAATACAAATATAGAACCTAGAGACATAGTATTAGCTTCATCATTATCATAGGGGTCAGCACCCAAGATATACCTAGAACTAAATGGCTTATTAGTCTTTTTATCTATCTCAGGCATCTAGAATATCTCTATAGAGCCCTCTATCTTATTATCTTTATGAGGGAAGTCCCTTATAGGATTCTTAGAAGTAGGGTTAAACTCTACTGTACCCCCTTTAGTTATTATAAGTTCACCAGTGTATACATCATCAAATTCAGCGGGATTACTATCTATCTAAGCTAACCTCTCTGACAAATCAGTAACTGGGAACATATTAACCCCAGTCTTAACGATAGCTTCTGCTGGAGTTATAGGAACCTCTGCTATAGTTTTAATGATAGTGTTAGAGTCTGTAGAGTTATACTTTACTCTATATCTATTCATGAGTATCTCTAGTAAAGCTTTAATTACATCAGATACACCATCCTAATTATAGCAGCCTTTCCTATTAACATAACCAGGAAAGAAAAATACAAACTCTTTCTAGCCCTAGTTATTCTTATCAAAGACATTAGGTAAGGGGTACATATTATAACCCCTAGGATTATACATGATTTCCTGAGCACCAGCAAAGTCTGACTCATTATCACCAGCAGTACCCTGTAGATACATTAGACCAAATACATAATCACCTTCCTATACTGAGGGAAGCATAACATTGTATAGGTCAATTAACCTAGGGAAAGTACCAAATTCCTCTACACCAATAAAAGCAGCCCTCTTACCTCTAAGTTTAGATTCATCATCCTTTGATGATACCCCTAGAACCTAATTTAAAGTGCCCTTCTCAATGTCTAAATCAGCGTCTTTATAACCCATAGTCCAGGTCATATCCTATATAGCACTCTTTAATCTTTTCCTAGGAAACTAAGTATATTGAGCACAGAAGTTTGCCATAGACACAAACTTATTAAGAACACCGTCCTTGATTAGATATTCTTTCTGATAGGCAGTTGCTAATGAGGTTATACTATTGCTGGCTATTTTATTCTCACCTAATATAAAATTATGAGTTAGTACAGAGGCCATACTATATGACTTTGATTTACCCCTAGCAGCTAACTCAGCACCATGATTACCACCTAAGAATTTATTATATAGACCACCATTTCTAGCCTAATCCATATAATGGAATCTCCAATATATTCCTTCCCAAAACTCAGGGAAGTCTATAACCCTATCAGCCTATTTAGTACCTTTCCTAATCTTAGATTGAATAATAGGACAATAGTTTAAATAGAAATAAAGTAAACCTGGAACCCATTCACCATCTGAAGGTCTAACATAGCCATCCCAACACCTCCTTACTTCTTCTCTAATCCACTTACCAAATTCACTATTAGGATTAGCATTAGGTCTTAGATTAGTGAAACTACCATACTTCTTATAATGAAGAGCGGTAGGTCTAAAGTAATCCATATCCTATAATATGTGAGGATTTGCTAGGTCTACTATAATCCTACCTTTATCATCCTTAGGCCTATCCTTAGCATATTGTCTATCAGGAGAAATTAATCTCCTGATAAACTCAACATTATTTATTGTATCAAACAACTAATCCTAAACTTCTTGAGGAATATCCTTTAGAAGTTCATCAGTTATTGGTGTTTGATATTGGTTCATTATCACCATAACTACCTCCTAATATAAGGTTAAAGTCACTAGTTCTTATACTCCTAAATAGCCTAATAACTAAGTCTTCTTCTATAGACTTAACTACTTTAGCTTCCTCCTCAGGAGATGTAACTCTATCTACTCTAGACACAGTTATATAAGGAGCTTTATATTTAGTTGATTTATCTACATACCATATAGTATATATAAATCTTTTAAATGCATTCATTCTAGTGTTCTCTACAACCTTTTGTAGTACAAATACTGCGTAGGGGTTAGACTCCCTAGTATATAATTCTAGTGCTTCTACAACTGCTCTTATATCCATAATTAAATCTCAAATCCGTCTTCAAATATTGTTTTTTCTCCCTGTCCTCTCATTTTACCTTGATTCCTAATCTCAGCATTAATAGCTCTTTCAGCCTCATCTAGGTTCTTAACTAGTTCAGGTATTTGCTTAATGAGAGCTCCTATTTCTTTTAGTTCTTTAACCTCTAAGCTGTCAAACTCCTAAGCTCTTAGTCTCTTCCTATATTTATCTACCATCCACCTAGTATCTTCTAGTAGTAATGCTGATGCTGGTTTAAAGGAAGCATAGAACTCCATAGCTTCTTTTACTAGCTTATCTGGTTTCCAATCTGCTGGCAATCCCTCTGCCTCTCTGATAGCTTCTGCTCTACTAGTAGCATCAGTTAAATACTGATAGTCACTCCTAGGGTCTTCCATAAAATAAATAAATCCTAGTTCCATTATAGCTCTATCTTTACTCTGAGATTTATCCCTATTCCATATAGACCTAAAAGGCTTTAATGCAAAAGCTTCCTCAGATATAATTACCTTATAAGATTCATATTTAAATAGTTTAATCATATTCCTATAAAATAAAAGGCTGAGAAGTTATCCCAGCCTATATAAGTTATATAATAATGTCTGTATTAGGAGTAATTATCTAAGAAGGCACTGGGTCTGGTACTTCCTCATATTCCTCAATTACATACCTAATATCTTGGTCATGCAGTAACAAGCATTGCTTACCATCAATTTCAACTACATTGAAATTATAACCTACTACTGGATTATCTGTAGCTAGGTCTTTTAAGCTATTTTTATCATGCTTGTATTGAGCATACCTAATAGGGTTAATACAGACTACATCACCAGGGTTAATGTCCCTAACTGAGTTACCAACAGCTATTACTGTTTGGTATTCTTTTAAAGCTCCTTTCTGTTTCCTAGTATCAATAATACCAGCGGCGGTAGTAGTATCATCTTCATAAGTATTCATTGTAGTTACGATGTTAGTAAACATCGGTCTAAGTTTTCTTATTACAATCATTGTTTCTAATCTATTGTAAATAACTAAATCTTCTCTTTACACCTTGTACTCTATCATAACTAGAGTAAAGCTTACCTAAACTAGGTATATTAAAACTAGCTCTTAATTTAGAGAAATCCTCTTCAGTTAAATCTTCTTTAAGAGGAAGAGTCTAAATAGCTTGTCTAATAACTAGCCAATAGGCTTTATATACACTCTCCACTAATTCAGATGGAATGTTTAGTTCATGAGATGCTTTCTCAATGGCTATATCTAAGGAAGTTTTCATTTAAATTCAAATAGTAATAATAATTGAAAATTGCCATCTTCCTCAACTATCTCAGGAACAAACTTAGGGTTTATTCTACCATCAGTTATTATCTTATTCTTCTTTAGTTTACCCATTATAACTTGAAAATGAGGTATAGATAATTGACATTCCTCCCTTACTTTCTTCCTAGTATCATCACTCATTACAACCTTATCAAGTATACTTTCATCAGTAATAACCTTACTAAGATTATATCTTTGTTTTACTAGTGCAGTTGCTACATCAATTTCTCTCTCAGTTAAATGGTGAAAAGGCCTTAGAAAGTCAAACCAATATCTAAAGAATTCATCTAAAGTAGTGGGGATTCTAATTGCGCTATTAACCTTCCCCTTCATAGTTGTTATTCTCCCTCTCCTTCTTCATTCAGAGTTAAGTGCCCTTCAATTTCTTTAGCACACTTAGTTACAAACTCTGAGTTAGTAAAGGCATCTTTTGTTTCTAGTACTTTAAAAAGATAATCAAGCCTCTTAAAAAGATTACCTAAATTAACTTGTTGAAGTTGTGCAATTAGTTGAGTGTTCATGCTCTTAATACCAGCTAACTCTCTTTCTAGTTGCTCATAACTTGGTTTCTCTGTTGTTGCAGTACTCTTCTCTTCCATTGTCAAAATTTTTTATCTAAAAGTTCAAAACCATATCTTTGTTTATACATCTATTTCCATGTATAGATGTCAGTGGTTTCTATGTTAGTTGAACCACAATCAGCACAGTATTCTAAGTCAGATAGCTTGGACTCATTCATAACTTTTAATGATAAGCAGTGTTTACAGTAAAATACTGGCTCTGCATTATAATTATCCTAGCTGTTTGAGTCTTGCATAAATATATCTTTTTCTCTGATTTAAATTCCTACCTGGAGTAGGTTTCCTGTTATTGTAAGGTCTCCTAGGATAAGGTTCTCCTAGAGGTGAACAATGACCCCTCCTAATAGCTCTTCTCACTGATTTGAATTTATTAACAGCAGTGAATATTTTAAGTGAACCTGCGTTAATATATTCTTTGAATTCCTCTTCAGTCATTACTGGTCTTTCAATTTTCTCCATAATAAATAAGTATAAATTCGTGACCTTCTTTAGTGAGAGTTACTATATCATCTCTTTTAATGTCAAGTTCCCTAGCTATATTAACAATAGCCCTAATAGTAGGAGCTGTTACAGCTGTAATTATCTTGCCACTTTTAATTGTACTTTCTCCCATATAAATAAAGTTTTAATAGTGACGGAGGTGGGTAACGCTCCCACAAAGTCTGGCTTATGAGACCAGATGGCGGACTTCCGCTCTCCGCAAATTGAGCAGGTAATGGGGCTTGAACCCACAACTTTCAGTTTGGAAGACTGACACTCTAACCAATTGAGCTACACCTGCATTAGAGCCTCCTAGAGGACTCGAACCCCTAACACTCTGACTACAAAACAGAAGTTCTACCAGTTGAACTAAGGAGGCATATAGTGTTATTTCCTAACACTAATTTCATTTACCTAATCATAAAAGTCAATCACCCATTGCTCATTAGACAACTCAAGGGTAGTAACATAAGTGTCTATTTTATTTAGTGCCATCAGGGTTTTCTTCATCAATTTCTTGATTAAAGATATTAACCATTTCATTAGTATATCTTCTAACTTCTTCATGCTTTGAATTATATTTTAAGTGCTGTTGCCTCAGTAGGACTCGAACCCACACTAACTCCTTCAAAGGGAAAACGGATTTAGAGTCCGCTGTGCTACCATTACACCATGAGGCAGTGTTTTATTTTCACATTGCAAAGATAAGAAAAATAATTTAAACTACCAAATAATTTGGCAAAAACTTTTAGAAAAAGTGTAAATAAAGTGGAGATAGGATAGTATATAAAGTTTTAATATACCAAGGTGAGCCTATGTTTAAATCAACTGAACAAGTCCTAGACTTATATATCCCTAGAGAATAACATAAATTATGAACTCTCCACTCATTTATCATACTAAATAAAGACCTATCTTGAACTGCATATTTATACTCACTAGTAGATATTTCATCTCTCACTAGTAGTAAAAAAGCTTTCATGTCTGAAATACTCTTTAGTCTCCAAGATGCTTCTATGTTAGTATTACTAGATGATAATACTACCTTTACTATGTAGTTATTGTAATTTATTGTTAGCTTTCTTTCCATGTACCCAAGGTGAGACTCGAACTCACACTCTACTATTACTTCGACATAGCTTCTAAGACTATTGTGTCTGCCATTCCACCACTTGGGCATATAGTGGAGATTGTGGGTATCGAACCTCACATCTAAGGATTTTCAGTCCCCCGCATAGACCATCTTTGCTAAATCTCCATGTTAGTTTATTCAGGTCTCATCCTCTGTCACCACTCATAAACTAAGAGCAAAAACTTGTTGAAGTGGGAATAGCTGGAGTTGAACCAACTTAGCCTTTGGCAACGGTTTTACAGACCGCACTAATTCACCGCATTAAAGTATTCCCTTAGTCTTCCCACTGGGATTTGAACCCAGAACCTTTTGATTAAGAGTCAAAAGCTCTACCAATTAAGCTATAGGAAGATGTGTAGCCTTATAGCTGTTTTAGAGAGTTTATTCCTAGGAAATGGCTACCAGCTCCTCTTATATATACTATTTTATGACGAATACAATTTAAGAGGGAATTATCTCAAAGGAATCATTCCCGAAGGGCAGTAGTATAAACTTGCTGACCTAGTAAAATACCAAGTAGCTGCCCTCTTAACTAAGTTTAAAGCTTTCTTCATAATTAAAGATTTTATAGTTAAACATGCTACTTAGAGACTCCTGTGGGAGTCGAACCCACGCTCATAGTTTTGCAGACTATTGCCTTACCAGCTTGGCTAAGGAATCATAAACTATCCTAGAGTTTGATATACAGGGACTCTAGGTAAGCTCGAGCGTACTGTGGATAGGACTTGAACCTATAACCTCTTGTGTATAAGACAACCGCACTAACCATTGTGCTACCACAGTGAAATTATTGTAGGCATAAGTAGAATCGAACTACTATTACAAGAATATCAGTCTTGCTTCCTAACCATTAGAAGATATGCCTATGTAGCAAAGGTGGAGGGAATCGAACCCCCATTGCTAGTTTTGGAGACTAGAGTAATACCATTATACCACACCAATACTTACAGCAATTATAACCTATGATTCATATATTCTTCACTTTCCATTAAAGCTCTGATTTGTCTTTCTAGAGAACACCCAGGCTCATACATATCTAATATAAGAGGGTAAGGGTAAGGATTTTCTATACCAACATAAGTATTCTTAGGTTTAGTATCTACCTCCGCTAGAGTCTTTAACCAAGCTAAATAGTCAGAGTAACTCTGTTGTTTATATTCCATAATAAATTTAAAAGTGCTGCCATCATCAGCCTCGGCAGCTAAGGTAGGTTCTACGACACCTAAAAGACGTTCACTACATATTGTATATATAGTTCTTCCAGTTACGTTGAGTCTTACACTAGTACTATTCTCTTTATTATTGCTCCCCCTATAGGGCTCGAACCTATGACCATCACATTAACAGTGTGCCGCTCTACCAACTGAGCTAAGAAGGAATATTTAGTGGACTAACAGGGGCTCGAACCCTGAATTATAGTTCGCAAAACTATTGTTATACCAGTTTAACTAAAAGCCCATAGTATGGTAGAGAAGACTCGAACTTCCAACCTCTTGGTCCCAAACCAAGAGCACTGCCTATTGTGCTACTACCATAAGTAGAGGAGAGCATTAGACTCGAACTAAAGCCACTTTTACATGACCACTTTGCTTAGCAGGCAAGCCCTACTCCTAGTAGGTTTACTCTCCATAAATTTTAGAGGAGGATGTCAGACTCGAACTGACACATCGCTTTTACACGATTACTAGCAGTTTTCAAGACTGCTGCCTTACCAATTAGGCTTAATCCTCCATAAAGGAGCCCACTTACACCTTCACAGGCTGAGTGGGATAATGATTTAATCTTTGTATCTTTACATCGTAACAACAAATCACCACAACAAAATGTCTTATAGTGTCTTATAAGTACTCCCTGAAAGAATCGAACTTTCATCAATAGCTTAGAAGGCTATGGCTTTATCCATTAAGCTAAGGAAGCATTGTGTTTTGAATTACAGTGCAAAGTTAAGTAAAATTTTTGACATATGCAAATTTTTACTGAATTATTTTCAATTATTTGATAACTTTCTAATCAATTAAGGATTTAAGACACCTAGCTACCCACTCTACCATAGGCTCATCTGATGATGCATTATGGTATTGACCTTCCCTTAATATAGCATGAATTAGCTCATGCAATAAAGTTATTTTATATTCACTAGTGTCCATAGGCTATCCTTTAGAATCATATTTAGATAACCAAACCTAGTTAGTTACAGTGTTAGTCATACCAGCAATAAAAACATCTTTCTCATCTGTTTCTATCTTATCTACCTATTCTAAGGTGTATTTAGTACCAAATAAATCAAATTCTTTAACCTTTAATTTTCTCATAGTTATCCTCATTCCTAGTTAACTTAACCTCAATTTAAAAGTTATCATTTATAAAGAGACCTGCCCCAATAGCCAGTGAAGGAGCTCGGCACAAAATTAATAATAGCATTGAGGGCGTTTATATATTATTAGTTTTCCTCTTAGTTATCCCTAGCTCCAATTACCTCTGCCCTACTAATGGTATCCTTTACTTTCCCATGTTGGCTTGGAGACCTCTCAACTATATTAATTTCTTCTCTTTTTACAATGAGGTTATGTCTTCTAGTACTTATATGTCCTAGTGATTGCAAAGGTAAGAAAAAAAATTGACATATGCAAATCTTTTAACAATTTTTATGATTTGTCTAACAAAATAATTTTTTTAATTTTTCTGAAAAATTTTTTGGAATTTTTTTTGATTTTACTTGTAAGAGGGAGATATAATATAAACACCACTCCACCATTCCTTTGACAATTGGGGATAGTCCCCCTCCTTATTACTAACTCATTAAATATTACCACTATGTCACAAGAACAAGGCAAAGCTGCTTGGATGACACTCTCTAAGCAAGACCAAGACTACCTAGTAAGTCACCTAGAATCAGACAAAGTATCTGACCACATTGACCTCATCAAGGCACTAGACTGCTATGACCCAATGACTAAAGTAGCCTATGAATGGCTAGAAGCCAACAGACCAGACTTACTAGCTAAGCTACTAGAACTAGACGACATCTATGGCTAAAAGGCAACAGCTCAGTAGGAGAAATCCTACTGGGTTGTATTCCTAATCTAAATATAACTTAATATATATTTTGATTGTTTAATTAAATATATAATGTATTATGAATGAAGCAAGTAAAGAACACCTAGAAATTATAAGCTTAGCTACTAAGTATTATGGCTTAGAACATATGCCTTTTGAAGAAGGCTTAAAGGTAATTGAGCAGCACCTTGATTTAAGTGAGCCAAAGAAGGCATTGAATGAATTGCAACTATTAGTTGCAACCTTTGGCACTAAGGAAATTGAGGATAGTTATAATGCCTATTGTGATGAGCATAGGCGTGAATAACTAAAGAATTAAGCTTGGTGTAGCATAGCTACACTGAGCTTAATCACCTAGTAATAAATCTAAATAGAACTTATTCTAACTCTTGATATGACTAAAACCATTATTATTTGCGCATTGCTTGCTATAGTAGGCTTTGGTGCAGGCTATCTCACTTGCCAAAAAGTGAATGTAGATATTCAGTTAATTGATGCTCAGAATGCAGCTCTAGAGAAAGCTGAGATTGTTATGGATAACAATGACCTCTGGGATATTGATGGCTCTGATGACATGGCTGAATATATGGAGTTAACTGCTGAGGTAGACTCTATCTGGAAAACAAAGTAATATATACACTAGTGAGAAATCACTAGTGTATTAACATTTTAAATATTAAATCAATGGACATTGACAGTGAGTTAATCAAGGGAATAATTTATTATATTAAACGTATTCCTGCATGGGAGAATGATGACATCATCATAGTAAGTGTTGAACCTAGAGTAAAGGGTTTATATGTAATTTATAGACCAGTTAGAAGACAACAAGGGTTTGGCAAGTTAATCAGTTATAAAGAATTAGCTGAGTGGTAATAAGGTTAGCCCTAGGCACTATTTTATAATGGTGTCTAGGGATTAATTAAAATCACTGTAGTAAATCTAAACATCACAATTGCATTTGGTTATTAATTCAGTGGGGGGTTAGGCTTAGCTGTAGTTATTATATGTGTACTAGTGAGGATTAAACTGGATTTAAAGGTTAATTTAATTGGTAATAAATCTAAACATAACTTTACCTATTCTTTGATGAAATCAAGGGTTCTAAGCTATTATAAAGGTTAGAACTATGTGGGTTTATTAAGTTAATAATGTTTGGAGTAAATCTAAACAGAACTTTTCCTATTCCTTGATATAAACAATTAATTTTGTGTTAAGAGGTCAGGTCTCTGAAACACTTTATTAGTAATGCCTGCGGTTAGGTGTGTCTGTTAACACACTAGTAGCTCTGGGATGAGTTAAATAAAATGGCTGAACAAAATATCGCCGAACTCCGTGGTATCCAAAACTCTTGGTCTCTAATGGCTTTTGCTAGAGCAAAAGGTCTACCACACCCTAACACATCAAAGAACACCTTAACTGGTGAAACTTTCCACAACTTGTGCTTTGTTGACCAAGACAACAACAGAACATTTGTTGCCTTCTCAAGCAAACTTGGTGAGCTTACTCCTGAGGAGATTGTAGCTCGCAAAGATGAATTGCAAGTTGTTAAGTTGAATCCTGACGCTGATGGCAAAGAAGGTGGTTATCTGCTTTGCAAAGCTGGTAATCTCAATCTTGGCGAAGCTATTCAACTGTTCTAAGCTTGAACTAGAACTAACTAACTGAGTTAATTGAGTTAATAGAGAATGAAGGGCTGACTATCAACCCTTCATTCTTTTTTCAACAATTTCTGTCAAGCAAATTATCACAAAATCAATAATACATAGCTATTTATACTGTTATGGACTTTTGGTTTGACCTATATACAGGCATTGTAGCAATAGCTTATATGCTAATAATTGGATTAATTATCAAAGGAATTTCCGAAGATAAGTAAATAAAATATCAAATTCTAACAATATTTACAAGATGAAACACATCAAGAGTACAAACAAACCATTCATAGTTATAGCTATTTTAGCAGCTATGATGTTTATATCTTCTGTATCTTTATTTGCAGAAGTAACAAGAGAAGGTAATACTTTTAAAACAGAACAAACATCTACATCTCAAGGTACTCAAACTAAATATACTTGGGAAGATAAAGAAGGTAATAAATATCCTATCTTTATTACTAAGAGAGGTGCTTGTTATGTGAATAAAGTATCAAAGAAAACAGGTAAAGAATATAAATACTATTTACCTAAAGACATTCAAGAAACTATTAAAAAAGAACTTGGTTATGAATAATTTCTGTGCAGTAGCTACTATAGCTAAAACATTAAATAAAATGCCTGTAGACTACAGAAGCATCACTGGTAAGCACTACCCTACATACTATACAACTATCGAACTTCTATCTAAATTGGTTGATAGACTAGATAATGATGATAGTCTTGATAAAGATATAAGAGACTTAAAATCTGAGAAATCTTGTCTTATAGAATTAGGGTTTTCCAAAATGTGTGTATTCTTTAATAAATATAGCGGAGAAGCTATAGCAATTCTAGGTATATGAAAAGATACAAAGTAATAGACTCTGAGGGCTATGTTCTCAGAGTCTTTAATTCATATAAGTTAGCTATGACATTTAAAATAGCTAATGGTAGAATGGATTGGTCAATAATTTGCAAATAATGAAGCAATTAAATATAAAGCTAATATTGAAGAGTATTCTCTTCTATATTACTATGTTTAGTTATATACTATTCATAATGAGTGTAGACGACTTAAGCTTAAAAAGTCTATTTCTATGCATATTAGGGTTAGCTTTACTAACTTATATATGTCATAAAGTGAAGTTTAGTAATATTGAGTTAGATATAATTTCTGGGAATTCCCTATTTAAGAAATGGGGAATTTGAGGTGAAAGAATATTTATGGTTTGATTATTAACTCAGTCTGTGAAGATAGAGTTATATACCCCTAAAGCATAGAGGCGATGCAATGGATTTTTAATCCATGGAGTAAAGTTCAAGTCTTTATAGGGGTACAATTTGTAATGGTTGTAACGACGTTTAGGCATTTTAGTTAATTGGAATGTTAATATTAGTATTAACCTGTGAAGGCGAAGTACTAACTGGAGATATTAATCATGGCTTAACACAGTGCAAATAGTCAATGAAATATTGGTTAATGTGAGTTCGATTCTCACTATCTCCGCTTAAGCTTATACTATATACAACAGACGATTTTAAGGTAATTGCTTGTGAAAGTATTTGCCTTTATCTTTGAGATTGGTTTTTAGTTAATATAAGAGTACATTAGTTTAATGGTAGAATACAAGTTATTTGTGGTAAGAGTTCGACTCTCTTATGTACTCCTCATGTGGTAATATTATTTAGAAATTGATATTTAATTGGATATACATTGTCTGAGAAGATAGTGTATAAATGCTCTTATAGTTCAACGGATAGAATGTAGATTTCCTAAATCTGAGATGATGGTTCGATTCCATCTAGGAGTACAAGCATATAATTATAGAAATAAGAATTTCAAGAATTTCAATTCTAAAGTCTCGGTATGTGAATATAGAGACTTTTATAAGCATCAGTAGCTCAGTTGGATAGAGCAACAGTCTTCTAAACTGTGGGTCATGAGTTCGAGTCTCATCTGATGTACAATTAACTTTAATAAACAAATCAACACAAGAGCAATGAAATGTATTTTTACAGAACAAGAAGATGCTTTGATTAAGAAAATCCCTGAGAAGCATCTAGGTAATCTCTCTAAAGGCTTTAGAGAGTTAGGCGAACAACTTGGTAGAAGTCCTCAATCTATTTCTAGTAGATATTATTATCTTAAGAAGAAGGACAAAAACCAAGGTAACTATAGTTTTATGGTTATCTCTAACAAGCAATTAATTGGTGATAGGAAAATAGTACGAGAAAATTGTCCTATAAGACCTATTAAATCCAAAAGAACATGGTTGAAAAATATCCTCGATAGATTATTTGGCAAGAAGGATAAGTAGTTTAAATTATGGAAAAAGTAGTAAAGGTAACTTTCCTAACCGAAGAAAGCCGAGTGTAAAGCACTCCCCCGTATAAGTCTTAAGCCGAAATACTGGCCCCTCATTATTTAGAGGCTGGAGGTACAGTAGGAAATAGCAACATTTTTAGGGCTTTGCACTCTCCATAATAATATTAAATTACCAAATACTTATTGTCTAAGAGGTTAGATGAGCTCAGATTATTCTCTAGTATATACTAGGAGTATTTCTGGGCTCTATATTTGGGGTATCATGGTATTGATTGCATATGTATTAGTAGAAGAACATGGGGAGGGCATACTCCTAAAATAGCAAACTAAATTTAAACGCAGACACTTATACTACTGCATATGATATGGCTGCTTAAGCCTATCATCGAGTAGCACTTACTTTGGAACAGAAAGGTGCAAACACAAACTTCTACAATAATATAAGTAGAATAGATTTCTCTGTTAGATTAAATAGAGTGGTGGAAGACTTCTGGTCAACCTTGTGAATAAAACACATTAAAATTGAAAACTATGTATAATTCTTTTATTATGAGTGTGTAAGACGAGGGTTCGACTCCCTCATACTCCACTAAAACTCAATTAACTTAAAACCCAGATTATGGAACAAGAACTTAAAATCCCAGAAGGTTGGGAATTTTCTAGAGTAGAGGGTGATAAGATTATCCTCAAAGAAGGAAGACCTAAGACATGGGAAGACTGTGTTAAAAAAGTAGGCAGTAAAAATCTTGCATATATAAGTAGTGAATCTCAAATCTTAGAGTACAGTCACAAAGAAAGAGGCTTCATTAAAGAAGCCTTTGATAGTAATCTACTTCCTAAAAAGTATGTACAGCCGATGCTAGCTTTAGCAAAGTTGCTAGTATGCTATAAGGCATGGGCTAATACTTATGTACCTGATTGGACTAACCCTACACATGATAAATATGGTGTCTGTGTAATTGAAAATAGGCTAAGGGTAGTTAAAAGTGAATTTACTAGTAAATTATTTACATTCTCCTCTGAGAGCAAATGTAAAGAGTTCCTAGCAGCATTTGAAAGCTTACTTGAACAAGCTAAGCCTTTACTATAAGGTGGATAAGTTATAAGAACAAATTGAATTAGGACTTATAGACAATGAGTAATTCAAGTATAAAACACCTTATGACTACCTCTACAAATAAACCTCAATATTTACTTACTGAGAAAGATGTTAAAGAACTTGATAAGTTAGTAAAACATGGATGGTTTATTAAACTAAAAGCTGGTTATCGTTATGTAAGATTTAAGATTAATCATATTTAAAGATTATGAACATAAAAGAAATAACCCTCCCTGATAGTTGGATAATAGATAAACAAGAAGGTAATAAACTTATCTTGAAAGAAGATTTGACTAAGTTAAACACTTGGGAGAGTTGCTTTGATAAACTTTTTTCAGAACAGGGTTTAAGGGTCATTGACTCTGAAGGATTTTTTGCTCTTCCTCATGTTAAAATGAAACATAAATCTGTTGGGAAGACCATAATTCCAGTAGAGTATACATACTCAATGTTAGCTTTAATGCAGTTATTAGTTTGTTATAAAGCTTGGATTGGTGATTGGAAACCTGATTGGGAGAATGATTGGGAGAGTGACCCATATAAATTTTATATTCGCGCAGATATGTACAGAATAACATTAGGTGCAACTAAAAATGAATGGCACATATTCACTTTTCCAACTGAAGAAATGGCTAACAGATTCTTAGATACATTTAAAGCTTTATTAGAGAAAGCAAAACCGTTATTATAAAAAAATGGAAGAAAGAAATATAAAATTAACTCTTGAGAAGGCTAAAGAGTGGTATAACAGTGATAGTAAAGAACTCAAGGAAGTTGCTTTACAAGCCTTTACAAAAGAAGAGCTCACTAAAGAGCCCTGGGAAAGAATTAAGACCTTTGAAGATGCTTGTAAATCACTGGGAATTGATTCTTCTTCACTAAATCTATTTGGCGGTTTTAGCCAAGATATAAGAGACCATCTTTTAGCTGTATATAAACTTGACACCATTAGGAGAGCTCTTAATGGTGATTGGAGGCCCAAACTAACTGAAGGTAAAGTGTATTACCCTTATGTAGCAATCTACAAGGAATCAGAAGATATTAATCCTAATGGTGCTAGAAGTAGGATTTGCTTTACTACTAACGGTTGTAAAAGGTGGAAGCTCGTTGGTGGTGCCTATAGCTATTGTGACGATGGGGTTGGCAGCTTCGGTGTGGGTTACGGTAGTGTTAGTGCTTATGCTGGCCTCCTCTGTTGTAAATCAATAGAAATTGCTAAGCACATGAGCTTGTATTTCCCTAAAGAAATATTTGAAGCTTGTTACTCTCATCTTGGACTTGTAATCTCGTGGGATAAGCAAGTTATGCTATGATAGTTTGAGTGAAGCATTTTAAGCTTACATTTATGTGAAGCAACGTAGCTCTTTATTAGTATCGTATTAGACTAACTGTAGTCTCTTGCAGGAGCTAAATAGAAGAGAGACAACAAGAGTATAATGCAATGTGGGAGGGGATGCTCTCCCCATTGCTTAACAATTAAATTCTCAAGACATGAAAGTACCATCAATGATTTGGTTAAAGAATGGTAGAGAACTTAGCCAAGTCGAAGACTCAATACAAGTAATTGAGGAACTTCCTAAGAAGATATACACTCTGCAAAAGAAGCCATTATCGGGGGATTTATATTTAGAGGAATTTGCTGATGAGTTTAGTTTTAATTTCAAATTATATGGTATTGAGACTAGATTCATAGAACATGTTCTAAAGACATTTGAATCCACTAACACTAACTTAGGTGTCCTATTAAATGGTGTAAAGGGTACAGGTAAAACTATTACTGCTAAAATATTAGCTAATAAGATGAATTTACCTGTAATCCTAGTGAATGGTTATTACGAAGGATTGGCTGAATTTATAGCTAAAATTGAAAGTGATTGCATTTTATTCTTTGATGAATATGAAAAAAGATTTGACAAAGAGAGGATGACTGACACTGACATTCTAGCTATAATGGACGGTGTCTTCAATAGCCCTCATAGGAGAGTATTCCTATTAACTACCAATAGTCTCTATATTAATGATAATATGATTGGTAGACCATCAAGAATAAGATATAAGAAAACCTTTAGCAATCTTCCTCCTGAAATAGTTAAGGAATACCTAGATGATAATTTGATTAACAAAGAGTATACCCAATCAATTATCTCTTATATTGACACTCTAGCTATCTCTACTATTGATATATTAAAAGCAGTAGTAGATGAATTCAATATCCATAATACTCCTTTGAGTGAATGGAAGAACTTCTTTAACACTGAACCTGCTAGATATACATGGTCTTGTTATGTATACAAGCAAGATAGTGATGAAGAATTCTCTAAAGAAGAATTTAAAGAAAAGCTAAATATGCTAGGAACTCTTTATAAAACAAGTGAAGGTAAAGACGATATTTATGGCTTAGATGACCTTGACTTATGGTGCTCAACAGTGAGAACTAATGAGTCTATCTTTAGTTTAAGAGTAGGTGAAGACTTTGGTCAATATGGCACAATAGTTGAAGTACTCTTAGATGAAGGTATGGTCATTACTACTGATGATTATAACTCTACATACTATGCAAAGATACTTAATCTAGAAACTAAACCATCTCTATATAGAGGAGGTCTAGTATTCTAAAACCTTTTATCGCTAGGCTATCTTACCTCTCTAGGTAGTCTAGCATCGCTTGCCCTCATGATGGAATTGGTAGACATGAGAGACTTAAAATCTCTTGGTCATTGTGACTGTATGGGTTCAAGTCCCATTGGGGGTACTACCTTAGGAATTTAAATCTATGAGTGAAATTAAAGTCAGACTCAGCCTTGATGTACAAGGTGCTCAATTGCTGAGCGAGCAGGAGTGCTCTAAAAACCCAAAAGAAAGTTATAATACTGAAATTATCTCTGTTGAAGCTTCCACAAAGAGTGGAAAGCCTGTTAGAGAGATTCTAACTATTAATACTAGAAAAAATCGAATAATTAAACAATCATTAAACATCTCAAAGGAAGCCTACAACTACTATGTCTCAGACAATGAGCCTCCTACAGAAAGGCTCGCTAAGAGAATCTACTTGAAGAAAGAAGTAGGCAAACAACCAAATGGCAAACCTAACAAAGTAACTGTTGAGACCACTCTGTGGGCTCAATATACTCCTAAGCAAAGGCTTAATTGGCATATGTCAAAAATAGCTGAAAGCTTAGGTGCTATTGGCTATTCCTTTGAAATATTAGATGACTAATATACAGAGGGGTATAGGTAGTTAATTCTACCTATATTCTTTCTGTACTAATAGAGTTAACATGGAAGTTATAATATTCTTTATTCTATTTATAACCCCTATAATCTGGGCTTATAAATTCTATGAACCTAGACTAGATGTGGTGATTAGTCCTAATAACAAGGTAGTTCTTCTGTGGTATAACTCTTGGGATGACTTATACAATTACAAAAGAACGTATAAGAAATTATTTGTCATCAAATAAAGTTAAACCACTTAAATATAAGATTATGAAGACTGCTTACATTCTAGTTGCATGGTTTGTCATAGCTATATTGACTATCAATTTTAGCATAGACTTAATCAATGCTGCAAATACTATTTCTAATATAGTAGGATTATTCTTACTATTAACGGTGATAGTAGTATCAATTAAAACAAATTGCTTTTTACATCTAACAAAATTAATAAAACCAAGAAAATGAAAAAGAAATTTATTATTGGCCTTATAGGTCTTTTTGTTTGCATGGGTGTATGCTCATGTGAAAGGATTGACGCTGGCCATGAAGGAATCAAAGTTAATCTCTATGGAGATGACAAAGGTGTTGGAGAAGTGTCTATGTGCACAGGTATGGTGTGCTATAACCCATTTACAACTGCAATCTATGAGTACCCAACATTCGTACAAACTGTAGACTATGAGCCCTTTACTATCAATGCAAAGGATGGCTCAGAGTTTACTGTAGACCCAACTGTCTCATTGAAGATTGTTGACGGTAAATCACCTGCTGTATTTAAGAAATACAGGAAAGAGCTAAAAGATATTATTAATGGAACTCTATATAATTATGTAAAGAATGCATTTAGGATACAGCTGAATAACTTTACTACTGATTATATTGTAAGTAACAGGGATTCTATTGAAAATGCTATTGAAAAGTATCTAGCGGCTGATTTGCTAAAAGAGAATTTTCAACTTGAGCAACTTACTTCTGGTCTCAAATATCCAGAGACTATTGTCAAGGCTGTAAATGAGAAGAATAGAGCTATTCAAGAGGCCCAAAAAGCTCAGAATGAAGTAGCTGTAGCTGAGGCTCAAGCTAAGAAACTACTAGTAGCAGCTAATGCAGAGGCTGAAGCTAATAGACTTAAGCAACAAGCTCTTACTCCTCAAATCTTAGAGAAAATGTGGATAGAAAAGTGGGATGGTAAGTTGCCAGTCTATGGACAAGTCCCCACATTGTTTAAAGACATTACTAAGTGATAGAAGTATTTTACCTAATAGGCTTAGTCACCCTTTTAATACAGCTATATGTATTAAAACATACTAAGTATGTTTATACATATGGCTCTTTTAAGAAGAGTGATGAGGAGAACTTAAAGCCTATAAGTATCCCAGTATGGCATGTAATAGTAGCAATTCTTATAGTATGTATACCTTACGTTGGTGTTATTCTTGAAAATTTGTTTTTCACTCTACGCTGGGTAATTAAGTATGCTGATATAAAAGATGACTACCGTTCATACTATGTCTATTGGAGACTCAGAGACTCATTTTTAACTAAATCAATTTAATGAAAAAGCTAATCATAGTTCTAAAGACTATAATCCCAATAGGTGCAATGCTATCATTCATAATCTACATGTGCACGTTAGAGAGTAAAAGCAATAATCACACACCTACTGAGGAAATAGCTTTAGATTCTATACCCACTACTCCTAAGTTCTTCTCACAATCTCCTAGTGAAGGCTTATGGGATGCTTTAATTTACTATGAAATTCAACACCCTGAGATAGTATATGCTCAAGCTGTACTAGAAACAGGGCACTTTAAATCAAAGGGTTGTAATGAACATAACAACCTCTTTGGTTTATATAATAGTAAAAAGAAAAGCTATCATAAGTTTAGTCACTGGACAGAAAGTGTGGTAGCTTATAGAGAGTGGATTCAGTATAGGTATAGGTCTCCCACTAACTATTATGAGTTCTTGGAATCTATACATTATGCCGAGGACAAAACATATACAACTAAATTAAAAAAGATTGTAAGTAATGGCAAAGTTAAGCAAGATGCAAGCCCAAGCTGTCATCAATAAGCTAGAAAGAGAGTCTCGAGTACTACGAGAGGCTCTTATCAAAAAGGCTAAGGAGGAATATGTTCTCTCTGGCAAAGCTAAAGAAATAGCTGAGATGATAGAGCGGCGTGATAAACTTAAAGCAGAAGCTGAATCTATTGCTGAGAATATCAGGAAATCTGCTGAGGACTTAGGTGTAACTGGTGTATACCTATATAGTAAATCAGAAGAAATCATTGAGAAACTCATAAATAAAGGGGTAGAAGAAAAATACCCTAAAATAGACTTGGAAGCTGCTCTCGATGAGTTAATTATTAAGTCTGTGGACGATGTAATCGACATAGATGGATTTATTGAACATTATCTTAAACAAATGAGAAATGGGTGATAGAGAAGCTGTAAAGGCTGCCATACTTAATATGCCAAATAATAACCTGCTCATTGAGCTGCCAACTGGGCATGGTAAGACAGCTGTTGCACTTGAGCTATTAAGAGCTAGATTAGCTCCTAATAGTAAAGTATTAGTCGTTGTTCCTAGAATAGTATTGAAAAGAAACTTTATGCAGGAAGTAAAAAGATGGTGGCCAGAATGCCAAATTCAATATACACTGACTACATATAGGTCTTTAGATAAGCACGCTGGAAATTGGGATGCTGTGGTATATGATGAAGCTCATCATTTTACACCTAGATGCCAAGAAGCTGCTAAGAAGATAAATAGTAAAAATTCAATACTTCTTTCTGCTACAGTCTCACAAAGGCTAAAAGAATCACTGAGTAAATTATTCAGTAATCTAGGTCTTTATAAGAGAACTGTAAAGGAGGCTATAGACAATGGAGTTTTACCAGACCCCAAGGTTTATCTGTTACCTCTAGAGCTAGATAATACTCTAGAACTAGAAACTATCATTAAGAACCCTAAGTGTCTACAGGAAGTTCATGTATCTTGGAAAAATAGGTGGCAATACCTAGGAAGAAAAGATATAAGAATTTGCATACATTGTACTAAGAAGCAATTTATGCTAGACCTAGATGGACAAATTAATTGGTGGAAAGAAAAGTTCCAGAGAACTAGACAAGAGTCATTTAAGAATCAATGGCTCAAGCTTTGTGGTAATAGATTAAAGATATTGAGTAATTGGAGAACATCTAATTCAACTGAAATACTTAAGTATCTCAAGAATTATAGGACACTAACTTTCTGTAATAGTATTGAGCACACTGAAGTATTAGGTAAATACTGTGTTAATAGTAAGAATAAGATGTATCTTAATATACTTGATGACTTTAATAGTGGTAGAATTAAGCATATAACTGCATGTAATATGCTTAATGAAGGTGTTAATTTGGTAAATTGTAGAATTGGTATCTATGCAGTTTTGAATAGCTCAGAAACTCTCATAAAACAGAAACTAGGAAGGTTATTAAGACATGAACATCCTATTCTCATAGTCCCTTATTACGTAGGCACTAGAGAAGAAGAGATTGTTAAGACGATGCTCCAGGATTATAATCCTGACCTAGTGTCTGTGGTTAAAGATGTTAAAGATATAGTTTTATGAGATTAACTATCGATGAAAGAGTGTTAGCTGAAAATAATCTAACTTTAGATGAATTCCTCATACTATTATTTAACTCTAGAGAAGCTGATATTAAAAAGAATATTGAGTCTCTAGTGAATAAAGGATGGGCTGAGAGAGATTTGTTTGAAGAAAATAGAGTAGTGCTGAGTGATAACATTAGGCAGAAAGTTGCTGATATAGTTATTGACTCAGAGCAGCTAGCACAGAATAATCAAGACAACTTTGAAGCTCTAGCTAGGAAACTAATGGAAGTTTATCCTGAAGGTAGAAAAGCAGGAACAACTTACTATTGGAGAGGCAGTGTCTCAGAAGTAGCAAGAAAGCTTAAGAACTTAGTAGTTAAATATAATTGTAAGTTTACTGAACAACAAGCTATAGAAGCAACTAAAGCTTATGTAACTTCTTTCAATGGAGACTACAAATTTATGAAACTATTGAAGTATTTCTTGTTAAAAGCTCCCAAGAATAACAATGGAGATATTGAGATTGAGTCTGAATTTATGACATACTTAGAAAATAAGGATGTTATAGAGGCAGCTGGGGGAGACTGGACAACTGACTTAGTATGAGTTTAAAAGAAAGAGTACTTGGAAACCTTAAAAGGAGAAGAGATAAGCTCCTTAGTGGTGGAATTAACAGTATTCCATCACCGTTCTTAAGGTTTAGTGATGATTTTATAGGTATAGAACAGAAGAAGTATTATGTGATTACTAGTTCTACTAAAGGAGCTAAGACTCAATTTGCTTCCTATGTATTTGTGTTTCAATCACTACTCTATGCCTATCATAATCCTGATAAATTAAGACTGAAGATATTCTATTATCCTCTGGAGGAAACCCCAGACGATGTATTGACTAGATTCATGTCCTTTATCCTGTATACTTTATCTGGAGGCAATATAAGGATTGCTCCTACTGACTTAGAGAGTACCAAGAATGATAGACCTGTAGGTGATGAAATATTCAATCTATTAGAGAGTGAAGAATATTCAAGGATAATTGATTTCTTTGAGGAGCACGTCATATTCTCCACATCTACAAATCCTACTGGTGTATACAATGAATGCAAGAAATATGCAGAAGAACATGGTACTGTGCATAAGAAAAAGCAGAAAATCAGAGATGAGTTTACTGGTGAAACAAAGGAAATAGATGCCTTTGATTATTATGAACAGGAAGACCCAGATGAGTATAGATTAATATTCTATGACCATGTGAGTCTAACTTCATCAGAGAGGGGTTTATCATTAAAGCAATCTGTAGATAAACTAAGTGAGTACTTTGTACTACTTAGAAATAGATATGGATATAGTCCTGTAGTTATTCAACAGCAGGCATTTAGTGGTGAATCCCTTGATGCTTACAAGGAGCAAAAACTTAGACCTACAATAGCTAATCTAGCAGATAGTAAATATACTTCTAGAGATGCTAATGTAGTTCTAGGTTTGTTTAGCCCCTTCAAGTATGAGCTTCCAGACTACAAGGGATATGACATTACTATATTAAAAGATAATGTCAGATTCCTTGAAGTCCTTGTTAACAGGGGTGGTAGCCCAGGAGGACTAGTAGCATTATACTTTGATGGTGCTGTATGCTCCTTTAATGAGCTTCCTAGACCTAAGGAGAAAGAAGCTTTGAAGCAAATCTATGATTTCCTTATTACTACTAGAGAAAGGAAATCTATTAGGGCATTTATAGCCTATATTAGAAATTTATTTAAGAAACAGTAATGGCAAAGATTTTAGTTTTAGCTAAATCTGGATTCGGTAAAACTACTTCCTATTGTGGAAGAGCTAAACTTGGAATCCAAGGTCTTGACCCTAAAGAAACCTATGTTATTCAATGTATAGGTAGAGCTATTCCCAATAGGGACTTTACTCTTACTAAATCTCCTGAGATTAAAGACTTGGCTACTGGTAACAGGGTACAAGTTGATGTAATCACAGGCCAAGAGAGATTTAAAAGAGTTGCAGATATACTCAATGCATTGAAGAGCTCCCCTTATAAGAACATAGTAATTGATGATTTCAATTACCTAGGTCAAGATTATTACATGGCAAATGCTATGAAAGGTGGCTGGGATACACCTAAACAGATTGGCTATGGCATGGGTCTTATCTTTGATGCCTTCAGAGGATTCCCTGAGGATAAAAACATTATTTGTCTTGCTCACTATGAGGAGTACAAAGATAAAAATGGTGACTCTTTATCTTACAGGTTTAAAAGTATAGGCAATATGGTTGATGGCTACATCACACCTGAAGGTAAGTTTGACATTATTCTCTTTGGTAAATCTTCCTTTGATGCAGAAAAGAAAGTCGCAGTAAAGGAATTTGTTAAGGAGTTTGATGGTGAATTCCCTGCTAAAGATTCTATTGGTGCTTTAGATGAGTTACCTGACACTATTCCTAATGACCTCGCTATTGTTGTTGAGGAACTAAGAAAAATCTATGGTTAATAAACTAACATATGAAAAAAGAGCTTAGTAGAAACGATTTAGCTGCTATCAAAAGAGCTGCTGAGAGTATTAAACCTTTGGCTACAAAGAGAGATAGACTCACAGCTAAAATTGATGAGCTAATTAAGCAAAGGGATGCAATCAACGAGAGAATTGGGTACTTTAATTTACCTATTATTAATCTCACTGGGTTTGAAACTGAAGACTTAGTTGAGAGAGATGAGTCAGGCAAATTAGTATTCAAGTATCCTGATACAATTATACCCAATCTAATCCCTGAAGAAACTAAGGATGAAGTAGCAGACATCGATGAAAATGCAGTAGTTGATGAAGTTGAGACAACTGCTGCAGAGGCTCCTTTTAATCCTATTGATAACCCAAATGTAAATTTATAAACATGAGAAAGAGCAAGATTTTTATGGCCTTTGGTAAAGGTGTAGACAGTGCAAAAGAGACCGTAATTAATAGGTATATTGGTGTAGGTTCTGTAGGCATTGTAGCCATTAACCCTACAAAGGAAGAACTTGAAAAGTTATACAATACTACTCTTGACAGTGAGCCTGAGTATTTTGGTAAGTCAAATAACAATGGTAAAGAAGTAGAGACTGCCAGGGTAGCTTTCTTAGTTAAACCTGACCCTGTAGCCACTGGTTTGGATATTACTCCTATTAGTGTTGCCTTCTTCCTTAATAAGGATTATAGGTACAACAATGACGGCACTAAGATTGAAGTTATTGATGAATATGGTAACTCAGGTTGGGCTACTAAAGAACAACTTCAAAACCACAGCAGACTCTTGAGTAAAGACGGTAAACCTCTCAAGATTAGCACTAATTATAGGCCTGCTTATGTCGGTGAGATTAGGCTCACTAGTTTCATCAAAGCATACTTAGGTGTGCCTGATGCTTTTGAGTATGTTGACAATACTTGGCAACTCAGAGCTGACGCTGAATTAGGTATTGCTAGATTTGAGAACGTTGAAAATATGTTCAAAGGTGACTTCTCTGAAGTCAAAGAAATTATTGCTTATCAACCTGAAAACAAGGTTAAAGTCTTGTTTGGTGTCAAGAAAGATGACGATGGTAGGATGAAGCAAGCTTTCTATAGGGACATGTTCTTGAGGAACAAGACTACTAATTACAGTAAGCTTGACGCTGATGTTAAAGACAGAAAGAACAATGGCGCATATCCCACAACTGACTTTGAGGTTTGTGACCTTAAAATTTATGATGTAAAAGCAACAAATCTTGCAGAAGCTCCTGCTCAACAGCAAGCTCCTGCTAATCCTTGGTTTCAACAATAATGGCATTTAGCTCTGGAAAACCTTCAGTAAGTTTGCAAGATATTCTAAGAATAGTCTCTGAAGCAGACATTGCTGCGCATTACCTAGGAATATCAAGTATTCCTTGTGTAATGCAAAGCCCTTTAAGACAAGATAATCATCCCTCATTTGGTATTTATTCACCAGATGGTACAGAAGTTAACTACATAGATTTCTCCACACATGAAGGTGGTAGGATTCTCACCCTCCTACAAAAGATGTGGGGAACAGACTATGAGGAAACTTGCTACAGAGTATATAAAGAGTTTGCCGAGCGCAGAGTGCATCCATTAGTAGGAATTAAGACCTCAGGAGTGCCAATCAGGAAGTCTGGCCCTAGTGATGTTAAGATGGAATGTCGTGTAAGAGAGTGGCAAGCTTATGATATTGCTTATTGGGAGTCTTATGGGATTTCATTAGAATGGCTTAAATATGCTGAGGTTTATCCCATATCTCATAAAATCATTGTTAAAAACAATGAGAGATATGTATTTGGAGCTGATAAATATGCCTATGCTTATGTTGAACATAAGGATGGCATCGTCACACTTAAAATATACCAGCCCTTTAACAAGGCTGGTTTTAAGTGGTCGAGCAAACATGACAAATCTGTAATTAGCCTATGGTCTAAAGTCCCATTGGAAGGAGATAAAATTTGTATATGCTCATCATTGAAGGATGCACTGTGCCTATGGTCTAATACAGGTATCCCTGCCCTCGCTATTCAAGGTGAGGGGTATCCCATCAGTGAGTCCGCAGTTAATGAACTAAGAAGACGTTATAAAGAGATTTATATATTGCTAGATAACGATACAGCGGGTTTAAAAGATGGCGTATCTCTAGCAAGTTCTACTGGTTTTATTAACTTAATTCTTCCTCAATTTGAGGGGGGTAAGGACGTCAGTGATTTATATAAAGTCAAAGGTAGAGATACCTTTTTAAAAACTATCTTACCCTTATTTAATAACAATAAACACTTACAACAATGAAGTTCGGAAAACTTTTCAAAAAACTTATTGCAATTCACCCTGAATTTGCAAATCTTTCAGCAAACAGATTTTCAGCCCTCACTTATAAAGAACTGAGGAGCATTGCTAAAGTACTCTATAGACCTGCTAATCCTGGCAGATTGACTTGGTACATGAGGCAAAATCATGACACACTTGCTAAAAGTGTATACAGTACTTTGATGGACTGGTAAGCTTTAATTATAATAGGGAGTCTTAGGACTCCCTTAACTGTTTTTTTTTGTATGAAAAAAGAAAAACACTTAATAGTTAGGTCTAGGAATACAACTTGCTCTCCCTTAAAAGAGATAGTTGTTCCTAGTACTACTATACTGCGATTGGGTAGTACAACTCCCACTGAAAAAATCACCAAAAGACCTAACCCTATTGAGATAAATACAGCAGAAGCCTGTGCTATATCAGGTGATAAAGAGCTAATGAGAAAAGCTTTTATTGAAAACAATATACCTATTGCAGAAGGAATTCATACTGATGACATTAATAAGGTTATTGAGTTCATGCTAAAGCAGGATAGCTCTATTATATGTAAGCATATTCACTCTAGTAAAGGCAAGGGTATTTACTTATTTAAGTCTAGAGAAGAGCTCCTAGAGTGGAGTAAAAACCATGATGTAAATAAGCATATCTTTGAAAGGTATTATACTTATACTAGAGAATACAGGCTTCATGTAACCAAAGATGGTTGCTTCTATGCATGTAGAAAGATGCTCAAACATGATGCAGATGTTAGATGGCATAGGCATAATGTTAACTCAGTGTGGTTTGTAGAAGAGAACCTTCTCTTTGATAAGCCTACTAACTGGGATTCTATAGTAGAAGACTGTGTTAGAGCACTAGAAGCAATAGGCTTAGACATAGCTGCATTTGATATAAAAGTACAAAGTAGTCAGCATAAAAATCCTAAGTATATTATACTAGAGAGTAATAGTGCCCCCTCTCTTGGTGAGAAAGGCCTTTTAAAGTACAAAGAAACCTTAACTAAGCTCATAAATGGAAAAGAATTTTGCATTCACTAACTTCTGCACAATCTATTCTTCTAAAGGCAATACACCTAACAACCTTAGAGAACGAGCTTGCTTTAGTGATATATTCTATAGTGAGTATAATGGAGTTGTGCAAAAGAACACTTATGAAGTCACTTTATATAAATTAGGTGATACACTCAATAAAGAACGTAAGAATAATGCCTGCTTATTAGATAAGCGAGGTATAATTCGTCACTTAAAGATTCTACAATCAGTATTTAAATTCAGCTGGCATCTAAAAGAGGATGGTGATGATAAATATATCTTAACACTAACTCTTGATGGAGACCTCATTTATCACAAATATCTTCTTACCTGGGTAAGGTACTTATATGAATTTCCATTTAATGTATTCTTACTTGACGCAATTAACCTGAAAAAACTACCTGAATTTAAATTTGAATCAATCATTAATTTATTTAATGTGGCAGGAGCTACCTCTGGTATTAATAGACATGGATGTGATATTCATGCCATAGGAGCTACCTATACCTTCAAGCAACTATATACAATTAAGGAAACCAAGAGTTCCCTTAAAAGTTTAGAGGGAGGCCATACTAGACTTAATAATACCTTCCTTTATGTTGAAGATGAAGATAACCTTAAACAATTTAACAAGACATTAAAAGACAATGTTGACAGTTTAGAATTTTGGAGTTCAGATGAATGGTTCACAAAGAGACTGCCACTGTATAAAGAAAATTACAAGATTTTAAAGAAATTACAAGCAAAATGAAAAAAGTATTTGTAGTGGGCACTGCCCTTAACTATGCTAGCTTCATTGATGATGCTACCTTGACATCTGACATGAGCGAAGCTGACATTGTTCTATTCACTGGAGGTGAGGATGTAAATCCTGCTTTGTATAAAGCACGAGTACATGATTCTACCTATTATAATAAAGACCGAGACAAGGCTGAGGTCTCAGTTTTCAAGAAGGTTAAGAAAAACCAATTAGCATTAGGCATTTGCCGAGGTTCACAATTCTTGTGTGTCATGAATGGTGGTAAATTAGTACAAGACTGTGGAGGTCATGGTTTATATGGCACTCATGGCATTACTAATGGTGAAATTGAGTATGAAATAACTTCTACTCACCACCAAATGCAATATCCCTATAACCTTGATAGCAATGACTACTCTCTCTTGTTTATTGCTAGTCCTGCTAGGAGTGGTAGGTATGAGGGTGATGGCATTGACCCTAATCCAATTATTAGATATGGTGAACCTGAGATTGTGTTATATCACAAAGAGGGTAAACCTAAATGTCTTGCTATTCAAGGACACCCTGAAATCATGAGGGAGAATGCCCCTGTTATTGGTATGTTAAATGACCTTATTAACGAAACACTTAATTCTATTGAAAAATGATTGCATTGGAAAATATTACTATAGGTGCAGACCCAGAGCTCTTCCTTATAAACAAAAAAACTGGTGAAGTAGTATCATCAATAGGTATTATACCTGGTGAAAAAGGCAACCCATACAGGAGTGAAGATATGCCTGAGGGCTATGGCTTGGAGATTGATAACATCCTAGCTGAATTCAATATTCCTCCCGTTGATAATTTGGATGATTTTGTCAATGCTATTGACTACATGAAGAAATACATCCAGAAGTTTATCAAAGCTAAAGACAGTAACTTAGACATTCTTACTAAGGCCTCTATGATAGTTCCTGAAGACCAACTCCAGAGCCCTGAAGCTAAGTTATTTGGTTGCAGTGTGGACTATAATGCTTACACTCAAGAACCTAATCCTAAACCCAAAGGAGAAAGAACTAATCTTAGAAGTGCTGGTTTCCATATTCACATTGGCTATGCTAATAACAATGTTGAAAGCTCACTAGCTCTTATTAAATACCTTGATATGTATCTAGGTGTTCCCTCAGTATTAATGGATGCTGATGTTAAGAGAAGAAATCTTTATGGTAAAGCTGGCTGCTTTAGACTTACTCCTTATGGTCTTGAATATAGAGTCCTCTCTAGCTATTTCCTCTCAAACAAGAGAACTCTTAAATGGGTTTGGTCTGGCATTTGCAAAGCTATCAATGCATACAATGATGGTGAAGACTTTGCTGATGAAGACCTAGTTCAAAAGGCTATTAATGAGAGTGACAAATCAATTGCAACACAACTTATTAAAGATTATAATCTAGCATAATATGTGCGGAATTTTTGGTATAATCACCCCTAAACCTAGAAAGTTTGATGCTCGAGCTTTCTGTGTTTTGGGTGTTAACAATGACTCACGAGGAGGAGACTCGTGTGGTGTTTTCATCGACAAGAGATATGAATATGGCGTTAATGAGAACAAGATGTTCTACTCATTCTTTCCTAAAAGTAAAGTGCTTAATAGTACTCAGCGATGCCAAATTGCTCTAGGGCACTGTAGGAAAGCTTCAGTAGGAGCTATAAATGAAGCTAACGCTCAACCAGTAGTAATTAAAGATGAACTAGGTGAAGTTAAATATGTTTTAATTCACAATGGCACTATCTTGAATTATGAGGCTTTGGCTAAGAAATATATCCCTGATGTAGATATTAAAGGCATGACTGACTCACAAGTCATGGCTAGAATATTTTACCATAAAGGCTATGATGTATTAGGTGAATACCTTGGAGCAGGTGCCTTTGTTATGGTTGACTATAGAGGTGAAGAGCCCTTAGTTCTACTCTTTAAGGGTGAATCTAAGTCCTCTCAATACTCTGTAACAACTAGTGTAGAAAGACCATTATACTGCTCTTATAGTCAAAATGAGTTTATCTTCTCATCTATTATGGACTACCTTAAACCCCTACGTCCTAATAGAGAAGTGCTAACTCTCTCACCTAATTATCTACTCTGTCTCAAAGATGGTAGTTTATTCATAATTAAAGAATATGATAGAAAGTCATTATGGCAGACTCGAAGTTATACTACCTATGCTAATAACACTGCTAGTACTTATACTCCTAGTAAAGTTCTTAGTGTAGTTAGAAATAGCTACAATGACTATGATGAGTTTGGCAATGGCTACTGGGATGATGCCATAGAGATGGACACAGATGGCTTATACTATGTAGGTGCAACTCTAGCTAATGGTACTTATTGGGTAGATGCTCTTGGTTCTATCAAGAGAAGAAAACTAGCTGGTACTATAGCAGTATCCTTTTGGATGGGAGTTCTACTCTATAATAGTGCCTGCTATAACTATCTTAGGGAGTTTGCTAAGAGCTATGGGTGCTCTCAAGATAACTTAGCTCTCTCTCTTCCTGACTTAGTTCATTATTTAAGTCCTATTCCATGGAGAACTAGTGACGGGACTTGGGTAAGGTCTGACAGTGCTCTAACTAATAAGCCTGTTACTGGCAGAGTTTTATTCCCATTTACAACAGAAAGCCTATGGATTTCAGGTGGTGCAGTTAGCTACTACACTGAGAATGTGCCCTATAGTGACACTATAAAAATATTAAAAGACAACGAAAATTATAAAATAGACGCAGATGCCATATCAAGAACGTTTGGGAAACATTAGGCCTCAGGGAGGAGCTGCACAAGCCTATTATCATAATGTCAGAGTAAAAATTGATAATGGTCTTGTCGGCGCAGGAGGTTTAGCTATGGAAGACTGGGCTAGAAGGCGTAATCCAATGCCAGTGAAAAAGATTCTCGAGGAAACTAGAGAGCCTATAGATGATACAGAAGGCTATGTAAGAGGTGTTGTATATACCTCAGATAAATACATAGAGTATGGCTGGTTCAAAGAATCTACAGAAAATATCCTAGTAATGGTTAGGGGTGATACTCCTTTTGGTAGAAACCTCTACTCAGGAATATCACGAGAAGCTCTATCTAACCTTGTATTTGCTAAAGGACTAGGCTATTATATCTTACCTGGAGACTATAGTGAGAAAGACTTGAATAAGCTCACTAGAGCTATGGGTCAAGGTAAATTTCCCTATGACTTTGACAAACACTATGAGGCTGCTGACAGTTTTAACTTGTTTAAAGATGCTCAAAAGGTCTTAAATGAAGTAGAGTATCCATTATCTAAAGAACTTAAGTATACTTTCGGACTTGAGTTTGAGACATCTATGGGCTATATCCCACAAGAGATATGCTATAGAGATGGTTTAATCCCATTAAGAGATGGCTCAATCACAGGTATAGAGTATTCAACTGTAGTTCTTGAAGGTAATAGGGGCTTAAATCTTCTTAAACAACAAGTATCAACCCTTAAAGAGTACACTACTTTCAATAAGGAATGTGCTTTGCATATTCACTTTGGTGGTTATCCAGTAGACCCTGTAAGTATTATGGCTCTTTATGGTCTTTGGTATGCAGTTGAAAGAGACCTAGAGTCAAATTTATATGTTCCTAGTGATACTTTCAGAACTAGCAAATATAAAGCTAATGGAAAGGATTACTGCAACAAGCTAACTGGCAAAAATAGCTTTGAGCAACTATTTAGGTCTTTGACTGGACAAAGGTACTTTGGTAGTTTAGTTCAGCCACACCCTGCTGATGTTGAGAAAAGAGCTAAATGGAATATTAAAAGTAGGTATTTTGGTCTTAACCTTGTTAACATGGTATGTTATAAAGGCCCTAAGACTGTAGAATTTAGATTCCTAAGACCTACCTTTAACTACAGAGTAATTACTCTGTGGATGTATGTTCTTAATGCTGTTCTTAGGGCTGCTGAAAGAATAGCTAATGAGTGGAGAGAAGAACATTGTAACAATACTGAGGATATGACTTCTTATATCCTTAGTAGATGTTATGATGGCATCAAAGACTTATTAGCTAGAGCCTATGACGCAGAAACCTTCAATAAGTTAAGTAAGGAACTAGACTTATTGCAGAATGCCACTGAGCAGCAAGAGGCTAACGGAGACCATTGTGGCAGGGATACATTCTTCATAGATAATCTTCTGCATGACGATTGAAGAATACTTTGGAGATTGGCTTAAGGTCATAGATAAGGATAAATTAGGGGAAGTATTGCAGGCTCTGAGTAAATTAGACCCAGAGACTGTATGTCCCTCTCCTAGAGATACCTTTAGAGCTTTTAGGTTATGTCCTTTTGATGATTGTAGAGTAGTATTCTTAGGGCAAGACCCTTACCCACAGAAGGGAGTAGCCACTGGAATATTATTTGGCAATAGGGGATTAACACCTGAGTCAAAGCTCTCACCCTCATTACAAGTTATTAAGGAAAGTTGCATTGACTATAGTATACCTCATGGTGTAATAGACTTTGACAACACCTTAGAAAGCTGGGCAAAACAAGGTATACTAATGCTTAATTCAGCTTTAACTTGCGAAGTAAATAAACCTAACTCTCATACTATGTTGTGGAGGAGGTTTATGTCAAGTTTCCTCAATAATTTATCAATAAGGGAAAGTGGTATTATCTATGTTCTCTTTGGAGCTCAAGCTAGAACATTTGCACCTTATATATGTGAGAAATATAATCATATAATTAAGGTAGGGCACCCAGCTCAATATGCTAGAATAAACAGACCAATGCCTAATAAGGTATTCACTAGTGTAAATGAGCTACTTTACAGTGATTACGGTGATACTATAACCTGGTTCACCGAGTATTAATCTTTAAATATAATAACAACAATGAAAACAGAAAAGCTTTACTTAGCTAGCACAGGCAGGGTAGTTCATGTAGGTGATACTATCAAGAGTAGAATGTCTAAGGATGGTATTACTACTATAACCTTAGTCACTATCACTGAGAAAAGCATTCCTATGCTGTTAAATTCAGGGATTCTAGTTAGTACACCTGGTGAGACTCTATCATTGAATACAGTCTTTGAAAGGCTTAGTACTAAATTAGGATGGAAACCTCAGAGAGTGACTAATTGGTTGGACGCTGTTAGTAACCTTAATCCAATGGCAGCCTTCACTATAGTAGCTAAAGAGGTAGCTATCATCCTTGATGAGAAATACCCTGACCATATTAGAAACAGTGAAAGGATTTTCACAATCTCATCTCTTGATGGTAGAGTCCATGAGGTTGTAAAGGCTCATATTAAGAGTTACAGAAACTTTGCTGCCTTTAGGACTTTAGAGGATGCTAAGCTTGCTTGCAACATACTTAGAGCTCCTCTTAAGGAAATGTTCTCTAGTGGAAAATAAGAAAGTAAAGAACGCTAAAGTAATTGTATACAACAATATTAGGTTTAAATCTAAGCTTGAAGTTAGTTTCTATAAGATATTAACCCAAGCTGGATTTAATCCTCAATATGAGCGAATAACCTATTTACTGTGGAAAGGTTTTAAACCTACGATTCCATTTTACACAAAAGATAAAAAGACTAAACTTCTTAAGTTAGATGAAGTTAAACTCAGAGATATGACTTATACCCCTGATTTTACTTTTAGATATAATGGTAGACTAATTATCATTGAGGCTAAGGGTAAAGAAAATGATACTTATCCCCTTAAGAAGAAGTTATTTAGGGGATTATTAGAGAGCATGACTCTTGATAATCCCCTATTCTTTGAGGTATTCACTCAAAAGCAATTACTACAAGCAATAGAAATCATTAAGTCCTATGGCTCAGTTAATAGAGAAAATCAGTGCTGCTCTTCATGTATTACCGAAGAAGGACATAGAGATTGCAGAGAGACTCCTTAAAAAGAGGGACTTTCAATCACTATTAGAAATAGTTGACTCAGATATATATCTAGTAAGGAAGCATCAAGATGATGAAGTTCCTAAAGAAGAGTATGCAAACCTTAAAATCGAAGACATTATAGACCTTAGGTCTGACCTATCAGAATATATGTCTTACATACTTCCTCCTGAAGACTGGGAAGATAATCACTTAGGTGATTTAGGAGGACAATTCTATGATGATTTATGAAAGAAAAGAAAGAAAGACCTTCTTTTTACAATATTAGTTGGCCTGTTACTGAGGAGGAGTATAGAGCAGACCCTGCTCTATCCTACTCCACTATATCTAAATATGAGAGAACTGGCTTTGATGGCATAAAGTTTCTCTTTGATAAGGTAGAAACCCCTAGCTTAACTTTTGGCTCAGCAGTTGATAGCTTAATAACAGGAGGTAAAGAAGAATTTGACTCTAGGTTCCTAGTAGCTGATTTCCCAGCTTTATCTCCTAGTATGACAGAAATAGTTAAACATATATTCCATGTATATGGTGAGAAATATGATAAACTAACTGATATACCTGATGATGCTATCATCCTTATAACTAAGCTAATGTCTTTTCAGCTTAACTGGAAAGCTGAAACTAGAGCTAGAGTTATCAAGGAAAGTGGCAGCGAATACTATAGATTGTTATTCCTAGCTAAAGATAAGACTGTCCTAGATGCTAAAACATATGAAGCTGTACTTAGAGCTGTAAAAGCCTTAAAGACATTTAAATCCACCTATGACTATTTCAAAGAAACTAGTCCATTTGAAAATGTTGAAAGGTTATACCAATTGAAGTTTAAAGCCCAGTTAGATGGAACTTGGTATAGGTGTATGGCTGACTTAATTGTGGTTGACCATGATAAAAAGACTGTCCAACCAATAGATTTAAAGACATCTTCAAAGAGAGAGTGGGATTTCCATAAGAGTTTTATCGACTGGAGATATGACATTCAAGCTAGGTTGTACTGGAGGCTAATTAGAACTACAATGGATGGAGACCCTTACTTCAAAGACTTTAAACTCCTACCATATAAGTTCATAGTAGTTAACAGAAATATTCCATGCCCCTTAGTGTGGGGATTTGCACAAACTACTGAGAGAGGCACTCTTAAAGTAGGTAAAAATGGGAGCATAGAATTAAGAGACCCCTGTGAGATAGGAGCTGAATTAGACCATTATCTCACTAGTAAACCAACAGTTCCTGTAGGCATAATTGAGGCAGGAGTAAATGACATTAATACTTGGTTAAATAAGTTATGAAGGTAGTAAAAAGGAATGGAAATCTAGAAGACTTTAGCATTAATAAAGTTATAAATGCTATTAATTGTGCTTATTGCTCAAAAGGGTTAAAGCCTCAAGATGAAGTCCTAGAGGAAGTTAAAGAAGAGTTCAATGGTGACTTTGATACTATAGGAGTAGAGGAAGTTCAAGACAAGGTTGAAAAAATCTTGATGGACTTAGCCCCCTATCCTGTAGCTAAATCCTTTATTCTTTATAGAGAACAGCATAAACAAGCTAGATTTGTTAGAGAAAGACTAGACTATATGGAGAGATATAGCCAATCTGGAAATAATGCAGCTAGCTCCTCAGAGACTGATGCTAATGCTAATGTCTCAATGAAGAATGTTGCTAATCTAGAAGGAGAGGTCTATAAGACTACTAATAGGATTATCCAAAGGCAAAGGATGAAAGAGAAGCTTAATACAATGTACCCTGAGGTAGCTAAGCAATATGAGGAGGATATTGAACATCACATTATTTATCCTCATGATGAAGCTTCTACCCCAGTATTGAAACCATATTGTATGGCTGCTACTCTCTATCCTCTTATGTTGGATGGTGTAGGTAACATTGATGGAGTAACTCCTAGTCCCCCCAACGATATTCAGTCATTCAGTGGACAAGTAACTAATCTAGTATTCTTGTTATCTTCTCAAGTTAAAGGAGCTGTAGCTCTTGGAGACTACTTTATTGCCTTGAATTACTACGTAGTAGCAGAGTTTGGAAACCAATGGTATGATAAGCTAGATACTGTCATAACTAATGGGTTTACTACTGCTCATACTATAGAGTATTACATTAAGAAGGGTATGAAGCAATTCATTTATGGTGTTAATCAGCCTGCAGGTAATAGGAGTTATAACTCTCCTTTTACTAATGTCTCTTACTATGATAGAGAGTACTTTAATTCTCTATTTAAAGACTTCTGCTATCCCGATGGTACTAAACCTGAGTGGAAAGCTATTGACACCCTTCAAAGGATGTTTATGAAGTTGCATAGAGAGCTTAGGTTGGTTAAACCACTTACCTTCCCTGTATCTACTATAGCACTAGTACATAATAACAAAGAGTATCTCGACCTAGACTATAAACACTTATGTGCAGAGGAATGGGCTAAAGGTGGTAGTTTCTTCTGTTATACTAGTGATAATCCTACTTCATTAGCCTCATGCTGCAGAGTTCTCAATGAGATTAAGGATAACACCTTTAGCTCTACTACAGGTATGACAGGTGTTATGACTGGCTCTGTGAATGTAATTACTCTTAATATTAATAGGATAGTTCAAGATTACTTTAGATTCTTCCCAACTGACTGTAATGTTAACTGCTTATTAGAAGATAAGAGTAAGGGTTATCCTCTTTTGAGGAAGTGGCTAATTAATATCCTAGAGAGGGTTTATAAGTATCACATTGCTTATAAGACCATGCTATATGACCTTGAAGATAAAGGTATGCTAGCAGCCTCTAATGCTGGATATATCTACTTGAAGAAATTATATAGCACTATTGGTGTTTTAGGTTATTGTGAAGCAGCTAAATTCTTAGGCATAGAGGTTAGCAATAATCCTGATTACAAGCAATTCTTAGAGGTAGTTCTAGGTACTATTAAAGAGCAAAACAAGTTACACTCTATCCAAGATAAAAAGAGACCCTTCTTGTTTAACTCTGAAGCTGTGCCTGGTGAAAACTTAGCAGTTAAACTCTATGAATGGGATAAAGCTGATGGATATGTTGTACCTGAAGACCAGAACTTATATAACTGTTATTTCTATAATCCATGGGATGATACATCTGTACTAGATAAACTCAAATTACATGGTAAAGAGATTAGCCAATATAGTGATGGTGGTCAGGCTGCACACATTAACTTAGACTCTCATTTGAGTGAAGAGCAATACCTTAAGATTCTAGATTTAACTAGAGAGTATGGTACTAGTTACTTCACATTTAACATACCTATGAGTGAATGTGCTGAGTGTGGTCATGTAGTTAATGCACCTATTGATAAATGCCCTTTATGTGAATCTAATAAGATTAAATATTGGACTAGAATCATAGGTTATTTAACTTGTGTTGACAGTTGGTCTAATCCTAGACAGCTAGAACAGAAACATAGAACTTATACTAAAGTATGAAAGTATTAATCGTACCTGATGTTCATGGTAGATTATTCTGGAGAAAAGCTAAAGAATTAGTAAAAGAATATAAGCAGATTGTTTTCCTAGGAGACTACTTAGACCCTTATCCCGTTGAGGGTATAACTCCTAGGGAAGCTTTCTCTGAGTTCAAAGACATAATTGAATTTAAGAAAGCTTATCCTAAGAAAGTAACATTGTTACTAGGCAATCACGACTTACATTATTACTTTACTGATTTTATATCTAGTACTAGAAAGAACTACCTAGACTTGGATGAATACCATAAGTTCTTCGTTGATAACAGAGAGCTATTTACATGCTTTAAAGTTATCAACTCATATAAGAATAAGTGGGTTTTATCTCATGCTGGAATATCTATACCATGGTTAAATCAGAATAATTTGAGCTTAACTAAGTTATTTAAAACTCCCTTAATAGAGTTAAAGTCTGCATTAGAGCAGGTATGCTCTTGGAGAGGGGGCTATGACAATTATAGTAGCCCTGTATGGTTAGATATTCATGAGGCTGTTGACGATAATATGCTATTAGGGTGCAATGTAACTCAGATAGTTGGGCATAACCAAGTAGGTAATATTTCCAACTTTAATGGGATTACATTCGTAGACTTAAGAAACCTAATTTCACTAGATACAAAAACAAAGAAAATAGATTTTGTATGAAGACTAAAGAATTATTCACTACTACAAACGGTAGATTAATCCTAGTTTATGCTGCATTCCTAGGGTACTTACTTGGAGTAGTTTATGGGGCTCTAAGATGAAATACACAGATGCTAAAGTAACCTTTGCTGAAGTCCCTGATGAAATAGCTCTCTGCATAAATATATCTAATTGTCCTTGCCATTGTGTAGGCTGTCATAGCTCATACTTAGCAGAGGACATCGGTGAACCCCTTGATGAGGATGTTCTTGCAAAGTTAATTGATGACAATGAAGGAATAACTTGTGTTGCCTTTATGGGAGGAGATGCAGAGCCTAATATAATTCTTGAATTAGCTAGGTTCATTAGAGCTATTTATACTAGGATAAAGGTAGCTTGGTATAGTGGTAGAGATAAACTGCCTAATATTATTGAAGATGAGATAGATATGTTTGACTTCATTAAATTAGGCCCTTATATCGAGGAACTTGGCCCCTTAAATGAGACAACTACTAATCAAAGATTCTATAAAGTAGTTGAGGATAAACTAGTGGATATAACCCACAAATTTTGGAGATAAAATTATGGTAGAAGTAAAAGTTAAAGTCTTTAATGGTCAGAAGTTACCTACTATTATTAAGAAGGGAGACTGGATTGATTTATCAATCAATGAGGATATTCATTTAGAAGCCCCTCAAGCAGGTATACTTAGAAAAGACAGAAATGACGATGGTGAATTAGTGCAACATAGAGATGTAATTCTCAAAGTAAACTATTTGCCATTAGGAGTAGCTATGAAATTACCTAAAGGGTATGAAGCACATATAGTATCTAGGAGTAGTACTCCTAAGAAATATGGAGTTATGTGTGCTAACTCTATAGGTATCATAGATAACTCATACTCTGGTGACAATGATGAGTGGAAATACCCAGCTATTGCCATTAGAGAGACTGACATTAAGAAAGGAACTAGAATATGTCAGTTTAGAATTCAACTTAGTCAGAAAGCTACTATGTGGCAAAAGATTAAGTGGTTCTTTAGCTCTGGTGTTAAGCTAGTTAAAGTTTACCAATTAGATAGCACAGATAGGTCTGGCTTAGGTAGCACTAGTGACTCAGAGTTTGTAAATCCTTAACATAAACCTGAAAAATGATTTTAGAAATAGTAATAACCTTAATAGCAGTAGTAGCCATAGGACTTATGGTGAACTTTAGTGAAAATAAGATAAAAAGGAATAGCAGGAAAATTTCCTTTAAAGAGTCTATGGACTTAGCAGAGCTTCCTATTGTGACTTTTTATCAAGGAGATAAGAAGTTTAACTTCTTACTAGACACTGGAAGTAATTATTCACATATAAGTAAAGAGGCTGCTGCTGAATTGGTTGGTGAAGTACAAGCATCTGAAGGTCAAGTCTCTGGCATTGGAGGTGAGAAAGCAGATGTATTCTCAGGAGTATGTAAAACTGTATTAACTTATAAGAATGAGCAATTTGACATTGAATTATGCATTGGTGAGCATTTAAATGACACTTTTAGTGCTATTAAAGCTGAAACTGGTGTACAAGTACATGGTTTAATTGGTAATAAGTTCTTCCAGAGATATAAGTACATACTAGACTTTGAGGAGCTTGTAGCTTACACTAAGAAATAGCGAGCCTATGGAAAAATCCTATGAGTTAATAAGTAGAGACAATGACATTTACACCCTTGAAAGAGTTGGCGGAGTTAGCTCCAAGCAATACTCTCTTAAGGGTGTTACTCATCTAAGATTTGGCAGAAACATAATGGGTGAAATAGTCTTTGTAGACCCCAGTGGTGGCCCTTATATAGGAGTAGATAGAATCTTAGAAGGTATAGGTAAAGTGTCAGATATAAGTAATACTAATAAAAGTATACTGATAACATTCAAATAATGAGTCAGATATATCTAGTTACAGGGCAAAAGCAATTATTTGATAATGATACTTATAAAATTATAAGTGTTGAAGATTCATTAAGGTTGCTTAAGCCATTAGTAAAGGTAGGATTAGATACTGAGACTGAGGGATTCTCCCCTTTTCTTAAGAAGCTATTGTTACTTCAACTAGGTAATAGAGACTTTCAAGTTGTTGTTGATTGTACTACAATAGATATTCAATCCTACAAAGAATACCTAGAATCAGAGAGACTATTCATTGGATGGAATTTAAAGTTTGATGTTAAATTCCTATTCTATCATAATATTATACCAAAGAACCTCTATGATGGCTTTTTAGCAGAAAAAATGAGGTGGTTAGGCTGGCCTTCAGGTATGCACTCACTCAGTCTTAAATCAGCAGGTGAGAATTACCTAGGAGTTGAACTTGATAAGACTGTCAGAGGTCAGATTATATGGAGGAAAGAGTTGACTGATGAGATAGTAGAATATGCTGCTAATGACGTTAAATATCTAGAAGATATTATGGATAAGCAGACAGAGATACTATATGCAAGAGGTCAAAAGCTAGCTCTAGAGGTAGAGAATAAAGCTATCCTTCCTACTGCATACTTTGAGTTTTGCGGAGTTAAGCTTGACGTTGAAAGGTGGAAGGCTAAAATGAGCAAAGATGAGGAGGCCTTGCAGAAAGCTCAGGATGAACTTGATAAGTTTGTTGTGGATTTATATGAAGCTAACAAGAGTAACTTAAGTGGATTCTGGGTTGAAGATTGGTATGATTTTAATAATGGCTCACCTAGTGGTAAATGGAAACCAGCTATTGAAACTGAGAATTCTCCTGAAGCTCCGTTCTTTGATAAAACAGAGGGTGATTGGCAGTATATCAGTAGGGAGTTCCCATTCATTGAGGTAGCTCAACCTGACTTATTTGGATTTACTACCCCTGGCCCTAAGTGTAAAGTAAATTGGAATAGTTCTAGACAGGTAATTCCTTTGCTTGAGTTCTTCGGCTTTGACCTTTTAACTAGGGATAAAGTCAATGGTGGAATGAAGAAGTCTGTGGATGCTACAGTGATTGAAGGACAAAGAGATAAGCATCCTATTGCTGATGTTTACTTAAGGTTTAAAGCTGCACAGAAGGTAACTAGTACCTATGGACAGAATTTCCTAGACCTTATTAATCCTAAGACAGGTAGAATACATACTTCATTCAATCAAATAGGAACAGATACACATAGATATAGCTCAGGTGGTGGTGATGATAAAGAGGTTATCCCAGGCAAGAAAGTGCCATTGGTAAATCTACAGAACCTTCCTGCTGATGCTGAGACTAGAGCTTGCTTTATATCTGATAAAGGCAATAAGTGGATTAGCGCAGACTATAGTGGTGAAGAGTCAGTAATCTTAGCTAATATAGCCAAGGATGAAGCTATGATTGAGCTATTCTTACATGGTTGTGGAGACTTGCATAGTCTAGTAGCTAAGATGGTTTATCCTGATGAGCTTAAGGATGTCCCTGTAGAGAAGGTTAAGAAACTTAGACCTGATTTAAGGAAGAAAGCAAAGGCTCCTGAGTTTACATTTGCTTATGGTGGTGATGCTAATACCTTGATAGGTAGAGACCATATACCAGAGGATGAAGCTAGAGCTATTGAAGATAACTACAAAAAAGGCTTCCCTGGTGTAGCAGCTTATCAAGCTAATCAGAGGAAACTAGTAATGCAATTAGGTTATATTAATACCTGTCCAGAGGTAGGTTATAGAGCTCATATATATGACTTTGAAGACCTAGATAGGACTCAAAAGAAATTTAATCAGGAGTTCTGGGCAAAGTATAGAAACCTTAAAGCAACTAATCCATATGACCCTCTTGTTGAAGAAGTGAGACACTATTTCAAGAGGAAATCAGCCTCTGAAAGACAATCTATCAACTACCCGATTCAATCCAGGGGGTCAGCAGTGTTCAAGATAGCAGCAGTTAACTTGTTTAACTGGGTTGTTAAGAACAATTTGTTTGGGGTTGTAAAATTCTGTATACCTGCACACGATGAATTTAACATTGAAGCCCCTGCTGAAATAGCAGAGGAGGTAGCTAATAAACTTCATGAGTGTATGATAAATGCAGGTAAGTTTATCTGTAAAATTGTTCCTCTTGAGGCTGAAGTGTCAAGGTTAAAAGATGGAACTTTACCAACTTATTGGATACATTAATATGAAACCAAAAGCAGTAAAAGTAGAACTAAATAGGGTAACTCCTAATGGTTCTAGTGGTACAGGTTACGATGAACCTTGTAACTTTAAAATATACCTAGACAATGGAGAAGTTCTTAAGAGGACAATCTATGATTGGTATAGACCCTATGGTGAAACAATAAACTCTATAAAAGAGATGTGTATAGCTATACCAGCTTCTAATCTATTAGAGGTAATGGATATGGCATTAGATGCATGGAAAGCTGACGTTAGTTTAGATTAAATTATTTAAAATGGAAGAGTATATTTGCACAAAAGATTTCTGCTTTGAAGATGTAATATTTGCTAAAGTTGGCGATACTATAGTAGTATTACCTGATAAGAAGACAGTAGTAAACAAGGCTACTAAATCAGTGATATCTAATCCTGAGTTAGTAAAGGACAAAAGATATTTCTCTAAAGTCCCTAAATCAGATAGGGTAAATCATCCATCACATTATACTTGGCTTAAAGAAAAATGTGGCATTGAAGTTATTGATATTACAAGGCATCTTGACTTTGATAAGGGCAATGCTGTCAAATATCTACTTAGGTCAGGCTATAAGATTGAGGAAGGCTTATCTATGGTTAACAAAGAGATTGAAGACTTGAGAAAAGCTATTTGGTACATCCAGGACAAAATAAATGAACTAGAAAAGTATGCTAAATACAAGTACCAAAACTAAAGCAAAGGCAGCCCTAAAGCTATATAATCAGATTAATAGTTACTTACTTGAACAAGAGTTTGAGGAACTAGCTGGTAATCCTATAGCTAAGATGTCTTTGAAGCAAGCAGCTCAATGTCTTGCTAAGATAATTAGGAGAGAACATGGCTGAGTATATACTATGTAACAATTGTAAAAAGTTAATTGAATATAAGCCCGAAATTCATTATGAGGGAGGGATAACTTATAAGAAGTTAACTTGCCCTGAGTGTGGACACACAGAGATAACTAATCAGAACCATATTCACTATGGTGATGATGGTAAGAAATAAATAATGAGGCAATACACTCAGAGAGAGTTTATAAAAGTAGTAAGAGCTAATGGTTTCTGTTACAAAAGAAGTAGGGGAGACCATAGCATTTATTACAATGAAAGAGGAAGACATATTAGTATTCCTAGGAATCTCAAATGTGTAATAGCCAGAAGATTAATTAAGGAAAATAGCTTAAAAGTTTAACATATGAAAATAATTAAATTCTATACTAAGACTTGTGGTCAATGTAAGGCTCTAAGTAGAGCTTTAGAGGACTTCAATCTTATTCCTATTGAGTCTGTAGACTGTGAGGAAGACCCAGAAGAACTTAGTATTAAGTTCCAAATACGGAGTCTACCTACATTAGTTATAGTAGATTCTAAAGGTGAATTCCTTAGAAAAATAACTGGTGTTATCACTAAAGATTCACTAGAGACTATAGTCAAATCTGAACTAGAACACGAAGACTAATGAGACTTATAAAATCTTCAGTGGAATTATTGCCACAGAAACCTGGTATACAAGGTATACTAGAGCAAATAGAATTAGCTGCTAGGACTTGCTATAAGAGTGAGAACAACATTAAATATGATGAAGAAGGTAATTCTTTAACTGCTAAAGACTTTGTAGATAAGATAGTTAATGTCTATAAACATCAGTCAGTGGCAGAGCATGGCACTGTATATTTACTTCTTACTACCCCTATACAAAATTTAGAGGAGTATGAAGCTATAGCAGACTTCTATAATAAAAATCCTTTTTCAGTAGTATACAAGGTAGAGTCAGGTTATGGTGTAGGTCTAGCTCCTAATTATAAATCCAATAACCAGGGGAGAACTTGTTATTATATAACTACAAACTACAGAGTATTGTTAGAAAATAACAGGTTAGACGATTTACAATATCTTTGTAACCCTACAGAGTACCATCAGAAAAGAGTAACTATAAGAGTTAAATGCCCTATTTCAGTATCTAGAGAGTGGAATAGGCACAGGAGTCTCTCTATAAGTGAACAATCTACTAGATATTGTAATTATAGTAAGGATAAATTTGGTAATGAGCTTACCTTTTGTATTCCTTATTGGACTCCTGACTTAAAACCTACAGAAGATGCATTTGACATTGATTATGTAGAGAGTGCAAGTCACAAAAGTAGGAAGTTCTTATGTAATTTATTTAAAGCAGAGGTGGATTACTTAGAATATACTACTGATGATGGTTTAAAACCTCAAGAAGTTAGGGAAATACTCCCCTTATGTACAGCTACAGAAGTTGTATATACAGGTTTTATAAGTGATTGGAATCACTTCTTTAGTCTTAGAGCTCCAATGAGAGGAGCTAAGAATGTTCACCCTGAAATAGCCAAGCTTGCAGATGCAGCTTGTCAAATGATACAATGTTGTTAGAATAACCTGAGTTGAAGTAGGCAGGGCCTCGTGCTCTGCTTACTTTTTTCTTTCTATTTACAGTAAATAATATTGTTATCTATAGCAATTTTTACTGTTAAAAGCTTGTTTAAACCAACAAAAATGCTTACCTTTGTAAAAATTTAATATAATTATGATTATATGAGCGAATGTGTAAACACAAAAAGTAAAGCCTTCCTAGATTTATAGCAAGAAACTAATGTAGCTACACCTGTTTTAAAATAGGTGGTACATTTACTCAATAGATAGGGTGTTGAACCTACTAAAGAGGCTGTAAAGGAAACTTTAAAAGGTAAACAAGCTGAGTTTGGTAAGACTTCTACTAAACTCTGGAAAGAGAAATATCAAACTCCTAGAATATTTAGCAACTAGGAAATTGTCAAGGAAGCTAGATTAGCTATGGAAATATTTCCAAGACAATCAGTATCAATTTATAAAAATGCTGATAATACTTGGACTATAGATGTAGCTAAACCACTAGAGAAATAGAATATTGCACCAGATGAAGATTCAACTAAGTTCTCATTTGAAAAGAATAAAGAGTCTGGTTGGGAATCATTGAGGAGTGCTGAAATACTTGCTAAGTTACCTAAAGAGATAGCTTAGAAAGTCAATGATACTATCTCAGAATACGCTGAAGCTAAAAGCAGAGGTGTTGAGCAATCAGAAGCTAGTAACCTTTATTTTGGTGAGAATAAAGAGAGAACAGCTTCAGATTTACTAGATAGTATAATAGCAAACTCTGAAGATGCAGAGTTAGTAGAACTAGCTAAAGTAGCTAAGAGTAAGCTAAAAACTAATCCTATAGTAAAATTACAAAGGCAGAATAACGCTAGAAGAGGACTAAGAGGTTTACATCACACTGATGGTAGTATTTCTATTTATAATAGAGCTACTAAGGGTATAGATGCAACTGATGGTACTAGAGGATTAGAAAGAACAATAGTTCATGAAATTATTCATGAAATCACCTCAGACGCCCTTAACTCAAATGAAAAACTGAGGAAAGAGGTAGCTACAATTATGGGTTAGTTGCAAGATTACTTAACCCAGAATGGTATAAGCACATTCACTTATGCTCTAAAAAATGAAAAAGAGTTTATAGCAGAATTTATGAGTTAGCCCTTCTTTAGGGAAGCTCTTAAACATATGCCATCAAAGCTAAATAATAAACCTACAAACTTCTTTCAAAGAATTATAAATACCATAAAGTCGCTCTTTGGTAGGCAAAGAACCTTATTTAAGGACGCTAATGATGCCTTTAGACATATATTAGATGCTGAAGCAAAGGCTGACATTGTTGATAGAGTAGAAGATTTTGAAGAAGCACAAGATACTAAGGAAAGCCAAGAAAAAACTGAACAAGAAACCAATAACAAAGACAAGATGTTAGAACAAATTCATCTCATTAACAAACAATTTAACAGAATTCTGGAAAGTAAGACCTTAACAAGTACAGATTTAGCCGAAGTATCCGACGTTATCGCAGATTTAATCTCTAGTAAGATTGATGAGCTTGAGTCTAAAAGAGACCAAGTTAAAGAGCTCTTAACTGCTAGAAACCCAGAAGACAATACTGATGTTAGCAAGTTATCTAGATTTGACCTTGTTAAAGCAGTAGGTATCCAACACTTTATTGACTTAGTAAAGCAAGACTTTGTTATAAATAAAAGAACTGCTTTACCAGAAAATAGAGCTAAAATCACTGAAGTAGTTAAAAATTGGGACTACTTCATTAATAGAATAAAAAGTACTTTATCTGAGACTGAAGGTATTCACCTAGAGGTTAAAGTAACTGGTGAAAAAGATATTGCAAAAGATGATGTCTTAGTAGACCAATATGAAGAAGATGGTACTAATATTCAAGACCAGGTTGAAGATGGCCAATTAAGTTGGCAAGTTGAAAACAACACTATTGACCCTGTTACAAGTATGACTCAGCTAGTAAGGTTACAATTAAGAGGACTTTATGAGCTAAGAGACAATGGTAGGAGAGATGACAATGATAACATTCTCTATGACCATGTTAGAACTAAATGGGGTACAGATGCTAAGGTAGGTCATACTAGAGCAGCTAAATGCCTACTTAAATGGCTTAATGAAGTACCTAGTGTTGATGGTATGGTAGAAGTACTAGAAAGTAAAGCTAAGAAAAGACCTTGGGTAACTCAATTAATACCTAAGTTATCTGATAAATCAGGCACTTACACAACTGAGCAAAGTCAATTCTTTAGTACTTTCTATAAACCTTTCATGAAGTTTACCAATGTAGGTAAGAAAGGTGACGTACTTACCTCTAGACAGTTAAATGAGCACCCATTCTTGACACTAACTATTAAGACTATTGAAGCTTCTTATAAGTTAGGTCAACATCCACTAGTAGCTAATGGCTTGGAAAGTGGAGTTAAAGAATTAATCTCTCATTATGACAGTCTTAAAGAAGCTATATCTAAGAATGATAAAGGAGCTATTGAAGATATGCTCAGAATTATCACTAAAGATTTAGGCTTTGAAATAAATGTAGCTGAATGTCAATTGGAAGATGATGAAATCCAAAGTATATTTCATGAGCTAGGAATTATAACTACTATGGTAGGTAGAAATGCTACTAATCCAGAGTATGACCCATTTGCTTATAACAAAGATGGTATAAGAAGTAATCTTATGAGATTCTTTGAGAAATTAACTGACCAATTTGAAGATGAAGCTATTACTTCTTTCTATGAAGGAGGTAAAATGAGACAGAGTTATCTACTCCCATCTTACTTAACTATGTTCTCTAGTAAATTCCATCTAGAAGATAAAGCCTTTAATAGGTTCTTATTATCTGAATTTAATAGTGAGTTCTTTAGAACTTCTCTATTTAAAGAAGGTATAGATGATGATAGCCTAGCTAGGGAAGTTAAGAAAGGCTGGACTAATGTATGGCTGTCTCAAATGATGTCAGACCCTAGAAAAAGAAGAAACTTCAGATGTAAAACTAGTCTTACTTTTAACAATGGTAAAAATCAAAAAGTTTACATGAGAGGTATGACTGCTGAGGAATATGCACTAGCTGCAATTACTGAGTTCTTTGGTGAACAAAGTAATGATACTGAAGCTACTTTCTTAGCAAACTTTAGGGTTCCCATTGAGTCTAATAAGCCCTCTGCAGAGTATATTACTTTCTATGCTAGAGGTGGTTCTTTCTATAAGGATGACTTAGTTAATGACTTCCTAAGTGTATTTAATCAGGAGCTTAGTAGAATTAAAACTGTTAAACTAAGGAAGAAACTTAGAGACAGTAAAATTGCTGAGCTTCAAAAAAGATTAGATGCTGAGGAAATTACTAAGCAACAGTTTGAAGCTATCAAATATAATATCTTAGAAGAAGCTATTACTAACTTTGATACTAGAGGTGAACAATTTGTTTTCCTAGATTTCTTGAACTCAGAACTACCTAAAGAAGGTTTTGCTGGTACAGAGCTAGGTAAACTTATTGATAAATCTTCTAGGGGAGAAAAAATAGACAAAAATAAGTTAGCTGGACTAGCCGCAGAAGCCATTAGAACCTCTATTCAAGCTAGAGTTGATAGCATGATTGACAAGTTTAAAGCTAATGGTGTATTTGAGCAATGTAAGACAATCAATAAAGTAGAAGGCACTGACAAAGTAGTTCAAAATAAACTAGAACTATTCCTATGGAATGATGCCTTTGCTTCAACTCAAATAATGCAGTTATTAATATCAGACCCAGCCCTTTTAAAGAGCACAGATGATGTTCAAAAGAGGTTTGCACAAGTTCATGCTTCAGGGAATAGAGCTAATCTAGCTGCTACTACCTTTAAAGAGGATGGTGGCATTCCTGTTACTGATGGTGTACACAGAAGTATAACCCTCAGAGATATTGAGAAGTTTAATGCTAATGTGATTGATAACTTAACTGCTGCACTAGACCAAAGAATAGCTAAGGCTGAAAATGATGCTGAAAGAATTTCTTGGGAGGCATTTAAAGAGAGATTAGTTGGTGAGGAGGGCCTTTACAGAAAAAAGACTAACTTAGCTGACGCTCAAGCTTATAGCTGCCCTACTTCTTATAGGAAGAAAGCTCTTATGTTTGGCTTATGGTCAAAGGAAGCTGAAGAAGCTTATAAGAGAATTAAGAGTGGTAATTACACTTTCTCTGATGTAAGTATAGCTTTTCAACCATTCAAACCCTTCTTATTTGGCAATAGTATTGAAGATACTGGAGTTGATGCAGAAGGAACTATCTCTAAAATGAGAGTATCTGTTCAGAATAAAAATGCTGAATGTCTACTAGTAATGGCAGATGCTATTATCGGTGACAGTGATACTGGTAAACCAAATCTTCTAAGGGCATTATTTAATGTTATGGAAGATAGTCATAAGGAGAAAGATGAAAATGGTAATCCTATAGAAGGAACTTATAGACAAGATGGTATTGACACTGTGAACTTTGAGTCTGCTGTTAAATCAGGAGGCCAAGGTAGAATTGACACTCAAGCCTATGCTGGTGGTAAACAGCTTTTAGATGGCACTATGTTAGGTCATGAAAAAGCCTTTGAAGACCAGCTAAGGTCAATTATATATACAACTAAGACTATTAATGTAAAGAATGCAGAAGGCCAATCAGAAGAAAAAACAGTAACTGTTTATAATAAAACCTCAGTAAAGCATATTGGCTTTGAGAATTATTGTATGCAGCAAGCTGTGCCCGAGCACTTTCTAGACCATAGTCAGTTGGAAGGTTCTCAACAAAGAGCTCTTATCCCGTCTGACTTAGCTACTGTAGATGCTGCTGGTAAAGAAGTTCTCTATAAAATAAATGAGACTACTAGCATGACAGCAGATGAGCTAAGAGCTAGATATGACCAACTTCATGCAGATAATATTCAGAAAGGTATAGATGAGATTAACACCCTCTTTAACCTAAATAACTCCACTGCTCAACAAAGGAAAGAGGCTCTTAGTAAGTTACTAGTAGACCAATTCCTAGCTGATGGTAGATATTCAGGTGATATGCTTTATATGGTAACTCTGAATGAAGAAACTGGTGATTTCCCTGTATCATTGGAAGACCCAATGATTAGAAACCAAGTAGAGCAAGCTATTAATTCTATTATTAAAAGTAGAGTTAATAAACTTAAGATGAAAGGTGGCCCACTTGTTCAAATGTCTAACTTTGGGATGTCTAAAGAACTTAAGATTAAATTCAAAAGTAAAGATGGACAACCACTCAAAGAGAGAGCAGAATTTAATTCTGATGAAGAGTATAAAAGCTACCTTGAAGAAAATCAAGCTGGCATTGACCATTATGAAGTTATAGCCCCTGCTTATACTGAAGGAATCTTTCAACAATTTGCAGATAATAACGGTAATATCAGTGTAGAAGCTCTAGAACTATTAGAGCCTGACCTATTGAAGATGATTGGATATAGAATTCCAACTGAAGCTAAGTATAGTATTGCACCACTTAAGATTGTAGGATTTGCTCCTAAGGAAATGGGTGATGTTATTATACTTCCTGCAGAAATTACTCTTATAACAGGTTCAGACTTTGATGTTGATAAAGAATATTGCATGAGAAAAACACTAGATATTGTACCCAAAATATTTTTATCGAAAGAAAATCAGAAATTAAGCCCAGAAGAGCAAGCTAACATTAGGTCTTCAATAGCTGCTAGAAAGCTAGCTAAAGAACCTAGTGTAAAGGAACTTAGCAAAGATATGATAGCATTAGCTGATAGATTTGTTAATGACCCTTATAATAAGAAGCTCTGGTTAAGTGAAGGCCTGACTGAGGAACAATATAAAGACATACTTAAGAGCTATGTTAATATAATGTTTGAAGTTAAACCTGCTAAAGGTGTAGACGCTAACAATAATGAGATATTTGATATGTCTTATAGTGTCTTAACTAATGAAACCAATGTAGCTAAACTACTTAAGCCAGGTGGTTTTGAAGAGCACAAACATATTGCTTATGCAGTAAGTGCTTATAGACTTCCTGAGATAAGAGAGAAAGGAATTTCCTTTGACACTCTACTTAAGATGGATACTGGCAAACTGGGCAAATTAATAGAAAAATCAGACAAGAACTTAATGTACTTTGATACTCAATTAGAGTATTATGGTAACAATAATTCAGCTAGTAGTCTACTAGGTATATCAGCTGTAAATAGTGTAGCTCATGCTATACTAGTCAGTGATAATATTGGGTTAGACCTAACAGGAACATTCATTCCTACTATAGCTGGAAATGCTTTTAGCTCAAAAATGCAACTAGATAAATCATTAGCCAATGATAATGCTTCTATAGCTGAAACTTTAGGTAGCTGTGTAGCAGCATCAGCGGATGCAGCTAAAGACCCTGTATTAAACTTTATGAATCTAAATCCTCAAACTTTTAATGTTTATACAACATTGATAAGATTAGGTATTCCTAACTCAGTAGCAACTTTATTGATGTCTTCTAAGGTACTAGGTGACGCTGTAGTTGAAGCTAACGCCAGAACACTTAAAGGTGAATGGTCAACTCCAGAGTCTATCCTTAGAGAGAAAATGTCTGATGATGAATTAAAAGACTTAGGCTATGATATACAGTCTCCTATCTTCACTGAACCAATCACCAGAGATGAGTTAATAAAAGGGCTAGTTGATGATGACTTAAATGTATCCTTAAAAATCTCAAAAGCTTTAATTGCTTTGTTTGATGTGTCTAGGAAAGTTAGATTAGCTGACCAAGTAACTAGGTATAATTCAATATCTAGTGCTGTAGGCCCATCTACTCTAGACAATTATATCTTCCAAGAGAAACTGAAGGAACTAGATAATAGCTCTTCTCTTGTAGATATGAACAATCCTGAGGGAGACCACCTGAGAACAAAGCAGTTGTTAGAAAGACATAAAATGTTATCAAAGTTTAGTGAAGCCTATAAACTAGCAGACAGTGTGTTAGTGGATGATATGCCTTTAACTAGTGCATTCTTAGATAGTATTAAAACTATCTATGCTACGCCGTTTGTAGCAGGTCTTGAGTTAAAGTTTGGACTACCAGATGTAGTTAAAGGTGATAGGGCTGTTATGGGTAAATTGAGAGACTTCTTTACTGCTTGGACTGCAGTTAAGAATGGTCTAGTTAATTATGATGAGCTTGGCTATTTAAGTAAGCAGTTCCCAAGAACACTTACTGCTAAAAAGAAAGAACACAGTGACAACTATTTAGCTCAAAACTTATATTTAAATATAGACAATAGGTCAGGATTTCCCATTGTAGCTATGAATATTTCTATGATTGAAAAAGAATCTAGAGATAAATTAGCTGCATCTTGGGCGGACTTATACACTAAGGACGAAAAATTTGCTATGGATTTATTTAAATATAGCTTCTTTAGAGGTGGATTAGGATTTAGTCCTAAGACATTCATGAGTGTACTTCCCATCCAAATGAAAGTTAAGATGAAAGGATACTTAGACCTCTTTAAGAAAGTTGAGACATTGAGTGAGACTGAAGTTAACTTAATGTATAAGCAGTTCATTAGTAATAACTATATGGACAATAAGGTAGCTCCAGTTATGTCAGGAATTAGCCCTGATAAAAATGGTAGAATAACAATAAGTAAAGACAATAAGAAAGCCAATTCCTTTAAGGGTGTAACTTTCTTTAAGACTATTACTAAGCCAAATACTGAATTTGGTGAACCTGTTATTAGACTATATCAATGTGTAGGTGGTTATGAAGAAGGCCCTGTTTATAGGATGTATGAAGAAATTCCTAAACTGGGTGCTGAAGGTAACTTCTTAGAACTATCTACCGAAGAAATAGAACAAAGTGAGTTTGATGTTAGGTTTGATTAGGATGATTCAGGTGAATCATTCTTACCACCTAGTCCTGATGATATTCCTGTTGATAGAACCCCAACTGCTATTGAGGCTAAGAGAATAATGAACGATGTTATGACATCTTAGCAACAACAAGCAGTTAGGGAAGAAATTGCCAAGAGAGAAGGTGCTATAAAGGAAGCTTATATCGCTAGATGCATGGCAAGAGCTGAATCTATTATACTAGAGAAAGGCTTTAAAATATCAAACTCAGCAAAAGACTTAGCTGAGGAAATAATAAAAAAACTTTGTTAATATGGCAAAAAGTACAGGCTGTAAAAGAGCTCCTGAAATAAATGGAGAACTAAGTTAGCTATATCTGGATTTATTCGATATGCTAAAAAATAAATATAAATTAGATGCAGCTGCTGCTAGACAGGTAACTAATGTTATCTATGTCTAGTATGCATCTAATGACTAGTTAAAAGCATCACTAGATAACCTAAATAAAGCAAGAAATAGTCAGGACTAGCATAGTGCTGATGATGTCTTTGATGCTATAGGAGGTGATGAACTAGTAAAATATGCAGCTATTGACGGTATGAATGAACTTAACTCTCTCAGTATATCTGAGGGAGTTAAGCTCGATACTGTTCATAATGTGGAGTTTACTAATTGGGAAGACGCTTATACTAAAGCATAGGATATAAATACAGCGCATCCTACTTTAAGTGCGTATGTAATTCAATAGAATGGTAAATACATAGTTAAGATTAACAATATGACTAGCTTAAATATGGCTGATAGGGTAACTACAGACATAGAAAATCAATAGATGCAACTATTAAAGAATGCATTAGCTAGTGTTAATCTAAACATAGATGATATTACCTTTGCACAAGATACCTTCTTTGGAAGAAGATATAATAACTTAGTAAGTTGGATTAGGAATATACCTAAGACTGACCCTAAGTATTTAATGAAGGATGATTTAAAGATGCTTATTTCTCTCTTTCAAAGAGAGCAGATAGTAGATAGAATCATAACTAAATTCGGAGGAATTGATGACCTAGTAGATGCTTACTATGGGTGGTATAGAGGTACTTATACAGCTACACCTACTACTGAAACCCAATTAAAAGCAGCTATGGATTTAATGTAGAGCTTCAATGGTTTAGATGTTGATGCTCTATATACAAACTCTAAAGACCTAACAGACCAAATAAAGAATAATAGTGTAGATTATAATGCTAGACTATTATGGGAAAAGCTTAATGATGCATTTAAGTTAGATAGTGTGTCAATATAGACTTCTATAGATAGACTTAATACTATAAGAGAAGTAATAGCTTAGACTATTAAATCATTAGGTGTTGAAGCTAATGCTCTAAGAGGAGATAGCTAGAAAGCTGTTAGGGATGATTTATTAAATAGAATTGAAGCTCTAGATAAAGACTTAGAGCAAAGACAATATACCTCAGGACTAGCTGAGTTCTTAACTAATGCTGCTACTAGATTATAGGATATGTTACATGAATTAGTAGTACCTATATCATAGGGCGCAGATATGAATGATATACATCAAAGAGGCTCTGCTTTAAGAAGAGCTGCTCAGTATATGCAAGTCTATAAACCTATTATAGAGAGTATTTCTAAACTAGATGGCTTAGAGAGAGATATTGATATTACTGACTAGGATGTATAGAGACTACAAGCAGAAGCAGCTAAGTTAAATAATACTATAGTAGAGATTAACTAGGCTATTAAAAATAGTATAGATATGTGGGCTAAGTAGGCATTATCTTTGATGTTAGTAGAAAATTCAGAGATAACTATTGATGATGTCATGGACAACTTAAAGGTAGATGCTACTTGGTTTGATAGAATGTACAATGTTACTAAAGTTAGTCAAATACCCACTGCAGTTATAGGTAACTATATCTAGGAAACTAGAAGATAGAGAACTATGAGATTAGCTCATATAGCTGATAGAATAGGTGCTATATTGTAGACTAAAGACCCTGTTACAGGTAAGAGCTCTAATATGAAGAATAGGAATACATCATTTATGTATGAGCTAGTAGACTCTGAGTTTGGTGGTGGTAAAAAGGAGTACAAAATTATAAGTGAGTACGATTTTAATAAGTACTATGAGCTAAAGAGAAAATAGGCTGGAAGGTTAAAAAAGAGAGGTGTAACAGGGGCTGCATTCAATCTAGCTATGGAAGCTTGGGTTAATAATAACACAGATACTATTGTAGTAGACTAGGTTACTAATAGAACAGAAAGAGTTCCTAAAGTAAAGAAAGCACAGAACCCTCTTGATAAACTGTCAGAGACTGAAAGGGCTATATATGATTAGTTCTTAGACTTAAAAGGAGAGATAGATAGTATGCTTCCAGAGTTCGCTAGAAGCAGGTATAACCCTCCCCAATTAAGAAAGAATGCTCTAGATTAGCTAGGCTAGGGTAAAGTTGGTAAGGCTGTTGCTGAGAAATATAAATCTAACTTTAGTGTTAGAGAGGATGAAGAAGGGTTTGGTTAGATTAAGGAAACTGATGATGGGGAAGTAATATCAACTTACACAGATATGACTGGTAGTACTGATATAGTCCCAGTTAATTATGTACAGAAGCTTAAGAATCAAGATGAGCTATTATTAAACTTCTCAGAGGGATTACTTCACTTAGCATCCTCAGCTATTAACTATGATATTATTAAGGGTATAACTGATACAGTAGAAGTTCTTAGTGACTATGTAGTAGATAAAGTACATCCTATGTAGAATGGGCTAGAGCTAGCTCAAACATTCACTTATGGAACTAAACTATTCTATGAAGTAGGTAAAAGAGGTAAACATGATATTTCTAATGTAGAAAGAATACTACAAGATTAGAAAAAGAGATTACTCTATAATGATACTACTGCAGGTAGGTCAGTCAAAGTAACAAAGGGCTTAAACTTTATTAGAAAAGTAACTTCAGTATAGGCTCTTAGTTTTAACCTATTTGGTGCTATGAATAATGCATTAGAGGGCTATAGAAAGAACTTAGAGGAAGCTATAACATATGGTACTGATACCTTTGACCTTGTTGACCTTGAGTGGGCTCATGCAGTTATCTTTGGTCTCCACCCACTTGAAGGGGTAGGTCATATAAAGGATTTCTTAACAGGTAAAAGAACTCATAAAGGCAGCTTAATAGTTAATAGGTTTGACCCTAAGAAAGAGAAATACCATGAGATAGCTAATAGAAAATATAGGACTAATTTCTTTAGGACTTTAGTATCTAAGGATTTAACTATGATTATGTATGGCTTTGGTGAAACTCTTAATAACTTACCTATTATATATGCTATGTTGCACCATGTTAAGGTAACTATAGATGGTAAGAAAGGCACACTATATGATGCTCTTGAAGTAAGGTAGAGAGCAGATGGAACTAGTGAATTAGCACTTAAGCCAAAAGTAATTAATATCAAAACTGGAAAGCATGTCACAGATGCCGACTTAGATGAGTTAGCTAAGAAGATGAATGAAGTCTCTGAGACTAACCACGGTGGTATGTCTGATGAAGCTAAAGGTGAAATAGCTTCAACTCTACTAGGTATGATGACTCTACAACTTAGGAGATGGATGATTGGTGTCTATTCTAAGTACTTTAGAGGTGAATACTTTGATGCATCTACTGGTAAAAAAAGAGAGGGTGCTTGGAAGGGTGCTTATGATTTTCTAAGTATGATAGCAAAAGATATGAAAGGTATGCCTTGGAGCTTAGACTGGGGACATGATATGAGGACTTTCAGTTAGGAATGTATAAAGAATTGGCATAACTTTAAGCCTCATCAAAGGAAAGCAGCTGTAAGCTTTGCAACTACAACGGTTTTAATGACAGTATTAAGCTGGCTAGTAGATGGCATTGTTAGAAGTTACTACCCCTCAGATAAGGATGAAATATGGTTCAAAGTAGTATTTTATCTATTAGCAAGACAGAGAATGGATGTTCAGTCTACTGTACCTGACTTAAAGCATCTAGAGAGAGTTGGATAGATTGGTACAAGTATGATTGAGATTATGGATAAACCGTTTGCATCTTACTCTACTATTGAGATGGCTACTTATTGGGTTACAGCTCTCCCAGAACAAGGTGAAGAAGTTAAATCTGGCCCTCATAAAGGAGAGGATAAATACCTGAGGGGATTGAGTAAGCATTATGTGAAACCACTAGAGCTATATTATAGACTAGAAGGATTGAAAGACACAGATGAGCTCATAGAAAGCTTAGGTGGACTAAAAGGTAAGTTCTCAGTCAAGAAGGAATATGAGAGACTTACTGGAGAAGAATACAAAGAAAAGAAATCAGTATTCTAATATATGGAAAATAAAAAAGGCTAGTGTTTGATTACACTAGCCTTATTTTTTTATACATTGTCAGTATTATTCACAATTCTTCAAGTTATCTATCCAACTATCAATATTGTCTATCTTAGTACTAATTCCCATTCTCTCTAATTCAGAAGTTAGATTCTAAATATCAAAGTTCTTCCACTTTTCATTATTCTGTATCTTACTTTCTATTATATCATATATCTAGTCAGTTAAGTCCATGAACTACTCTTCTGTACTACTAAGAATACCTTCAAGAGTATAAGAACTAGAGCCTATAATTGAGTCTTGTAACTCAAAGTCATTGTGCTATGGAGCTAAGTCCGCAGGAGTTATTATAGGAGCTTCAGTAATAGGTTGTGCTTCCTAAGTTGGGGGTTCCTCCTATTTCTCAGTGACCTCAGGTGCTTCAATAGGAGCTTCAGTAATCTATACTTCAGGAACTTTAGGAGCCTCAGGTTCAGGTTGTAATACCTAATCCTTAGCTTTCTTAGCAGCTTCTTCTGCCCTTATTTTCTCTAGTTCCTATCTATAAGATTGGATTAACTGATTAGCTAATTCCTCAGGAACACCTTCATAAGTACTAGTACTAGTGTTATAAGCTACTGTTATAGGATTAGAGGTTTCAGCTCCAACAATATAGTACCTTCTAATACCTAAACTACCCATTGACTAAGCCTCACCAGTCTAAACTTTATAAGCCCAAGCAACTTGAGTTTTCTCTTCATTAGAAGTAATAGGAGTATTGTCCTCATGTACCCATCTACCTTTCCTATAAGTATAACTATTACCTTGCACATATAGCTTAGTAGGAGTATAATCCTCTGAACTAGCAGTATAATCAGATTTATTCTCTACTGGGCTCTTCTATTGAGGCTCACTTAATATAGGCTTACCTGTTGAAGCATCAATAGGAGCTACATAGTATTTACTACCATAAGTACCTAACTTCTAAGAGTCTGTCATAAGAGCACCAGCTTCATCATATCTCTTTATCCAATTAGGGTCAGATAAGCTCTTCATGTACAAGTTAATCCTAGGATTAAGATTATATATAGCCTATCTAAACTCCTCTAGAGTAAAACCTCCTTGATTAATATCAAACACCTTAATAGGAGTTTTATTATTATATAGAGTTATAACTGGGTTATTCTCAGTACCATAATTTATAGTTTTACCAGTATCTCCTTTCTTTAAGCTACTAGATAAACACAATAGTGTACATAACTCACCCATAGCCATCTCCCTAGTATGATAATCAGGGTCTAGCAACTAAGGTATAAGCTTATTATCTATTAAGTTCTTAATAGCACCATCCTTTATCTCTGACAATAATACTGGGTTAACAAATATAGGGATAACTTCACCATTAGCAGCAGGCACTAATACATAAACCTAACCCCATTTATTAACTCCTTTTTGCTAAGGTTCATGCATCTTAGTTACAGGGCCAACAGGTAATATATTATTAAATGTTTGACAACAGAAACCTAAGTCAGCATAGCTCATTTGGTTAGCTACTGTATGAGTCTTATTGTAGTTATCTATTAGCTCTCCTATGGAATGAGGAACAGATTCACCATCTATTGTATTAATAACATGGCCTGAGTTAAAGGTAGTCATCTATGTGCTCATATCTGGGTCTACATAGAACCTCTCATTAGGGTTATTAGTGAAGTAATCTACTCCATTCTTTTGTAGAGTGTTCCTAGTGGTAGTTACTAAGCTAGCAGCAGAAGTACCATCCTAAGCTTTAGTATTCCACATATTACCAATTATCAAGTACTGTTTACCACCAGAAGTAATAACACCACCATTCTCAGGTAAGTGCTGTTTAGCTACTTTATCAGTATATTCTACTACTAAGAATATATTAGAAGCTACCTTAGAGTCTGCACCTTCCTTTTTAACCTTCATTAGTTGAATAGTAGGATTAGCCTTTAGCACATTGAATAACTCATCATCCACTATAGCCCCTAAGTTAATCCCTTCCTAAGCTAACCATTCATATATAGGGCCTTCAGTGTAAGGCACTAACTCATGGTCTTCTAGTGCATTAGAATCATATGGGTTAAAGTATAATCCATGTACTTCTTGCTACTGATTAGTAGTTTCCTATGGAGCTGGCTTACTATCATCAATTAAGGTATCCTAAGATACAGGAGTTATATTTAATTGTTCAGCAGCCTACTCTGGGGTCATAGTTTCTACCTAGCCATCAGAGTCTCTAGTTACACCTGCAGGTAATTCATCTGATTTAACTTCTGTAGTAGGAGGCTCAGGAGTCTCAGTTTCAGAGGGCTCTGGGGTCTATTCCTAAGGCTCAGGTGTGTCCTTCTTAGGTTCTTCTTTAGGCTCCTCTTTAGCTTCTTCCTTAGTCTCTGCTTGAGGTTCAGCCTAATTAGCTGGGGTCTCAGGGGCACTAGGTTCATTCTAAGTATCACCTAAATCAATAGCTGGCCCAGTAGTATTCTCCATAGATTCCATGTCTGGCACAGTCTCATTAGATAAATCTTCATCAGAGTCCTAAGTAGCTGCAGGAGCTTTACTAGTGTCATCCTATACAGGAGGCGCTTGCTAAGCCTATTGAGCTTGCTACTATTGCTACTACTATTGCTATTGTTGAGCCTACTAAGCCTACTGTTGTTGAGTCTATTGTTGGTCTTGCTATTGCTACTGCCTTATTTGCCTCTCAATATCTTTAACAGCTTGACCTAACATTCTTTTTCTCCTATACTCAGTATAAGCAGTAGTTGCACTATCAATAGTAGTTACTCTCTAATAGTCCTCTAGGGCTTGTTTAAGAGTAGAATTACCTGCTAGTTTAACATCATTAGCAAGTCTATCTAATAGTAAGTCTGCAAGACCTTGCCTCTCATTACCTAAGAAATACTCAGGAGCATAGGCTAACTCATTAGCAATACTATTAGCAACTTCAACCCATAACTGCTAGTCTTTATCCATCATTAGCTCTCTTAGGCTATCTACAGCTTCACTCATCTTACTAAATTGAGTTACTATAGGGCCTAGAGTAGGATGCCTCTAACCAAATTCCTATAACTATTGAGGAGATAATGATACTCCTGCTATAGGGCCTAGGGTATCTACATCCTTAGTAGCTAAGTCGTCATAGATTAAATCCATCGTATTTTTATAGATAGCTCTATTAATAGCATTTTTCCTAGATGCAGATAAATCAGTAGTAAAATTAAGGAAGTCCTACGGATTTTCTTGGATAGCATCTAGTGAGTATTTATTGTTGGAGAGCTCATCTTGTAGTTTGGCGAGCTCCTAGATATATGTTTCTCCTTGGGGGCCTATGTTTTTCTTAAACTCAGCTATTTCCTTCTGCTATTCTGCAGAGTACATAGTTGGGTTATTAATCATATCATCTATCACCCTAGCATCAGTAGACAGACCTTCCTAAGCTGATAACAATCTACTATCCTCTATAGCTGAGACACCTCTATTAAGCTCTGATATTTGTCTATCAGTTGCTTTTATAGCCATTCTAGTATCAGTAGCATCTTTATTCAACTACTTAATAGCAGCTTCGTCAGTCTCTGTCTCTAGCTTCTCTTGAATAGATTTAAGTTTATCCTATTTAGCTCTCTATTGTTCTTTAGCAACCCTAATAAGTTCTCTAGCAGAGTCTACATGATTCTATTTATGAGAGTCTTCCATCTCACCATAAGAACCATCCTTCTCAGAGTCTATATTTAAGTTAATGTCTTTAGCTAACTATTGAATATCTCTAGATATTCTTTTATTCTTAGCCATTAACTCTGCTCTTTGAACTAATATAGGATAATTCTTCTCATCTTCAAATGACCTATCTTGTTCTCTTAAACTCTATTCAGCTTCATTATAATCATTAACAAAGTCACTAGTTCTCTTAGCTACAGTTTGAATTTCCTACCAAGCCTAATCTCTCTAGGCATCAGTAATAGGAGCTTGTTTATTAGCCTAATTAGTGCTTAAAGCCTATGTTATTAATGTGTTCTTCTCTTCATCAGACACATTGTCATTAGCTATATCTTGTAATTTTTGAATGTTAGCTTGATTAACTTGATTACTAAATTGATGTAGAGGATTACTACTTAGCTATTTCTAGTTCCATACTAGTTTCATAGCTAAAACATCCTAGGCATTAGCTGCTGCTGAGAAATCTTGTGAGTTTTGAGATGCTTGGCCATTTACTATAGCTTGGTTAAGTACTCCTAGTTCTGATAGTAGTTGCTCTCTTTCATCAATAGCTTTGTTATATTGACTCATCTACTCAGCCTAGGCTTTCATAACCATTCTAGCTTGCTCATACTCACCTACTGCACCTGTTACATAGGTATTAAACCACTGTCTAAAACCTCTAGTTTTCTCCATGAATTCACTAGATTTTTCACCAGCTTCTTCCCTAGCTTTGTTTTCCCTAGCATAGTCCTCTTTCATCTTTTTATAGCCACCTAGTCTAGGAGCAAAGATACCACCAAGAGCACCTATTTCAAATGCGTGAGCAGCCTATTCAGTTAAACCTGCATGAACAGCACCTTCAACACCAGAGTGAATAGCATCCATGTACTCACCTATTGCACTACCACCATGCCAAGTATTAGCATAGGCTTGTGGGTTATACTGTCTTAAGTACTCAGAGTTAAACTCACTTAGACCAAAACCTGCTGCAAAACCAGTAGTTAGTTCATCAGTATAGTTACTCCAACCACCAGATACTAGAGCATTCCTAGCTACATTGTAACTACCTATGACTTTAGGATTAACAGTAGTCCACTTCTTAATACCTAGTAAAGATTTACCTTTATTAGTGAATTTACCTACAGCATCCTGAGTCATCTTACCATAGGTATTAGTTGCTACCTCTGATTGTAATACTTTCTCAGGCGCTTTAAATACTTTAAGTGGTTGTAAAGCTGCATTCAGCATACCATACTTAAGATACTCACCTGCAAAGCTAGTCATATAAGAGTCTACAGCAGCTCCCTATGCTAGTCTTTCTAAGTCATCTCCTCTTTGGTCGGCCATCTTTTTTTGCAACTCAGCATACTTAGCCTAATCATATTGCTGTTTGAAATAAGCTCTATATTCTGGAGTATCTACTGTCATACTAGTTTTACCCTCAGCACTTTTCTTAATACCTAGAGTTTTTCTATATGCTTTCTCAAGCTCCTGATTATATTCATCAGTAGCTGATAACTTCATAAACTCATTATTAACATCATCTTGTAGGTATTGTTGAGCTTGCTATTTAGCAGCATTATAAGTCTATTGATAAGCACCATAGGCATAAGATTGAGCTATAGGAGCAGCAGATAGAGTAGCATCTTTCATACCTCCTAGTGTAGCTTTAGCAGCACCTTTAGATAATAATGCCTTAGCTCCTCCTTTAGATACTAGTGAAGCTAGGGACTCATAGGTAGAAGGGCCTCCAGCCAACCACATAGAAGCTGCTTGACCAACTACTTGAGCAGTCATACCTGATATATCTTGTAGAGTCCCTAATGACCAAAAATCTGGGCCACTCTAACCTGGCTTTAAGACATACATCTCATTACCTGATACACCATTATTAGCTTCAGCCTATTGTTGTTCCTTCTATGACCAAGTGTTATATTGGTCTACTTTATTAAGATAATCATCCCTTAACCAGAATAAACCACCATTATCAGACAGTGATTTAAACCCTGATTCCTCAGGAGTTTTGCCCTATAAATTCTTACCCGTAGATATGACACTAGCTAATTCACCAAAGGCATTAGACTCACCCTCATGACCTGTTAAATCACCTATTATAGAGCTAGTAATATTACCTAGTTCTGCTAATCCCCATACACCAAAGCTTAGCATCCTAGGAGCTACATTATCAACAACTGTATGAGCAAAGTTCCATCCAGTTTCCCAGCTTCTTTTAAAGAATCCTAGGTTATCACTCACAAAAGTTTGCATCTCATTATCTAAGTACTAGTCAGCTTTCTATTTACCAAATAATTGTTCATAAGCTTTATACTTAGATAATATTCTTTTCTATTCTTCTGGTTGTAAGTTCTCCTCAAATAGGTCTTTATAAGCTCTATAATAACCAGAGCCTTCATGTTTTTCACCATCTTCATCAGTATAGCCAGTAGCTATTTGATTAAAGGCTGAGTATATATCATTAGAATCCTTAGGGCCTAGTTCCTTAGCAGTTATACTCTAAGAAATACTTTCAGCAGTTTTATCAGCTACAGAGTCATAGTAGTCATCTATTTTCTTTTGTATGCTAGACATAATGTTATTATTCCTAGCTGATAAATACATTCTCCTAGCCTCTTCTAACCTGTCTTTCTAATATTTCTCAGGGTTCTCTTCTGCCTCTGCTCTACCTACAGCTGTTGACTTATATTTCTTATCTGCCTCTTTATAAAAGTCATTGAAGGTTCTCTTACTAAATTTATTAGGGTCTTGGTCTTCATCCATACCAGGAGTCCTCCATAATTGAAGGTCAGTAATAGCACCTCTTAGCCAAGAAGAGCCCTCTTCATCCCCTTTATTTATATTATTCTTAGAGGCTTTCTATATTTCATCCTAGGTCATATAGCCAGATTTAAATAGCTCATCTGACAACTGAGCAGCTAATCTAGGATTACTATTATATAACTCAAGGAGGGGAGATGTATCCCCTCCTAATTGATTATTATTATGTAGTTCTAGTAGTTTATTACCTTTTAAATAAGCATTAGCATCCTCTTCATCAACATCTGGGTTAAGTCCTAATTGAGCTAACTATTGTTGTCTATATAGAGCTGAAGCCTGAGTTGCTGTATAATTCTAAGGCAATTGACCACTGGCCTTTGCCTTCATTATAAACTAATATCTTTGTTCTGAGTTTAAACTACTTAGTTTAGGTAAACTTGGTAACTTCATATTATTTATCTTTAAGTACTAACTGCTTCTTCACTGCTTTGTCATCATTCTTACCTACTACTTTACCATCTTTATCATAGTATACATAGTAGTAATTAAAGGCATCATGATTAGCGGCTACTTCAGGAACCTCTGAATCAATATAGTGCTGTTCTGCAGTTTCTAGTCTATCATATCCACCAGTAATAGGAGTGGCTTGAGTAATATCATCTTTTGATATAAGCTGCTTAGTTCCTGGTACATAACCATAGTTTGGACCCTTAACCATTGGGAATTCAACCCCAATTATTTGACCTAATTTAGTTGTCTTAGTGCCTGAACCAGTTTTACTCCCAGTAGTAGTTGTGCCTACTTTTGGAGTTGGGTTTTGAATAGTTGCTTTACTAGAGCCTTTACCAGAAGTAGCAGTAACAGCAGAAGCCGATGCATCTGCAATCTTAGTAGGAGCACTTCTAGTGTAAGTACCACTCATAGCAGGAGTTAATTTTACTTTATCTGGGGTTACTTTATAACCTGGTTTATCATACCAATAATCTTTACCATCACTGCCAGTGTACTTATATTGTAACTTACCATCCTTAGTCCTAGTAGCTTGGTTAGGAGTTTCTGTCCAAGTAGTGTATCCATTGCTAAATACTCTAGTACCATCAGGATTAGTGTACAGAGGTTCTTTACCTAAAGCTCTATTCCTATCTTGTTGCTTCCATTGAAACTCTTGTTGAGCTATACTTAATTGAGCAGCTTGTCTAGCATCAGCAGCTCTTTGAGCTCTAGTCATATACTCACCATTCTATTGTAATGAAGTCTAATAGTTATTCAAACCTGCATATAAGCCTTCATTAATAGCTCCCTCAACAGCTGTTCTACCTGCATCATCAAATCTATCTAAGCCTCCTAATTGACCTATCATTTGATTCCTAATTTGTGCAAATCTATTAGCAGCTGCTGGATTACCTGCAATAGCCTATTGTAATTCTTGTAGACTACCTATGCCTTTCTTTTGAATTACCTCTAGGAACTATGGGCTCATGGAATTCTTAATAATGGGGTCTTCCATTATACTCTGAGCAGTAGCCTAAGCTAATGCTGCTGTTCTACTAGCTATATCTTTTCTACTCTCAAACTTATTATTAGCTGTTTGACCATGTAGGAATTTATCTAATGAATTATATCTACCTACTTCAAATATAGCATCAGAACCTGCCTAATCCCTAAGTGCATTAGCTGCGTTCATAGCTTCACTAGCTTTAGCTATTGGAGTTATATTAGAAGCATACATCCTCTTCATATTAAGGAGTTGTCTTCTATTATTAGGGTTCATGCCTGAGCTAAAGTCATCAACTACAGAATTTAGCTAATCAGCATAGCTTTTATACATAGCATAAGCCTCAGGGCTATTCTATCTATTAGCTATGTCTTTCCAAGCTTCAGTCTATGATACTAAGTCTGAATAAGCTGTCTCAACCTACTAATAATCTTGCCTATAATCTTCAATAGGCTACATTAGCTCCTTATAGGTGAATGGGTTAAATTTACTATCTACAATTATATTCATATTAGTATGTTAAGCCTTTCTTTACTCTTTTAATTTTACCACCTTTAGCTTTCTTAGTTCCTGTCCAACCAGGAGCATAGCCCTAATCCAGTAACCATTTTTGCTATTTCCTAGCTACATTCTCACTACCTATATTACCTAATGAAGTAAATAGGTTAGACATATTAGTAGCAATAGAGTTATCCCTAGCTAATTTAGCTCTTTGTCTAAGGTCTTCCGCTTGTATAGTACCATTAAGGTAAGCACTAGCTGCATTAGCTCTAGCTGATTGATTAGCTGCATCTGCCTTAAAGAAACCTTCAGAATTAAACTCATTAGTAGACCTATTGAAATCTTCTACTAATTGTCTTTGCTTAAGATTATCTTCAGCAGCTCCTCTCCTAAGGATACCTAGTTGATTTAAAGCATTGTTATCAGCAGCTAGAATACCTGCCATAGCTGTACCCCTATTACCACCAGCAGTATTCATTATATTTCTCCTAGTAGCACCTGCAGTAGCATTAGCTTGATTAGCAGCATATTCTACATCAAATGGGTTATAGGTTAGATAATTACCTACTGGTTTAAATTTAACTGGTTGATATTGACCTGCACCTTTAGCAGCCTCTAACACAGCATTAGCAGCACTCTCATCTGGTTTAGAGAATACACTTAAGCCTAATCCAGTTAATGAGCCAGCTATTGGCATATATCTCATCCAGTTATCAAAGTTAGGCATCTACTATGAGTCCTTTAACTTAGTATAAGAACTAAATTCATCACCATCTGTTGGCTTACCATACTTAGATAAATCTATACCAGCTTCTTGTGCTGCATCTAGGCTATCATATACAGTAAACTCACCGTCAGCACTATCTCTAAATCTAGGTTTAAGCTTAGCTGGAGTAGCTCTCTCTGTGTAATAATAATCTGTATAATCAGTATCTTTATCAAAGGAGCTACCTTTTCTCACAAACTAATATTTACTTGTCTTACCATCGTACTAGTCTGTTATATCAATTGGGTCTAATGGAGTTCCATTAGCATCTGTTTTACCAGTTAAGAATCTTCTCTCACCTTTATTCCTAGAGCCTTTATTATTCCTATTCATATACATCTCAAATAGGTCTCTACCATACTTATGAGCATCAGAATAAGCCTAAGAATTACCAAAGGGAGCATCATACATTAAAGCTTTTCTACCTTTAGTACCAATGAATAAGTCTTCATAAGTGGGAGCAGATTTATTACTAGCATAATAGTTCTTAGCATTGTCTTTATTACCCCAATACTCTTTTTGGAAAGCTATAGCCGCAGGGTCTGTGTTAGCCCAATTCATGAAGTCCTCACTGCTATACATAGAGTTATATCTTCTAGTAGCAGGGTCATACAGTAAGGTGTTACCGTATCTAAAGTTATCCCAGTTACTGAATACATCAGCATTATTTATAGCCTTACTACCTCCTGGATACGGATTTACTAGACTACTAGTATGCTCTTCCTCACCACTAAAGAGGTTGCCACCAAAGGCATATTTACTCCTTAACTTAGTTTTTCTAGACATCTCTTGAGAGTTAGCTAACTCTCCTAATAGAGCATCTAAGCCATTCTAACTTATAGGGTCATTAGGTCTTTCCTCAGATTCCTTAGACATCTATAAAGCAGCATCAGCATAAGTTAGAGATTTATCTCCTCTTAATTTATATTTAGTTCTCACTGCTTGAGGTACTTTTAATCTTTTACTAAACACATAATCATTATAAATTACTTCACCCTCTTCTACTAGATTAGGGGTGCCCTCTTGGTCTACTCCCATAGGTACACCCTCATAGGGATTAGATTCATGGGAACCACCATTCTAGATGAAGGTTATACCAGTATCAAAGTTAGCTCCATGTGTATTTAAGTTACCACCAAAAGCAGTATAGTTAGCTTGAACATCATTAAGCTAATTCTCTGATATATTCTAAATAGTATTATCAGCACTTCTTACTGCAAAGCTATTAGCAGCCTTTAGTTGTTGTGCTAACTCCATGTTTTTCTTCTTAGCTTTACCTCCAGAGAACACACCTCCTTTATAGGCGTTAACTCCAAAGTTCATTGCACTAGGACTTGATAAGGCATCATCATCAAATGAAGTAGCATTACTAGCTGCTAGAGCTGCACTATTTAAATCAGCCACACCTTTATTAACCCTATTAACTTCTTCCTAGTTGACTTTCATACCAAAGAGCCCATTAACAGCTCCACCAACTAGGTTTAAAGCTCCACTAGCAAATCCTCCTATTACAGGGATACCACTAACAGAATTACCTACACTCCTAATAGCATTACCAGCTTTAGAATCTAAGCCATTAGATAGGAGATTTCCTCCTAACTAGCCAACAGCACTAGCAGTTGCTCCCATCATAGAACTAGCTCCCATTGTAGGACTCTGAAAGGCAGTACTAGGACTTCCAATCATATTCTTCATATCAGAGAAAGTATTCTGGAATATGTTTCCTCCCTAGTTAAAGTAGTTCTTCCCGACTTTAAGAGGTTTATTATATTTCCTTGTAGATTTTACTTTAGCCATATTGTATTATTTTGATTTACAAAGTTACATAAAGTTTCCGATTTATACAAGTATATAAGCATAAAATAAATAAAGGTATAAGAAAAATCTTATACCTTTAATAAATTTAAATATAGAATAGAACATCGAGGTCATGTAACTAAATAAAGCCATTGTTACCATTATTATATCTAGGAGCAGAACCCAGTGTAATCTTACACCAAGTATTCCTTATTCTATCTCTCCTGTTATGAGCATCTCTAGGAATTTGTATTCTCCACACTCTAAACTTCTTCTTTAGATTAGATGGTAAATTACCTTTATTCCTCAGAAGAACCTCACCAGTATCTTGATATTCATTCCACACTCTAACATAGTCAAATGGGGATTCAGAAGATAGAATACTATCTAGTTTATCTGACCATCTATCCGCCCTAAACTCTATATTAGTGAATATTTTATCAGCAGCTGATAAGTCCTATTGAGATGTCTTACCATTAGATATAAAGGATATATCATAACCTTGATATTCACCAAAGAAATAATTATAGCCTCCTTCAAACATCTAATGTAAGTAGTTATTCTTAACACAAAAGAATTTATCTACCACATTAAACATAATAGGTACATCAGGATAAGACATAAATGATGTAAACTATCCTAGCTATTCACTATAACAGAGGGACTCATTTACTGTATTTATATATAAGTCATTGTTATTCTTATCATAGAATAACCTAACAGTATAATCTTTAGGAGTCCACATTGAAGTAGGCTATTGATTTAACCAAGTTACCATACTTCTTTGTACAGAGACATCACTTAAACCCTATCCTCCTATAGCTTGTAGATGTCCTCCTACTGAGTCTATGAAGTATAGAGCATTAGGGGTAGAGCATATAGAGAACTTATTAATACAACCAACTCCGTCAGAGATATACCTCTTACCATCTACCTTATAGTTATTAGATATTTCAATAGGCACCCCATCAGATGTAGGTATCTATACTCTAGAGTTAAATAAAATATTACATATTCCATTATCCTAGAAGCAATAAATATTATCACTCCATACATCTAAGGCTCTTATTTTACCTTTAGAACCATCCATATCATAGGTAGAAGCTAGAGTCACTGAAGTCCATGGGTCTACATCAGAGCCCTGAGATTTTTCTGTACTCCAAGTTATCTAGTTAGGGAACTCATTTAACTTATAGTAGTCATCATCTAACATTCTATAGCTAAAGAAGTTATTCTTCTAAGAATAGACTGGGTTCATTAGATTAAAGTTAGTAGGAGACATATTAAGGTTGTTAAGCTAACCTCTATTTCTATCATACCTACCATCTATATTAATTCTAGTCTCTAGTAAGAATGAGCCTATTTCAACTACTCTATTAGGGTCTTCAGCAGTAAAGGGGTAAGTTTTTAGACAATCATATCTACTAAACCAAGTATCTCCCCATTCAAATTCTAATGTATTTGAACTATCAAACAAGGACAAAGTTTTACCTGCGGGCAGCCATACATTAGCTCTAAGTGCATCTGTACTAGTACCACCAAACATAGTCTTAGCATTATAACTCCTACATAATTCCACAACAGGTAAAGTATTAGTATAATCACTATCTGAAGTAGAAGGCATTGGTGAACTTAATTCTAATACTACATGTGGAGTAGACTTATACTTAAGTCTCACTGATTCCTTCTTAACAGCTAAAGCTGGATAGGCATCACCTATATTGCTATTTACTAAGTAGAACTAGGTAACTCCATTCTTAGTCTATCTTTTATATAAGCCCTAATCAGAAGACTCGTCTGAGTAAGCTGACCAAGTTTTCCACCAACTAGTACTATTAAAGTCAGTAGTAGTATCAGCTCCTACAGAAGAGCCACTGAAAGCAAAGTAACTACCGTCACTATCATCAGGTACTAGTAGAGTGTCTATATTACCTTCATAGACATTACCACTGAGTTTTACTATAGAGACTTCATTACTACTAAATAGCTATGGAATACTCTTAGAAACAAAGTAATGCTAGACTGGGCTAGTCCATACAGTAGTATCAGCAAATCTCAAATTGGATATAGTCTTCTTACTAAGCACTGCACTCCTAGTTCCCTAATCAGTAGGTCTATTAATATCATTGTTAAGAGAACCACTAGTTCCCCAAGTGTATACTAGCCACTTATAAGGGCTATACTCATTGCCATAAGCTCCTAGTTTACCAGTCTTCTTTACTTCATCAACTGCATAGTCATCATAGAATAAACCACTTATAATTCCCTAAGAACTACCACTAGTAAAAGGTTTATGTACAAAGCCTGAGCCACCATTACTAATAGGAGGAGTCTCTGTTTGAATATCAATATCACTAGCAGTATAATTTATCCTAGTTTTACCTACTCTACTACATGTAATACTAGATAAGTCTAAGTTGTGCAAAGACTCATCTAATTCTATATCAGGAGAGTGAAAAGTTAGGAAACTCCAGTCTACTTTAAACTAATTATCACTCTTATATTGACCCTGTATCTCCACTCCCCTAATAGCCTAGGGATTCCAAGTTAAATCCCTACTAGTATAAGGCAATGACTATCCATTAGCAGAGAATGGACTACATACGGTATTAGAGTAAGCAGTAGAGGCTTTAGCATACTCACTTAAACTAGTTACACCATTAATGAAAGGTCTAAAGAACCAAGAAGACTAAGCATATATTGACATGTCATTAAACCTATTTTCCCTAGTATATACAGTAGGATTAACTACTCCCTAGCATATTATAGTCCTATCTTGTATCTCTGGAAATACCACAACTGGCCGTACTTTTTTGTACCCAGCTTCTTTTAAACTAGACTTAACAGAACTAGGTAATTCATAAGTCATAATAAACTTATACAGTAATTCCTCATCATTGTCATAATAAGGGCCAGCTGCATTGTTATCAGAGTAACCAACTTTATAGTCACCTATCCAAACTGGCTCTGACCATTTACCGTCTTTATACTGAGCTTGTATACCTAGTCTATAATACTCTCTGTTCTTAAATCCAGCTGCAGTTGTGTTATATAATACACCATTAATAGTTTCCTAAGCATTTAATGCATTATAATACACATAGCCACTAGAAGCTAACTTAGGAACAGATACACCTTTTAGCTTAGAATTAACACTACTTAGACTATCTTTAACATCACTAGTTAAGCCATCTATACTACTAATAGCTTGTCTCTTAATCTTAAGATTACCCAAGAATAATGTACCATCTTTAGCACACATACTATCAGCAATGACTTCCTCTCCACCTATATATAATAGTGAACTTGGGTCTACTGTATCACCAACTGTACCAGTGTCAGTGAACTTAGCTACTCTATTATTAATAGTACTTAATTCAATATCTTGTACCCTTTTACAAGTAGGTATAGCGTCAAGTGAAGTCCTTAGTATACTATATATTCTAAGGTAATCAAAGTGTTTATCTACATTACTTACCTCTATCTCAAATGCATTAGATACAGTGGCTTCAGGAGAGCCACCCCTATCATTAAATGAAGTATATAATAGAGGAGTAGTATGAAAGATATTAGTCTCTTGACCATACTTATTATAGTAAGTAAAAGCATATTGAATTACCCCTGGGGGAAACTATCCACCTGAACTAGCTACTCTAGTTACATTGACAGTCTCATCTAACTCTAACTCAGGTACAAAGTCAAATGAGCCTTCCCAATCATAGGGACTGTGCATTATATTAATAATCCTAGGTTGGTTTAAACCATCAGTCCAATATACCTTTTGGATGTTCTCATTCTCATAATCTCCTATAGCTTCTATAGGATGTTTAACATCAAACCCTAGTGATTTCTATCCTTCATTAGGGAATAAAGTAGTAACTAATGGGTCTGATTCTGACATATCTATCCTTAGGATAGAATCACTATTAGCACCCTAATGAACAAATAATACTAGGTAATTATTTAATACACAGTGACCTATAATAGTTCCTTGTATAGAATAAGTACCCCCTAGACTATTCTTCATAGTAAGTTCTTTAGGGCCTCTCTCATTAGTTACAGTCAAGAGGGTTTCTCCCCCTCTTGCTGTAATTCTAATGTTATGTGCATCTATTAAATATTCTGGGGTCTACTTAGATACTGCTGCATCCTATTGTAGCCCTATAAATGTATGATTAGAAGATTTTTGCATAATTATTATTCATCTGTAGGAGGTGTAGTTGGTGTTCCACCAGGGGGAGCAGTAACAATAAGAGCACTACTAGCTATTTGAGTAGATGTCCAAGCCTCTGCAGAAGTAGTAGCCATAGCGAAATAGTCACTAGTCTTAGATGTACCTGAGGGGTTTAGATAAGTTGCTGTAGTACTGTAAGGTTTTAAATAAGTTACACTAGAAGAGTCTTCAGAGAGTAACTAGTTATTAGCATTCCAACTAACACTATTACCTACTACTACTTTAGAGTTAATAGTAGTTAAGCTACCTTTAATAATCTTTATCTAAGTATATATAGAAACACCAGTGCCTGTATAAACCATACCCCCACTACCACTGGAAGAAACACAATATTTAACTTGAGCTACCCTAGAAGTAGATGGTGTACCATTATATTTAGTACCAGGAGTTGTAGCTATAGCACTATCATCTAATGTAAACTCCCATATACCCTCACTAGTATCAAGCTTAGTTTGAGTTATTAAAGTTCCAGTATAATACAGCCCTATATAGTCACTCCAATTTAACTCTGTGCCACTACTATCATAGAGTTTAGCAGCTACAGTAGCACCTGTTTGATTACCACTATTGTCTACAAAAGTTAAATAAGGAGCAGCTGTTATTTTATGATAGTCAGCAGTACCTTGAACACCCTTGCTCTCTGAGATAGAGCTAGCTACATATAGGTCTTCAACAGTAGCTTGTACTCTTTCATAGTGACCAGATGAGCTTCCTGTTACTAGCTTAATCATGCTTAGTAAGTACTAAGAACCACCATAATTAATTAGTAATACAGGAGTACCCTCCTCAAGAGTAGAACCATCTATAGGGGTGCCTAAGGATTCCTTATAAGTAGTAAATATTATAGCAGGTGAACCATCATCATATAATACCTTTAGACTCTTAGCAGATACATCTCCACTGAAAGTTCCATTAGAAGTCCCAACAAACTCACCTGTAACTTTAACTTCACCAGAGGTAATATCAATACCAGCTTTCTATAAAGTATTATTTATATTAGACTATACTTGTATTGAGTATCCTTCAGCAGTCTATAATACTGAAGTTTTAGCTCCTTCTATAGCACTATCAACAGAAGTAGACCACTAGGCCCCTGTCTTAAAGTTAACACAGAAATTAGGTTTAAATGCAGCTAAGTCATCATAAGGGTCTGATAAAGTACTACCGTTCTTATAGTTCTATAAGAATAGCTCATAGTGGTCTGAGTAATCTCCAGTCTCATCTAAACCATCCTGACTAAACATATAATCACCATTAAATACTGCACTACCAATAAGACCATTAGCTATGATACCTACCTTGGTATATAAAGCTTCAAAGCCCTCAAGCTTAGTCCACCACAGAGGATTATTAGAGGGGGTAGAAGTAAGAGTGCCTGACCAACTACCCTAACCAGATAAATAGTAGTAGCAGCCATCGTCATATACATATGGAGTTCTAACACCATCATTAGTATAAGATACACCAGGTGTATATAGTCCCATTGGGTATATAATAGGGTTTCTTACATAAACAGTCTCTGTGGTAGTAATACCGTTTAATCCTGTATACCTAGCAGGCTTTGACCAAGTATCTTCAAAGGTATAAGTTTCATTACCCTCTTTATCTGTGGTAACTAGGTACCTACACTGGGTAAACCATATATAAGGATAATTCTCGGTTACACTAGGAGTAGCTTTATACCAATTAGTACCACTAGCAAATAGAGAATTATAATTAACATTGTAAGGTGATGTAGTAGGGTCTGGGGCATCTCCTCTTATACCTTCCTCTGTACCTAGTGTAAAAGCTATACCTATATTAACACCAGCTATACCATCAATACCATTAGAACCTGAAGGCCCTGGTTTACCATCCTAACCCTATATTCTTTGAGGGCTAGACCACTCACCTATTAACTAATCAGTATTACCATCTATAGTAGCATATATCATAAAGAGTACCCAAAAGTGGTCTTCATTAATATACTTAGTAACTAACCTATGGTATTCTGTATTACAAGTTAATAGGTCATCTTCACCTTTATCACAGGTATCATATAAAGTCTTAAAAGCTTTAAAGACTTCAACAATTAAAGCCTCCTAAGTAGAATTAGTAGTTAAAAGAACTCCATGTAGTTCATAGAATTTCTTATGTACCTAGGTAAAGGTGCTAGTGGTATCTAGCTCAGTAAAGTATTTAGTGTTATCTACATCTATGTTATTAGCACTAGAGAATGTTACTAGATACTTATCAAATACTTTACCTATGTTAGATTGCACCACAGAGTAATCCTCTACATCAGCTTTACTCCAATCAACATACCACCCTTCTGGGTATCTATCTAATTTCTATTCTGAGCCTAGTGTTAAAGCATACTATGATGCTCTCCTATATCTATACTCAGTATAGTTACCATTTTTACCATCCTCACCATCCTAGCCATTCTCACCATCTTTACCATCATTACCTGAGGAGCCTGTATTTCCTGTAGCACCCTTCATACTTAATACCTCTCCCTAAGACATAACCATATTAGTCTCATACTTAATCTTTAGTACACATTGATACCAATCCTAAGTAGAGGTATTAGGTACATCATACCACTTTTTACCATCAATTTCACCATTAAATGGTAAAGCTGGCATCTCTTTAGGTAAAGTAGATTCCTTAAAAGGCTTAGCGGGGAAGCTATCCTCAGAACCTCTACAAAAGATTGTAGTAGTATATTCATAACTACTATTATCTTCTGTCTAGGTATGTCTTAGATAGTACTCAACAGCAGCATCAACTTGCTCACCACTGTATATACTTGAGTATTCACTTTCCATATTTCTTCTTTACTTTAAGTTTCATAGTACCATCTTCAAGCATATATAAACCTTCAATAACTTTATAGTATAAACCATCTGGTCCAAATACAAATACATCAAGAGCTATAGGATGACTAAACCTAAACACAAATGGGTTAAACTTCTCAGTTAATCTAGAGACTTCCATTAATAAAGGATTATCACTATCTTCTATTATAGAATCTCTTGAAGTATTATTTGATATAATATTAATCTCAGGTATTATATAGCTTTTATTCCTTTTTCTATCGTAGCTTATAAAGTAATTATCCATTATTCCATTATTGCTATACCTGAAGAGCATCTAGCTATTTCTAGCCTCTAAGGTAGATTATCATGCTAGGGTATTGTAGCCTATATCTCTACCATTAATACTCCTGGGACTAAATCACTAGTATCTACAGTAAAGGCAAACATATTAGCATATTCTGGGGTCTCAGTCTCATCCCAAGCTTTATATAAGTCATTTGTTACCTCATGCTCAGTCTTAGTCCTAGCATTAATTATGTAATAGACTACTTTTACAGCCTTATCACCAACTAACTCAGTAAAGGTGTATTTACCATCAACAGGAGGAAACTTAATTCCAAGAACTAAAGTACTGCCTTTATAAGCTATATCATCATTAATAGGTCTAACCATAATTACTGTAATCTAATTCTTTCCATACTACCATTAGTTATAAATCCCCTACTATGCTCATTAACTCTAGGTATTAGAGTATTGAATGCATTAGTTATTGACTGCATCTCATCAACAGAAGGTTTAACTAAGTCTGTCTGAGCCTAACCTACTGCAAAAGCATATTGCTACTGAGTATTACTTAATACAGTCTAACTAATCTTATTTAAATCAAATAACACAGTAAAGCATTTATTCTTTATATATAACTCCAAAGCCCTAATAAAAGGACTATTATCAAGTACTAGAGGATAGCCCTCATCATCTACTGGGATAGCTCTATAAGCAATCTCAATCTATCCTTCTTTAATAGAAGTAAAGATTACATTCCCCTAAATCTTATAAGTAAGGTCTCTACTAGGGGATTCCTAGTTACTCATATGAAAGCTATCAGAAGTATATCTAAAGGCTACCTAATGATGCTCTCCACATTTATCCTTAATGAGCCTAACCTATATCATCTAATGATAATCACATGGTAATTTAGCTCTATGGTTATCTAACTCAATAATAGCAGTCTTCTCTTCAAAGATATTAGGCATACCAATAATCCTAATAAACTCTACTGTATAGGCTACTGCTCTTTCTAGAGTTAATCCATATTCCTTAAGTAAGGGATGGTCTAAGCAATCATCTAGGATTGTTTTTATTGAAATATAACCAGCCATTATAATTTAAATGCGTCTAATTTTTTATCCTTTATATTCTTCTTTAAATTCTTTTTTAACTCTCTGTTTACATCAAACTAAAGGAAGGACTTGTTTTTATAATTTGCTTTCCCTCTGTTGTAGTAAACTTTGAAGATTTCCTTCTCCTCCATTTTAATGAGTGTTCTATTCTTATAGGCTTCCTCATCTTCTGACCACAGTTTTAATGTTTTATCCCAATCAATAGGAAGGTTAGTTATAACTTTATTTCCCTATAATAGTATCTTAGCATCATACTTTCTTATCTCTAGCCTACCCATAGAACATGGTAAGGTTATATCATTGCCTTGGGATAGTAATTCTGCTAGGTAATTATTAACTGTCCTTATAATACTATAGAACTAATGTTCTGGTATAGGTTTACCTATGTTAAACCACTTGTTCTTCCTTATTGCTTTATAGCAATCATACACTCCAAAGGAGTTATTCACTTTATGCTTTCTTGGGCCACTGACCTTTAAAACTCTCTTCCTAAATTCATCCATTATTCTATTTGCTTTTGAAGCTGAGATTTAAGATTCTATCTTAAGAAAGAAGCTAATTCAGATAAATCATCAGAAGCATTATTCTCAGAATCTTTAGGTTTATAGATAGACCCACTTAATATCTTTACAGTTAAGTCTATTAGAGATTGCACTAGTCCAGCTTCTAATGGGAAAGTCTTATCTAGTAATTCGCATGAACTATCATCACTCTCACATTGTAACTCAGCTGCTCCCTCAGTATCCTCAAAGATACCAGTCATCTTAACTTTCTCTAGATATAGGAATTGAGGGTTACTAGATTTAAAATATAAATACTAGTCAGGCCCTATTGATGCATAGATTATATTCTATAACCATCTATTATGACCAACATATCTCATCCTTTCTCTAGACACAAAAGTAATTTCTCCCTAATAGAAATCTATTGGATAGACTCTAGTTCCACCAACAGATATAGTACTAGGCACTTTCTATTTTGACCTTAGATAAGTGCCACCTTCACAAGGTTCACCTGAAATAGCAGGAACCTCTATTAAGTCTAAACATATAGTCTAATAGTTGCTCTCTGGTATTTCCCTTTTTATGCTTGAATAAGTCTACTTAAGTATAGCTGCTCTTACCTTAGATAATAGGAATACAACATGCTCTTCAGTGTAGTAATTATCATCTGAAGCTCCCTTAAGTAAATCTAATACAGTATATACTAGTTCCCTATAAGTCATATGTGTATAAATTAAAAATCTTGCACAAAGATAAGTAAAATTTATCAATTATGCAAGATTATAACTATTTTTATTGTATGTTAAACACAAGCTTCTTTACAACTAGTATATGGGATTAAACAGTTACTTCCCCATAGACAGTTGACAGCTTTACTAACTATTAATTGTTCATCCTAGTCTAAGTCAAACTCCTATAGAATCTCTTGTATATATAAGAATGCTAGTAAGTATTCTACATAGCCATACTTAACATAACCAGCCTAAGATAACCTATTAAAGTACCTTTGTAAAGCCTAATAGGATTGATTAGTTAAGTCCATAACAGCCGCACTTACTAGTATTAGTTTCATTAGTATAAGTCTTATTAAGCATCTTCCAATACTTAATAGCATCAAGATAATTACAAGTTTCTATAGCTAAGTCTAGGGCTTTTTGCCTAAGTATAAAGTCTATAAAATCTTTAGGTAAAGTACAAGAGTCACCTAACCTGGTTAGATAATTAAGACCTTTCTTAGCTAAGAATTTCCTATTATATACTACTCCTACCTTATTTACATCCTAGCCACATGGTGTTTCAGGAGAAGGATTACCTAGTAATATAGGAGTTATAAACAGCAGCTCATTCTTAGCCTAGGGTAAATAAACTTCTAGTATAAGATTAGTTGTTTCTTCCTAAGTTACTTCATGATAAGGAGTACTAGTACCATAAGTATCAGGTGTGTCTATCCTAACTCCTTGTATAGTAACATCAGAGAAATATGACTTATCTTCTACCTAGACATCTATGTATAGATAATCTTCTTCTATATTAAGTTTATTGTACTTTATCATAGTATATAAAAAATAAAAGGGAGGTTTTAACCTCCCTTAGATTATTTAACTTCTTGAACTGTTAATCCAGAAACAGATTCCAATTTAGTTACTAGAGAAGTCATAACAGCAGACTCTGCTACAATAGTTAAGTCCTTCTCAGACTTTTGTGGATTTTCACCAGCTCCTTCATAGTAGTAGTGAATATCTAGTGAATCATATTCCTTAGATTCATCAACCAGGTAAGTAGTTGGAACTACAACAGGCCAACCTACATTCCTATAAATATCACCTCTTTCACCCATGCAGAAGTACTCAAGGTCTGCGATTTTCTTACCATCACCAATTACAGCATATTCTTCTGTATCTACTTTACCAGTAGCCTCATTGATATTACCCCAAATAACTTCATCACCTTCATAGGTAACAGTTGTTGGAACTATATCAAAGTATACAGGAACTTGTGCTTTAATACCTCTAGTCCAATCCTGCTCAAGCTCCTCAATGATTACACCAGTAGCTTCATCAGCAAGGTCTGATTCCTTAGTAAGAGGAGTGACTTCAGTATCACCAATCTTAAATCTTAGAAGAGCAACAGGTTCTCTACTAAAGTTCTTAGCTAGAGAGATAGCCAATCTCTTATAGAAAGTAGAAGCAGTCATACCAGATACAGCGTGAACCATACCATATTTGATGTAAGAGTCTTCATCAGACATACCTGCAAATTGATGGATAATAATTCTTAGGATATAATCTTGTCCAGGAATTAGTTCACCACCATTAACTTCTGAGTTAAGAGTTACTGTGCCTCTTTGAAGACTAGTAGCTAGCTTACCAGCAGGAGTCTTTTTAATGCAAACTACTTTATTAATATCAATAAGGTCTGACCTAGTTCTGCCACCAGCTCCTTGATACTCAAAATATAGATGCTGCTTTTTAGTATCAGCTGAAGGAAGAATAGCACCTACAGTAGTTTCTTTCATTCTTTTAGTTGTAGCATCAGCAGTACCTAGTGCCTTTGCAACATAAAGGTGTCTTACTTGATTTGTGGAAAAATTTCCCATTTTTTATTACGGTTTAATTAAACAATAATTTTATTTACCTGCAGCTTTACTCTTGATAGCTAACTCAACTGCCATCTCAAGTATAACTCTATGTATTGCAGGATTTAATTTACATTCACTTTTGTTACTTTGATTATCTATAGATAGATTATCAGGTAAATCTATTAGTATTATAGGACTAGGTTTAGATACATATCTAACCTAGTACTAGTCTATATTATACTTAGAAATAATCTCTACTATATTATCATCAATATCTAATCTTAGTGCTCTCCTTTTATTAGAATTCTTAAAGGGGTTTCTATTTATCCTAAAGTACTCATCCTAAGTTACTGGGACTACTAAGATAGTGTTACCATTATAGCAACCTGCACTTTCATCATCTAGATGAACCTATTCATAGGTTATAAATAACAGGTCATCAGGTAACTTAAAGAAAGAAGAATTAGAGCTTAATTTAGTGTCCTCTAAATCTTGTTTATCAGTTATAATAGAAGTCTTAACTAAGTTATTTAAATACTTTCTAAGCTCCTCTGTTTTCTCAAAGGAATCCCCTAGTAATTTACCATTGTATAAAGAGATAACTATACTCTCCTAAGCCTTTGTTAGAAATAGTGATTTCTCATATTCATCTAACACTATATCAGCTCTAGAATGAGTGTCACCAAACTCTGACACATTATTATAACTATTTAGAAGAGTATCAAATTCACTGCTAAATTCTTCTATTGTCATAATTATTTACTAGCTGTTTGTACTGCTCCTACACTTGTTTGACTAGATTGTCCTAGTGCTACTTGACTTTGTAAGTCACCTGTGTAAGCAGCTTTAGCAAGTTCAACTGCCCTTTGTAATATTTCCTAATGTAGTATTGGGTCAAGCTCACAAGTCTATTCTTCATTACTACCATCAAGAGTTACATCATCAAATGTAATAAGTCTTATTGCTCTAGGCCTTTTTACATATCTAACAATGTAAGCCTCAATCTCATCATTAGGGCCAATAACAAGTTCTACTTTCTTTACAGGAGTAGTAACACTGCTATCATCAGTTGCACTATTGTCAAGTATTCTCCAAGCTTGGAATTTAAGAGGTCTCTTGTATGGTTTACTCATTAGTCTTGAGTACTCAGTGTAGTTAATAGGAACTACTGTTAATCTAGTCTCAGTACCACTTCTATTAACAACAACATACTCATTAACAAACATTAGGATGCTAGAGTCTAGAATGATTGACCTAGTATTATCTCTATAGTCAAAGAATGAGTCTAAGAAGGGGCTAGCTATATTCTTAGTAGACTAGCCAATGACACTTCTTCCTGGGGTAATATTAATGTAATTAGTATCAATTAAATCATACTGCTCACTAGTTATATTATTACCCTGTGCTTTAAGTATAGCTGCTAGAGTACTCATGTCTCTAATTTTCTCAGTTACTTCAACTGTAGTATCTGAGCTACCTATACCAAAGGCAAGTGCTTCATACTTGACACTCCTCATAATCATTGAGAAGTCAATCTGTCTTTTCTCATTACCATCGAAACCCTCTTGAGTTTTATTAAGCCTAGGGTTAAAGTAGGCTTTAACTATCTCATCCTGAGCTTTAGTTAAGAATACTGATTTCTCATACTCATCAAGCCCTGGAGCTTGATTACTTGTGATGTTATTATATAGAACATCAAATTCATTACTAAACTCTAAATTGGTCATGTTGAAGTTATTATTACTCAAAGAGTAAATTAGTATTATTTCAATTTAGCTTCAAGAGCAAACTTAATATCTTGATGCTTAGGTAAGTTAAGGTACTTAGCAGCAACATTCAAAGTAGGCTCTTCATTGGCCTCACATAGAGGAGTGTTATCACTTCTTAGATATAAGAATGTACCTCTCTTAGATATGAGGTTAGCTTCTATAGCTTTCTTAATTAGAACTTTAGTCTGTAGGAGAGGGTCAGTAATTATTCTCAAGAACAACTTACTATCTCCTTGGATAAGTTCATTTGCTTTAGTCTGTAAGAATGCAAGACTTACATTAGGAGCAGTTGGTCTACCATCAATAGATTCTACAATAACTCTAAGAGTATCAATATCATCTTCAACTTTACCAAACTCTTTATAGCACATCATAGTAGCACTCATGTTCTTTTGAGCAACCTTAGTCTCTTCACCCTCAGTAATAAGCACATATTCATAACTAGCTTTTGGTGTATCTTGGAGTGCTTGTAGGGATGGTGCTATGTAGTCTTTATTCTTTAGTAATATCTTATATTTAATGTAATCTTCTGGTATAGATAAATCTAGTATAGTATCTTGTTTTAAGAGCCTTACTCTAGAAATACCTTTATCATTGCTGTCATCCCAGAAGTTATCTGTCTTTCTATGTACACTAAGAGCATTATATTCTAGTTGCATTATTTCCTCAAGGAAAGCTTTTTCACTATTAGTTAATACATTAGCAAAAGCTCCTGAGCTTAGTTTAGGAACTGTATAAGTCCTACTAGCATTTTCTGCCATACCTCCAAAAAGCACATGTCTTGGGTCTCTGATTAAGTTAGTAGCTCTATTAATATGCCTAACTATAACTTTCTCATTCCTAAGACAATTAACTATTGGTTCCCTTAGTGAAGATACCCTGGGCTCAGTATACTCAGTTACTGCTGCCTTAATAGGGATTTCTTGTAGTGTTGGTTCTTCTAAATCCAACTAAATCTCTTCCTGTTTCTTTGCCATATTCTCCTTATTTAAAAATAAAAGAGGAGATGGAGTGGTTTAACACACCATCTCCTTTATTTAGCTTTTATAAATTAGCCTTGTAGTATATTGGGGATAAGTGATAATGTTCTAGTTGGGTCAAGAACACAAACACCAAATTGAGCCATCTTATGGATTACTGCAGAATCTTCATCATAAGACATATTCATGTTATTGATTTGTCCTGTGAATGGATTCCTTAGACCCCACTCATAACCCCTAAGCTCAGGTTGTCCTTTGATTCCACATTTAAAGATATTAGGTTGGTCCATTGTACCAATATCCATAATATCATACCTATATGAGAAGGCAGGGCCACCATTAGGATGTTGAATCTTATTTCTTACAGGGTCATCGTAGTATGGGTCAACATCAATCTTAACTCTAACACCATTAGGAGCTTTAAACTCTACAAATTGGAAACCAGCTGATAGAGCATTGCTATGTAGATTAGATTGAGTCTTTTCTACAATACCAAGGTTATCTCCATTAAGAGTAAATTGTGTCCAACCTGATACAGTGTTAAGTACAGCTTTATGGAATTGAATAGCTCCTCTTTCACCAGTCTTAATTACAAAGTATCTGTCACCCATTCCAAGCTTAGCAGCAGAAAGCTCATAAAGAGCATCTTCAATAAGCTTCAAGCTGAATGTGTTGTAATACATTGTATTAGCAACTTCCATTTGCTCAAATAGACCAGCGCCAGTCTTAATCACTGAACCTGATTTACCAATGTTAGTGTATTCACCATTAGCATTTCTATTGCTTCTACCAAATGCAAGAGCGTTGTTCTTATACTCAGAGAATTGCTGCTCAACTTCCCAGTCAACGTGGTGCATCCATCTGTTTACAACAGTCTTCTTGCCCATCTTATCAATAACAGGAATACCACAAGCAATCTTCTTGTTAAGCATTGAACCTGTTACCTTATGTTGAATTCTGATAGTTGACCACTCATTTCTCACTTGTACAGGAGAGCTGTATCTAATATCACCAACTTTCCTAGAAAGTTCTTTTTCTACAAAAGCAGCCTCAATAGAGAATCTTTCACCTGCTAGCAATCTTTCAGCAGGGCAACCAGCAGTGTTACCTCCAGCAAGCTCTACTTTATATACAGCGTTAGTGCCTTCCATTCTTGGGTCTCCAAGAATTCTAAATTGATAAAGCTCGTTAAGATTACCTACAATGAACTCACCATCAGCAAACCAATCCTCAGGAAATACAAGATAGAAAGGAGCAGTGCCTGCACCAACCATGCCACTATCTTTAGTAACAGGAGTCATATTTTCATCCCTAGCCTCTAGTAGAGGAATATTTCTCCTTGAACTACCAACTACTTCCCAGTAATATTCACTGTCATCATCAAATTCCTTAGTAGGGAATTGACTTAGGAAAGTATCAAGAGTCTTACCAAAGTGTGCTGCTAGTAGTTGCACCATAAGGTTAGTAGCTTTCTGAGGAGCAAGTCCAAAGATAGCACCAAGGTGATTTTCCTTTGTTAATCCTTTCCAGCTAGAAAAGGATTGTGTTTGAAATTTACCTAGCGTTCCAGCCATAAGTTTTTATTAATTTACAAGTTATTTTAATTATATGTCAATAGAGTATTCTTTAAACCATGATTCAGGGTCACTAGCTCCATTGGCAAATCTCAGATTACCATCTGAGGTTCTCACAGTGCCATTTAACTTAGATTCAAGTTCCCTCATTCCCTTATTAACTTCCTTTCTAACTTTACCTTTAACTAGATTATCTAAATTAGTAAAGCCATCAGTCATAGTAAATAAGAACCCTACATATTTAAGGAAATCAGTACCATGTTCTCTCTCATACTTTTGAACAGCGGTCATTGGGTCTCCAGTCTCAGGGTCTTTGAATGTGGGCTTAGCAATGTTGTCATAAATTCTTTGCCTAGTTTTTTTATCAACTTCTATCTCACCAAATACCTTTTTATCACTTAGGATAGAAGTCTTAAGAGCTTCTGCTTGTTGCTTCCTTTCTTTCCTAGTAGCAGCTTCTTGTTCCTTAGCCTCATTAAGCAATGAGTCATATTGGTCTTTAAAGAATTCTTTGTTACTAGTTAAAGCTTCTTTAGCATCCTCTAGGTCAGTACCACCTTTTATAGATTTCTGTACTTCTCTAGAAGCTCTTTCTTTGCTATATCCCCTGTTTACAAAATCTTGATATATTAGATTCTTTCTTAGTGTTTCCCCTTTCTCAGTTTCATCTTCAATGCTCTCCTCAGTAATACTATCTAGATAAGCGATAGTATCCTCATATCTCTTAACATCTGAAGGCTCTACTCCAGCATTAAGAGCATCATCAATCCTCTTTTGCTTTTCATCTAGACCTGCTTGAATTTGTTTTTCAATGAGGTCTCTGAAATCTTCTGGGGTTTCTACACTAGAAATAGTATCATCATCAAGGTCTGGGAAGATACCTTCCTCTGTCAAGGCTTTGGCAATGGAAGAGTAGAAGTTGGGAGAAGTACTGCCTTTATCAGGGTCAGTATCTTCCTTATCCTTATTTTCTTCACTACCTACGCTCTCTGGTTCTTCTTCCTCAAATAATGATTCAGGGTCTACCTCAGTAGTTTTATTTTCTTTATTTTCTTTACCTTCTTTAGGCTTTTCCTCTTTTTTCTCAGGTTGAGGTTCCTGTGTTTCATCTGCAAATAGGAAGTCTGCTTCCTCTGCAGTAAAGATGTTGTCTAATGATAATTCTGCCATAGTACTTCTTTATGTTAAACTTCGATGCAAAGGTAATAAGAATCCATAAAATACACAAGACTGTAAATGAATTTATATGGTCTAGCTTAGTAAATTTATATAAAATAAAAGGGGAATAGAACCCTATTCCCCGTTGATTATAATTCTACTATTGAGCATAGTGCTTCCTCTAATATCTACTAAGCTAAATCACCACTAAAGTGAGCAGCTTCTTCAGAGTAAGGATTAATGCCCAATGCCTCTTGTATATGAACTTCTAGGTGATGTCTTTCATGCTCAAAAGTGTTAATAAACTCACCTATGCTAGAAGCTTTATGTATAACTAGTATAGACTCTTTCTATTCATAGTTAGAGTAAGCAAAGCCAGTATCTAACCAAGCTCTGTGTAGATTTAAACTTATATTATCATAAGTTTCTTCACTACAGTGAACCTTCTTTAGCCACTCTAGAATCTCACAAATCTCAGAGTCACTTACAGTATAATAGATAGAGATATGCCAATCATACTTAGGTATACTAAGTTTCTATTTAATTCCCATAATTAATATCTCTCCTTAAGTTTCTCTATCTTCTATTCAAAGCCCTCTTTATAATGATGAACCTTAGATTTTTCATCAAAGCCTTCAGCTTCTTTCATAGCTTTCCTAAAGCCATGTTCATAACCCTCTTTGAAAGCCTTTTCTAAGATGTGGTCATAGTCTTCTTTACCCTAGCTTCTTTCATCTAGTTCATCCATAACATGATATATCTTTGCCATAGTTGTCTTTCATTTACCGCTTTCATCTTTAAGTTTTAACTAAGTCATTAAGTCCTTCATTAAATCTGACATACTAGACATCTATTGTTTAAGTGTATCTATCTCTTGTTTCTATTGCTTCTATTCAGCAAACTCTGGGTTTAGTCTTTGTAATAATTCTTCACAGTCTTGTACAATCTTATTATGATAGCCAACGCTATTTATTATACTTAGACTCTTCTGTCTTAGTGAGTCAACCTCTGCATTCATAGCTTCCCTACTAGTTGTAATAACCATATTACCATTAACACCCTAATCAGCTACATCTAAATTAGCTGGCAACTTCTATAAAGTTATATTAGAGTCATTAACTTTAACAGTAACATCTACTACTAATTCCTATGGCTACATGAAGTTAGCAACTGGGAATTTAGGTACAGGCTAACTTACATTTAGCACTGTCCCTATCTCTACATAAGGAGTAGAATCTTTATGAAGAATATATATCTAACTATTAGTTCTTAAATTTGAAAACATACTATTAATAATTAAGAGTTTGTAGATTCATCAGTAGTACTAGTATCCTTAGGTTTTGAACTACTAGCTACAGTAGTAGCATTAGTAAACTCCATAAACCTAACTACACCAGTACACTTATTTATATAAGCTAATCTCTAAGTATTACCTACTACATTGCTACCAGTTACATTTGTATTCTAGCTATCTACTATATTTAGCTTAGTAGTGCCTGATGTATTAGTAGTACTAGTAACTGTTGAATTAAATGCTCCTGTAGGAACAACTAATGTTACTGGTAAAGACTCTCCACCACTAGGAACATCATCATGTATAGTTAATAGTATTAGAGACTCTGATGGTAGTCTACTGTATAAGCAAGGATTAATGCCATAATCTACAGTAGTACTAGTTAAGGCAACTGCATTTGTGGACAGTTTAAATATACCTCCTACATCTACTCTTGGTAAATCCCCTTGAGTAGATATAGGAAGATTAGGTGCCCACCAATAAGGATTTAATGTTCCAAACATAGCACCATCAATTTAAAGTTTAACATCCACAAGTACTATAAGTACTTAAAGCACTAACACCTAAGTTAAGTGGCTGACTATATGAAACTGGAAGTAAGTTAGACATAGCGGGAATATAAGGTATTGACACTGTTGAAGGCTGCTTACATTCAATAGAGGCTAGTCTACTACTTAAGTCCGTCAATGCATTGTTAACAGGAATCAATGACTGTGCTTGGTAAGCCTAAATAGCTGCAGTCTAATGCTCATTAGATAATTGTGAAACTAATGCAGAGTTCTTCTCTCTAAGAGCATCAATCTTATCATATAGTCCCTGAGTAGTTATAGCATCAAGCTTAGCTAAGATAGCTTGGTTATTGCAATTCATAGTATTAGTTAAAGTACTAGTTTGATTGCTCGTAGCTATCTAGTTCTCATAGCCTTGAGTTGTTATACTATTTTGAATAGCACAGCAGCTTTGAGCTAATTGGTTTCCAATCTAGCAGTTGCCTGATTGAATAGCATTAATTATCTATTGACCACTCATACCTACCTAGTTGCCTACACCTTGAATAGCTGATTGTGTTTGGCAAATAGCATTTTGTAGAGCACTTACATCACATCCTAGAGTTGTAGCTAATTGATTAACAGCAGTACCATTACCATTAATAGCTTGTAGTAATACTTCTCTACCAAAGTCATTGTTTAGTTGATTAGGAATACCATCAGCTCTGTTATTACCAAAGAGGCCATTACCACCTTGACCTCCCCATAGCCAGAACATAATAATTACCCAAATCCACCAGAAGCCCCCGCCTCCCCAACAATCTTGGTTCTTAGAAGCATTAGTTAGCATAGCCATCAAATTAGGGTCAATCCCTCTGTTATTCATAAGGCTAGCAATCAATGCAGATGAGTCAAAGTTACTCCTTTCATTAGTGTCAAAAACATAAGTTTTTTCCATAGTTAAATTTAGATTAAGTTAATTTTAAACACATATTATTTGTAAGCTTACTCTACAAAGGTAATAACAATAACTCATAAAACATAATAGTGCTAATATAAAAAAGAAAACACCTCTAAAGCCTTGACTTTAAAGGTGTTATAAATTCATTAGGTTAGCAATGTCTTATCAAATAGATTTATATTCACTAGTAGCATCAAATGAAGGACAAGCTTTATTAGCATAGTCCTTATGGCTGTGGATAGTAGCCTTAGGATACTTAGCTTTTAATTGCTTAAGTAGATTTAATAGAGAAGTCTTCTATGCATCTGTTCTAGTATCCTTAGGAGTAGTTCCATTAGAGGCACATCCCCCTATATAGCAAACTCCTATAGAGTTAGAGTTATGCCCAGTGCAATGAGCTCCTATCTTAGACTCATCCCTACCTGCATTTATAGAACCATCCCTATATATAACCCAGTGATAGCCTATATCAGCAAAGCCTCTAGCTAAATGCCACTATCTTATTTGAGCTACTGTGTAATCTTTACCTTCTGGTGTAGCTGAGCAGTGAACTATTATCTCAGTTATATTCCTACTATTAGTTACTCCTAGCTTAGCCCAAGTAGCCTAACCAACTATGCCATCAGCAGTTAAGCCATTAGCTTTCTAGAATGCTTTAACAGCCTCTTCAGTTATATCACCAAATATACCATCTGCTATTAAATTTAGCTTCTACTAGAGAGTTTTAACTTCAGCTCCCTTACTTCCTTTCTTTAGTGTTGTCATACTTATAGTCTCTTATAAATTTATCTAGGTCTTTCTTACTCCAAGATAACTCTTTAAATCCAGCTGTATGAGTTCCTTTAGGTAATCTACCAGACCTAATATAATTATCAAAAGTAGCTCTACTAACATTTAAGTACCTGTGTGCCTAGTACTTACTTAATCTCTATTCCTTATCTGTGAGCTACCTTATTTTATCTATTATCTCAAACTCTTCCTACTCAGTTAAATTAGAATTACCTGAGTCTATGTTACTAACTACTTTTAACAGTAGTTCCCTTATGGTATTTATCATATAGATATATTATTATAAATAAGAAAATACCAGTAACTATAGACTATATCATTAAATATCCTAAGTCACTTACTGGTATTCCTATATAAGTGTCTATTATATTAAGTGCCCATATTAATACAATATAATGTAAAGGCATCCTATGATAAGCACAGAACTTAAATACATAGGATGAAAGGTACAAAAATAGGATAGGAAGTAATGATACCCCACCTATATAACTCAGAATAATTAAATCTATATCAAAGTAAGATAATACTGTATTTAAAAAGAAAATCCCAGCCAAGATGACTGGGATTATTTTAAGTACATATAATTCTACTTTATAAAGATATTTACTTAAGCTTTCCGCCGCAGCCATATCTTCTCTTCTTTTTAGTCAACCCAGCTTTAGGGGTTACAGGCTTTGCTCTTCCCATAATGATTAAGTTTTTATAAGTTACTTATTATTAGACTAATCAGATTCACTAGGTCTCATATAATCAACTGAAACTAGGTAAGGCTCCCACTTACCATTTTTGAACCTATGTATAACCTTGATGTCACCAGTCTTTGTATCTTTATCTACCCATAGAACATCTGTTCTAGTAGGAGCTAAATGAGATTCATATAAATTATTGAGGATTAACTTTTTCATCTCCCGTCATATTTAATGTTGAATAATCTTTATTCCTTATCTGACAGCTTAAATCTGTACAGATAGTAGTAGTAATTTTAAGTACTTGGTCTTTCAAGGTATCTATTTCTCTCTTCAGTTGTTTGTTTTCTTGCATGAGTTCTTCCATGGACTATCTTAAGTGTTCATTGTCCTCGAGAGCTTTATTCAACCTAGCTGTGGTATCATCACTAAGTTTCTCATAAAACTCTAGAGACTTCTACATGTTCTCTATAAGATTTCCATCAACCTCACTATTATATTTCTTCCTAGCAAAAACCCAACTAGTCCATCCACTTATAATAGAAGTGATTACTCCTACTCCTCCCGTAATAAGTATCTCTGTCATAATATATTAGTGTTAAGAATTATCTGTTCTACCAAGGATGGCTCTTGGTTAGAGTTGAGGAGGCTAGCATTAGCATTAACATTACTGTAACTCATACTGAAGTTGCTAACTCCATTGTTACAATAGTTATAGTCACTACTAATGAGCTTATTTAAGTTTAACTCAGTTAGTTATTCTATTTGGTTTTTACCTTTTTATATATCTCATAAGCTACTAGTACTAGTGATATACCACCTAGATACATCAATAGTTTCTAGTACCATCTAAGCTTATTAACTTCCTATGTTATAGTAGTTTTAACCTCAATAGGGACTTCTATAGAGTCAGTCTTTACAACGGTGTCTGTCCTATTTAGATATTTATAAATGTACTTATATTTATATTGATAAACAGTATCACCTGATATATATCTATCAATACTATCATGTACAAATATACTATCTCTATACAGTTGATTAATATATTCAATTCTTACAGTCTCAACTGGAACCTCTTTCTCAATAGTCCTAGTTGATGTACATGATACACATATAAGTAGTAATATTGCTATCAATAGTTTTCTCATATCTACTTATTTTAGTAACTCTGAATACTCTTCCCAGTTGACAGCATCCTTAGCTTCCCAACCCTTAGACAGAGTCTCATTAATAAACACTAGAGCTTTAAAGTAAAAATCTTTAAGGTCATCTAGGCTTTCAAATTTATAATAAACAGGGTTATCAGTAGTACCTAGTTTAAATGTAGGCAATGTTTCACCATTGCTTTGAACAGCTATATCATAAGCTGCTTTATAATTAAACTGATTCTCCATAGATAACCATACTGGGATTTCTTTCCAAGTAAATCCTGTTAGTATCTCTTTGTCAATCTCTGCATTAAACCAGCTCAATATTACTTCTTTTATCTCAGCTAGACTTGGCTTATGTTCAAAGTTCTCTGATAAATAAGATGAATTACCTTCCTCATCAGTTTCCTTATTCCAAGTTATCATCCATATATCTCTGATATAATTTGTACATTGTACTGGGTCTGCAACTCCATGTATCTTTATTGCCATTTTATAAATGTATTAAATAAATTATGCCCATTGCAGTGAAGACAATAACCTTTAATAGAAGCTATAATCTCCTACCTTCTTCTCTTGCTCTTAAGATAAGATAATTTAACTTGAGCTTTCTTCTTGATTCTTTTTCTAACTCTAGAGTAAGCACCATTGAAAGTAACAAAGCCTAGGTAGTCTAGACCTACATTAAGTGGAGATACTCTGTAATTGCTCTTGATTGTCAACTTACTATCTTTTAGTAAGTCCTTTACTATATTATGAATCTACCATAGATACTCTTTAGTTGGGCCTAATATTACAACATCATCACAATATCTATAGTAGAATTTAATTCTATATTTACATTTAAGAGGCATATCTAATAACCACCCTAAGAATAAATTACCAAACACCTAAGAAGCTCTTAAACCTATACTGAGACCCTTATCTAACATATCAACGAAGTTATCTAGTATAGGTAATAAAGTCTTATCTTTAATATATCTCCTAATACATACCTTCATTAACTCATGGTCAATGTTATGATAGTATTTATTAATATCTATCTTGTAGAAGTATTTAGCTTCTTCTGGATGGTTTCTTATGTCTCTCTATATAATAGACTTCAAGTACATTGTGCCTCTGCCTTTAATACTTGAAGCTGTTGTGTATATCATTCTCTTTACTAATAAATCATCAAGTATAGTCATTATAGCATTTACTGCTATTCTGTCCCTATAGTTGATGATTTGAATTTCCCTCTCTTTAGCACCCTCTTTAATAATCCTAGTATCATAAGTGCCAAGTCTAAAACTACCAGTCTATATAGCCTCAATAGTTTCTTTAATTACTTGGTCTTTATTGCTCATTATAAAATGAGCTTGCCTAGTCTTCTTTCTCTTAGTACCCCTGAGTACTACTTTAATACTTCTTTCAATGTTTTCAGGAGTACAAATCAATTTGATTAAGTCATTATACCTATGCATAAGGCCTCCTCTAATTTATGTGAATCTTGGTTATTAATTACTGTATTATCTGGAAATTCTCTTACAGCTGCCTTGTTCACTATTAGCTACTAGAGGTTTCTGTAGATTTAACTTTTTTAGTTTTCCTATTATCAATGATAATAGCTTTTACTATGGCTCGTACCTCCTATACCTATTAAAGTAATAGGTATAGTGTCTAATAGAGAAATTTCCAGAGATTATAACTGAGAGCCGTTGTTAGTGTTAGAATAACTAACTGAGTTATTAGCATTCAAGTAGAAAACTCTACTGTTCGCATTAGCGTTGTTGTTAGACTGCTTAAGAGCTTATTTTTTAAATAATTTCTTTTAAGTAGGTTTCAGCAACAGTAGCCATTTTCACTGAAAAACATAATGTTCTCCCGTTGTTGAGCTGAGGTACTATACCCAGTACTAAGCCAGATGCCTGACCTAATACTGGGTACAAAGGTAAGAAAAATTTTTGAATTATGCAAATATATAAGTAATTTATTTATACTTTATATTAATTTTCTCTTATTTCTGTGAGATTCAGGTAGAAATCTATGTCTGATGTTTCTACTATATTACCCCTGAAAATCAACCGAGAGCCGTAGTTAGTGCTAGAATAACCAACCGAGTTATCAGCATTCAAGCAGAAAACCCCACCGGACGCACCAGCGAAGTTGGAAGACCGCCTAAGAGCCCTTGTAGAAGCCCAAGTGCTTCTTAAGGTAGTATCAGAACTTTGATAGTCACAGTAGCCTTTAACAGTACCACCACCAGAGGTACTACAACTACAAATATCACAATACTTACCATGGACAACAGCCTGGGGATAATTACCTGATGGGCCTACAAAGTAGACTCTTCTAGTAGATAAGTCTGGTTGAGTTATTCTCAGCTTACCACAGTTAGCAGAAGTCTCATTAGCCATAAATACTCTATCCATCCACTCTCCGGCATTACCCTGAATGTTCTCAAGACCTAGGAATACAGGAACTTCTATATTAGTGTAAGAGATTACACCACTTGAAGAAGTTACTGGGATAGAGGCATTAGCCCAAGTTTCAGCAGTAGCTATACTTGTTGGTATAGTAGTATCAGTCATACCATATTGTCTTGAAGCACCTAACTTTCTACCAGTAGTAGATGAGCCAGCACCTAAAACATTTTGAGAGTTCCTTCTACCATACTTAGCAGTAAACAACATAGCTATTAGCTTATCAGCTTCATAGTCTACTAGTTGTAAACCTCTTGAGTAAGCAGCCTCACTAAGACTGTGCTAGAACCAGTCACCTTTAACATTAATATCAGCTACATCTTTACCTAGAGTTCCTACAGCAGCTGTCTTAGTTCCATTGAAAGAAGTATAAACAGTTAATGAGTCATCTGAAGAAAGCTCAGAAGCAGCTATACAAACAGGCTCTGAATAAACCCAATCAGGCTCCATATCAGCAATCCAGTCCTTAGCATTCTCTGCAGTCATCTCTTCACCACTATTAAACTTACTTCCTTTATGTAGTACAATGTCACAAGGGTCAGCTGTAATAGAACCTGATACATATTTAGGAACACCTATGTAGAACCACTTAGCTCCTGAGGGAACAGTTACAATAGCAGGCATACCATTATAAGCATATACACTTGATGATACATAGAACTCACCTACATTTTGTACAGTACCTTCAGTATTAGAAATAATCAAGCCATTAGCACCAGTGAATACACAGCAAGTTTGACCTACTGATAGTGGGTATCTAACCTTCTTATAACCTTCAACATTTACCCTAACAATATCATAGCTACTATTAGAAGTAGAAGGAATCCTATCATCAATATAGTTAGCAGCATTAGTAAAGCTGATAACCCTACTTTCTTTATATAAGCCTTCAGCATCAGCATCTAAATCTATGGGAGAGGCTTTTAAGTCAGCTATTGTTAGAACTCTAGTCTCACTAGAAGTACTAGGCCTAGTTTCTTGTGAACTAAAACAAGTATATTTCCTACTTAGAGATACACTAGTTGGGCTAAGATAGTTAATACCTTTATACCAGAAACCTGGGAATTTAACATAAACTTCACCATAACCACTAGATTGTAGACCAGATAGATTGGCTTCTCTTCTAGTTAAGGAAGAGCCATATCCTGTAGAGAAGTATCTACTATCAGTGTCTTCTAGCTGAATAACGTACATTGTACCACTCTTATCCCTGGCATTTAAATAAGCTTTATCAGTAGCCTTAGGATTAGTTTCAATCTAAACAGATTTACCTTTAGTAACTACTTTACCTAGAACTCTATGGACTTTACTTAAGATGTTAGCAATATGACCAGAAGGTACATATCTAGTTGAGTTTCTAGCACCAGTGTTATTATCAAAGTTAGTGATATTGCCTTTAACTACAGTACCAGTTACATCTGAGAATCCTGATTCATCTGTAATAGATTCATCTGACTCTATGATTGTGTACTCAGGTTGCTTAATAGTTAGACTAGTAAACTTGCTACTATACTCTTTAACTATGTCATCATCAGTGTAAGTGGGAAGTTGTAAAGTACCTACTAATTGAGCACCAGTAGTAACCTAGTTGCCATCCTCATCAAGACCATAGTAGTCTGTGAATTGGTCTAGCCAAGTAATACTATCTTCTCTGTCAATGCCAGTTATTCTCAAATACTTAGTTGCTGCATTGCTTGATTTAAGCTTCTCAAATAAGCTCTCCCAATTAATATTAGGACAATCATTAACAAGAAGTTCACTTAATTGTGACCAATCTTGAGCAGTTAAAGTATCTGAGTCTGAGTTATTATATTGAAGTAAATTTAGATTAGATAGATATAATCCCTTAGGAGTTCCTAAGATTAGGTTCTCAATAGGGGCACCTGCAGCTAATCTAACTGAACTAATACTAGTACCTGATACATTTAAGTATTTAAGTTTACTAGCTTTATTCAAACCTGAGAGCCCAGTGAATGTAGAATTAGATAAATCTACATAGTTAATAAGAGGACAGTCAGTAATATAAATATTACCACTACCATTACTTCCCAGATTAGAAGCTACTAACTTCTATAGGTTAGTTAAACCATTAACATTAATAGTATCCCCAGTAGTAGCTTTCCAAGAACCTTCAGAATCAATATATAATTCCTTAATTCTAGAAGCACCTAATACATTAGCAGGGTTATTAGCAGCATTACCTGTAATCTCCATACTTACTGTATAGTTGTTAGTGCTGTCAGCTCTCTAGTGGTCTCTTATGCCTGTGTTAGAAGTTTTCCAAGCAAAGTAGTAAGGAATACTAGATACTATAGTTACTTTATTAGTTAAAGCTGCATCACCTACATAGATGAAGGCATCTTGTTCATAGTTACCAGCTTGGTACTTAGAGTCAAGCAAGTTAAATCTGTTCTCTAGAGTATATGTCCTATGAGCTTCCCTAGAACCCTGTGCAGTACTAATAAAGTTAGTGCTAATATCTGAAGGATACCCTGTCTCAGTTAAAGGGGTAATATATTTATATTTTTGTGAGTAGTTATACTGCCTTTGACTCCAGTTATTTACATACTGACCATTAAAGATTTCTTTGAAGTAATCTGCACTGAATTTACCAGAGCTTCTCATTAACTTACATACACTAGATAAGTTAATAGCAGTCTTAGTATCTACTACACTGTCAATAACTCTTTGAGTTGAGAAGTTAGCTCTAATTAAGTACCATAACCAGCTATCATGACCTTGTAGAGCATATTGACCTACACCATAGTCATAAGTAGTTCTATCAGTTAGGTAATCATAAGCTAAGTAACAGTCATTCCTCTCACCTAATACTGTATCACCATCATAGTACTAGAACATCCAGTGAGTACCATCCATAGTGTACATCATCATATTCTTAGCTCTTTGGTCAACAGCTAATAGATAGTCTGTCCACAGATACCAAGCGCAAACACTACTTAGGTTAAAGTAATCCTAGACATTGTTAATAAAGTATTCACAAGTCCAGTCAAGAGCTTCAAAGTCCTCAGACTTCATTGAGTTAAGGTCATAAGCTTTCTTACCATTAGCAGTAGCTACTTCCTTAGCACAAGTACCAATGAAGTTAAATACTCTCTTCAATTGTGTTGGTACATAAGCATATTGCTCAAACCCAGATGTAGTAGCTAAGCTATCAATACCATAATCAGCAGCTTGGTCAGTTACATCTGCAGGGGCTCTTACTTCTAGTTGATTTGAGAAAGCATCACTAGGATAAGTACTAGCTTCATCAATGGCATCCCTTGTAGTAAATTTAATATGGAATAAGTCAAGGTCGGCGTTGTTATCAAGGAATTCAACACATATTGGTTGATAACTACCATCTTTATTATAAGTACCATCTGCATCGTACTTATAGGCACCATCAAAACCAAAGACTTCACCTGAGCTAGATTTATCATTGTTAAAGTTATACTGACCCATGTATTGAAGATTAACATAGTTGCTATCTTCAAGAGTGTCAGTATAATCAGGGTTAACAACAGAGTCTGCAGCAAATACATCAATAGGAAATCCCTCAATAGCTACTCTAGTCTTAATATCATTAACACTAGTTTTATACTCTCTAGTCTGAGCTGGGTTCCTCAGTGACTCTACATTCTTAGTAAGTTCATTGAATACCATAGCACCAGCTGTGTTATGAGTCATTGAAGAGTCCACATAGTCAACCTTAAGACAGCAAATAGGAACCTCAACAGCATTCTAGCTCATAGCATACTTGAAGTTGTCTTTAACTTCACCACCAACTATGAATGAGCCTGCAGCAGGTTTTTCACTCTTAGTCTTTTTATTGAAGTTAATTCTATAGTTTTTCCTAGGTCTCTTAGTAGAAGTAGTACCCTGGATTCTTATAGCAGCTTCAGTGTGAGTAAAGTTAAAT